CGGAGCTTATCGAGTTTCTGCCGCGGGCCAAAGACGCCATTCTGAAAGCGCTGCATCCAGAATGGCGTCCGATCATGGCGGGAGATGCTAACGCTACGGAGCGACTGGAAGATAAGATTGCGAAGGCCGAGGCCGTGCAGGAGCGCATGAAGGCGGCGAACCTCGCGATTCGGAAACACAAGAAGTCGGGCGCCGATGCGCAGATTGCCGCGCTCGGTGAGTTGGGTATCGACCGTGCGCGGGCTTCGTTACTGATTCAGCCTGACTTCTGCGGCCGTATCGGTTTCGCGGACTTCGAACTGACGAACAATAACGCGAACATCCGCCGCATGAAAGAGCGGCTGTCTTCGGTGAGCCGAAACCAGGCGAAGGAATCGACGGAGATCGCCGGAGAGCACGCGCGGTACGAAGACTGTCCCGCTGATAATCGCGTGCGGCTGTTCTTCGACGGGAAGCCGTCCGAGGATATTCGGAGCGGGCTGAAGCGTAACGGCTTCAGATGGTCTCCGACTATCGGAGCGTGGCAGGCGTATCGGAATTACCATTCCATCGAGCACGCGAAGAAGATCGCGGGAGTAAATCTGTGAGAATCACACAGGCAATCGTGCAGAAGCGGATGGACGATATCGAGCGGCGGTACCTGGAGGTCACAGGGAAGCCGCTCGACAGATCCAACGGCTACGCTCAGTGTTCGCGGTTCTCGACAACGCGTCCGAATACGTGGACCTGCTCACCGGCAGAGAACGCGCATCGAATTTACGGAGAGTATTCGAGCCTTGAAGCGCTCCTGCTCTCTTAGACATCTGCGGGTTCTTCCGGCCTGACGAGGGCCGGTTTCTCACCTGCATATCGTCCGGATTGGTACTCCGGTGCCGAGTACGAAACCTCGGCAACTGGCCACAACTCCGCATAGTGAGCAACTATGCAGACTTCGATGTTTGCGTAATTTTCGCCCTGATGAAGGCGTGGGTAGCGCCCACGCCGAAACCCGATGGGTCGGCGAAAGCTGCGGTATACCAGAGGTGTCTCAGTAAAAATCTGAGCCAAAACTCAGATTTCCCTGATTCACAAGGGCCGCGAGACAGGCTCATAATCACAACAGATCAGCCGTTCAGGGCGAGCCGAGGCTTCTGCGAGAGCGAGTGCGCAGTGTTTCCGGCGGGATTCGGGCGGCTGGTCGAAATGCCAGCTCCGCGCAGTGAGTGACCGCGCAACCTGCCGCGCCGGGGCATAAAGCTGGCAAGCCGTGGAAAGGACGGCGAACGAAATGACACAGAAGACAGCAGAGCACCTCGATTATCTCCTCCTCCGCATGCAGGCCAAAGCGACCGTCCCAACCCTTGACCAGGCGCGGAATCGCACCCTCTTCCGCGCCATAAAAGATGAATATTTCGCGGCTATCGACTCTTGCGTCCCCGAGGCTATCGCCCGCGAGATCTCGGACGCAGCCCGCGAACGGCGGGCGACCAGCGTGGCTATCCATCGTGACACTTCCCACCCCTCCGGGTACATCGAGGTCCGCAGCAAAGCGCACGCTATCGCGTACGAGCTTGCCATCCCGGCGATGCAGGCTATTGCCGACCGTTACAACGCATCCACTCTGGCCGAGTACGAGGCGTATCGGCTAGCGTGCGAACAGGGGGTGGCCGTGCCGCCGACCGGGAAGGCCGCATGAAGCGCGCAATTCTTCTCCTCGTCCTCGCCGCCTCTCTCGCGGCGCAGAAGCCTGTTACCCAGATGCCGACACAGACGGCCGGCAACGCGCGAGTGCAGGTCTGGGTCACGGCGAAAGGCAAAACCTACCATTCCTACCGCGACTGCGGGCGGCTGGAGCATTCCGCGCATGTCCTTGTAACGAACGAGGCGATCGCGCAGCAGCATGGGCTGATTATCTGCAAGATTTGCCTACATCGCCACGACGCCAAAACAGGCGCAAACAGCGGGTGGGCTCAACCGGAGATAGGGAAGTGACCCCCGCCCAGATCCTCCGCGAATACCGCTGGCTACTGAGCGAGTACCACGCGGGAAACGCACTATCGAAGGCGGAACTATGGCGACGGCTGCAGGCTTTGCCGATGCCAGAGACGCCGCGCGAGGCGGAAGCCGACAAAACGCTCGACACTTGCGACCGTTGCGGCCGGCCAACCGTGGATTTGTCGCTGATCCAGCGGCACGGTTATGACTTCGTTTGCGCCGCGTGTCGGGAAGCGCTGCGGTTTCACGATCCCCTCGCCGAAGTTGACGCTACTGCTGGCCGGGAGCGCGCCTCTGAGCCTGATGCGAGGTGCGCATGAGAATCCTTGCCGGCATCCTGATCTACCTCGCGGCGCTTGTGTTCGTCTGCCGGTTCGTGCATGTGGCAACGCGGAGGGATGACGAATGAGCCGCTTCGTCCGCCTCGCTATCGCGTACTTTGCCTGCGTCATCGGCCTGTTCTGCTATTGGTGGTTCAGGGGGTGGCTGTGATCGGCGAGGCCTACTGGACTACCGGAATCGTGCTGAAGTACCATGAGCGCGACTGGTCGCTGCATCTCGATTTCCTCGATAACGGCTGGTGTCAGGATGCCTCGACGCAAGGAACGCTTGCGCTTCGCTACCGGATCTCCACCGAGAAGTTACCGGCCGCGCTTGATACGCTCATTGCGGACGCGAAGCGGCTCGGCATCACATTCCGCACGGAGCCGGATCTCACGCCAACGCTTTATGTTCCCGGCGATGGCGAAAATACGGACGAGACCTATCACCCTGACTGGCGGCGGATTGTAGCGCGGCAATGCCACCGGCTTGGATGGCGTGACGTTTACGGGGGTGCTCTATGAAATCCCTACTCCGTCTGCTGTTCGGCTGCCGCCACCGGCGCACTACATTCCCGATTACGCTACACGGACGCACCTACCGGGCGTGCCTGATTTGCGGGGCGCAGCTCGAATACTCGGGCCCGCTGGCACAGCCGGCGGTAGCGCGGCGAGTGCCGGTCCTGACGGCTGAACCGGAATCCGATCTCGAGATGGCGAGGCGACTACGATGAAACGCGCCTTCCGTATCCTCGCGCATCACGATAGCTGCGGCTGCTGGCCCTGCGCGATTCTCAACGTGTGGCTGGGGCTGATCGCACTTGGGACTATTCTTGCGGCGATGTTCATGGCGGGGGCGCAACAATGACCACGAACGAAGTAGCGCAGGCAACCGGTGCCACGCTGCGCCAACTCCAGTGGTGGGATGAGCGCGGCTACATTCCGGTTCGCATCGTGGGCCACCGGCGCGACTGGGACCAGCGAGATGTGCGAATTGCCTTAATCCTCCAGCGGCTGGAACAACGGCGGGGGAGAAACCGTAATATCGCACAGCCGAAATCGTTCATCCGGGCAATCCAGAAGTTGACCGACCGGCAACTGGAGAATCGCTACATCCTCACGAACGCGCACGGCACGCCCGTGGCGATTACCTCGACGCCGGAGCGCGCCATCCAGATAGCGGCGAAGGCAAAGCACCCAGTGTTCCTGATTGAGTTGCCGGAGTGGAAAAGATTATCATGAGCTTGTCAGGGATTCGCGTTCGGTCCGCACCCACGGCGTTCACGAATCTGCTAACCGCGCTCGCGTGCCGCGGCCTGCCGGTAGTGCCTGAAGAGTGCGTTGGTTAGGAATTACGACCGAATCGCCGTCACCATGCGGCTCACGATGAGTTTGGCGGCATCATGGGCAGTTGAGCCAGCCGGTAAACCATCGGAGACGCAAGCTGCCCTTCCTCCAACATCACACAATGTCAACTCGGTAGGTTTGCCGAAAATTGTGTTCAGGTCGCGAGTGTGAAGGCGGATGGATTCATCCCCGGGTGCGTAGAATAAATTCACCCAGGTTGATTTCGGGATGGCTGATCGGCGCTCGACTGTGATACGCCATTGGCATTCGGTTTGGTCTTCGCTGATCATTTCGACTCGACCGAGAAGCCCGAGGATTTTAATTCCTTCAGCGTTCAATTCGAGCGCCGCAAGAAGGTCATGGAAGAATTGAGGGCCGTCTTGTTTAACGACCGATGTAGCTTGTACGTGAGCGAGTCTATTCAACTCTCTTCTGGTGGCATCTTCGCGGTCCAGGCGATCTATTTCCTGTATCCACTCCAAGCCTGCTGCGGGATTCACTGTGGTCCTCGTTTCTGTGGCGTCTCCCGACGATGCACATTCACGATGATAGCGCGAGATGAGGTAGTTGCCGACAGCAGATAGAACCACGCTGGATATTCCCGTTACCAGCGTCACTTCAAGATTGAACACGCTGGAAGCCCCCAAGAATACGATCTGAATTATGATTGCCGCACAAGCTACCGCCAACGTCGCGATGGCCATCCACCAGCGATGGGCTGACCATGTGGCGCAAAAGTCTTTGCGAGCCGCAGCGTGAAGACGCTTGCCGTATGTGAGTTCTGTAGACGGCGTATCCTAGTCCTTGCATGTGGGCACACCTCCGTGCGATGATCTGAGTGTACTACTGCGGGCATTTGGCGAACTGCGTTGATTTGCGGCGATTGCGTTGGTTTACTTCCCTCGTGCTGCCTGATAGGATTTTGGTGCGGGCGGCGGGATTCGAACCCGCAATGCGGTAGTGGGTCAGTTTGAAATGAGCTTTGGCTTGGAACCAACGAAAATTGTGAAAGTGTGCTCTGTGGTCTCAGTAGGGCGAATGTTGCGAGGAGAGTCAGTAGCGCTGCAAGACCGTACAGATCCTTCGAGAAGTCCAGCATTCTCGAAGGATCGGTGAGCATGGGTGTATTCTTTCTCATCATCGGCGTGGTCGCCCTGGTATCAACCATCGCTTTTTTGGTCGCGATATTCAGGCTCTCGCATCGCGGTGCTTGAACAGGTAACGCCGCGTCAAGAGCGAACGGCAGGCGGTTGCAGTTTGCATGCATGCGGGCGTACACTTACTTGTAGCAAACAGCAGTAACTGACCCACTACCCGCAATGCTGACCAGGCTTCGGTTTTAGAGACCGCTGCGTCTACCGTTCCGCCACACCCGCAAAATGGGACAAAGGGGAGCACTCGAAAGAGTTGCTCCCCTTTTTGCGTTTGTGGTGGACCTCGGATCTACTGCATGATTCGATAGTAAAGTCCGAAGCCTTTGTCAAACCACGTCAGAGACACTGACAGAACACGTCAGTTCACGTCAGTTTGCTTATAACTATCCGTCGCTTTAATAACTTAGAATAAACCTGTTCGTACTTAAAAATTTGCCGCTTATTGGGCGTGGTGTCGCCAGCTTCGTGCCTTTGGACTGTACGCCAACTAAGTCCCGTCAGCTCCACCACACGCTCCTGCGTGATATCGCTTTCCACGCGGAGGGCTTCGATTTGCCGTGCGACGGACGTGACAGCTGGGAGCGCGGGCGCCGGCTGTTTCTTGGCGTGCTCGGCATCGACTGTTTGAATCGCCAAATGCCCGCAGTAGTACATTGAGACGATTTGCAGGTGGCTGATTTTTCTTTTGACCTGCATGACTACCTCTGGCTTGCCGGGGAATGTTTGGGTCTCGGTGGTGACCTCAAGGCCGTATACATGCAACGCTTCCATCCATGACTGGAATAGATCGAGGGTTGGGCCGCTATTTAGTTCAGCCGCTGCCCGTCTTGCCAGCAGTTCGAACCTCTGACCGATATGCACTCTTCAGGCGCTACCGCTTGCGTATTACATCGTATAAACGTTATCATCCGTATAAATCCTATGAAAAAAGCGTTGAAACTAGGATTTCCCCGATTGCGCGGACCCGATGGCAAGGCGCATAATCGCATCAGATCAGCCGTTCAGGCTATTTGCTTTTACCGAAAGCAGGGAGAAAAGACAATGACGAAGACAATGAGCCATTGCGCCGCGATGGAATATCAACCGCGGCACCCGATCACGTTTCGCGAATGGCCGAATCGTACTTCGATGCTGAAGACGCTGGAGCTTCAGGACAAGCGCGAACATCGGCAGGGCGATTGGTCCGAATGCAAGTCGGATTACCTCAAAGGTTCGATGCGGCTTCGTGAGGTGGCGGCATGAAGAAAGCAAAACTGAAATACAAAATTCCCCCTAAACGTGATTTTAGGAGAATGGGGCTTGGCGCTGAGACCAACGGCTATATCCGCGTAGTCGCTGGTTTTCGCTTTGACTGGTGGTCTCCATGGCCTATTCAGCCGATCATCGTAAAAGCTAGGATTATTCGGCGAAAGGTGGCGGCGGCATGAATATATTTGCGCCGATCAAAGACGAGCCCACTCAACGCCAGAAGCTCTCCAGCAAGTTCGACAAACTTCTCGAATCGGACTTCGGCAAGGACGGCGAAGAGCGTTGCCTTCGCTGCTGCGACGTGATAAGACTCCCATGAGGATTGCTCTCTACGCCCGCATCTCGACCGACGGCAAAGGCCAGGACGAAGCGAACCAACTTGCCCAACTTACCGAATTCGTGGCGCACATGCCGGATTGGACGCTGCACGGCCAATACATCGACCGCGTTACCGGCAGCGGCTCGAAAGAACGACCGGAATACAATCGCATGTTCGAAGACGCGCGGCGGCGCCGGTTCGACCTGCTTCTGTTCTGGTCGCTCGACCGCTTCAGCCGGGAGGGTGTTCTCGAAACCCTGAACGCTCTCAATCTGCTGACAACCTACGGATGCGGCTGGCGCAGCCTCACGGAGCAATACCTCGATTCGACGGGCATCTTCCGCGAGGCGGTTATTGCGATTCTGGCAGCCGTAGCGAAGCAGGAGCGCATTCGAATCTCCGAACGCACAAAAGCGGGTCTGGCGCGCGTCAAGGCGGCGGGCAGGCGGCTCGGCAGGCCGGAAGTGGTAGTCGACAAGCCGGAAGTGCGCCGACTGCGCCTGGCGGGCTACAGCGTGCGACAAATAGCCGTAGAGATGGGACTGAAACGCAATCTGATCCACGAAACGCTGGTCGCGATGGGGTTGAACGGGCCTGTCAGCTCGTCGGCACCCGGGGAGACAGCGGCGGACGCACCGGGACGCACTCGCGGCCCTGAAACAATTGCCGCGGTCGCTCCTGAAGTTTGCGTACCTGGCGCTGCAGTTCCTGCTCGGAGCCGAGAGAGTTGGCAGGATTACGCTGCGGTTGTGGCTCCGGCTCTTCTCGATCCGTCCGAAGACTCGCGATAAACCTTCCACCTGCGGGCGTGCGCATCATTCTGCTCATGTTGTCGGTGAAACCCCCTGAAGTAATTTCTGCTTTGCTTCGAGCAATGCGCGCTGGTAATCCTCGAGTGCTTCGGTTGTCACCAGCCGAAGTTCCGGTGGCGGATTCAGGGGCGCACCGTCGGCGCCGGTTATCTCCGTCCGATCCTTCCAGCCCAGCCAGTTCTTCAACAGGAACTTCGCGAAGTCGGCATCGTATTGCCCGGTAAGCGATCGCTGCACAATGACCGCCTCCAGCATGTCGTGGCACATCTCACACGCCTCGTCGAAGCTGGGATAGCGCGCCCGCCAGTGGTCGACCTGCCGCCGGCTGACGCCGACCATGCGCCCGAACCGCGCGAGGCTGGGGAGTTCCGCGCAAATGAAAGACCACTTCATCGACTTCATCTTGCGGGCTTCCTGCCGCACCAGCCGCTCTTTGCCGGGTTCGCCGGCTTTCTTCTGTTCCTCCGTAGGCTTCGCGTTCTTGCGGAGATCCTTGGTGAATTCGTCTTCGGTGAGAGTATCGGCGCGCTTCGAGCCCGACGTTTCGAGCATCTTCGTAAAGAGTTGGACGATGAGATCCGGGAAGGATGGATCGTAGGCTCCGGTCGCGGCGCGCAGCGGAACTCCATCCATAGCGTTGAGGACCGGGGCAAGAACGATTTCTCCAGTGACGGTGATTACCGGATCCTTGTCGGTCGTGACTTTGCTGACTACGCGGTGATTCGGACCTGCAACACGCTTCCGCATTTATCTCCCGAGGATGGCCCGCTCCGCAGCACGCGCGGACCAGAATAGCGGCTTTGGCGGCCGATCCGGATTGAATCGCTTGCGAGCGAAGCCCTCGGTTGCATTGTAGGGGACGAATCCGACCCGCGGGCCACGGTACTTCTTCATGCTGATGACTGTTGCCGTCACCGTTGGCTCGATGCCGTTTTCTTTCTTATGGGCGAGTTGGGCCGGAGAGTCCGGGTAGAGGTTTTCGGTGTAGGTGGTCGAGAGCGCTTGTGTTGCGCCGGCCGAACTAAGCGCGCGCGCTCGCGATACTTCCGCTTTCTCGGTCAGGATGACGCGGCGGCGCCCAGTTCCTTCCTCGCGGCTGAAGGTGGCTTTCTGTTGCGAGATGAGCTTGCGGAGCTCGTAGCCGGGGTAAAATCCGAGGAGTTGGAGGCCCTCCTGCGCGGTTATCGGGTCATAGCCCTGGCTGTAGAGCGGAAGTTCTTCGTCGTTGAGAGTGGCGTCCATTCCTGGTGGAAATCATACCAAAAGTTTGGGCCGCTTGTATGTCGCTGCGATGTGCCGCGCCAATTCAAACGGGATCTTCGCTATCTGAGCGGATGCCTGCTTTCGGGCATTGGATTTGCTGCCGTACCGCGCGCTTGCCCCGCCGTCCCGCGCTTCCTTGCTGAACCAGTCGCCGTTCCCGGCGCACTGCTTCACAGCGTCCGATTCGGCCTGGTTGGTCAGGTGCCGCGTGTGGCTGTGCCCGTCCCGCTTATTTACGTGGCCGTGTGTTTTCTCGCCGTCGCGCGTCGAAAGCGTGGTTTGCCCGCCGGCTCCTGCGCGGGTGAGCGCGTATTCGGTGCCGTGGATCTGGCCGGGGACTTTCACGCCTCCGAAGTTGAGCGAATCGTCGCGCCGCAGTCTACCCGGCACTGTGTTGTCCCACGCTCCCTTCTCTGTCGCCTCAACTGATGCGGTCTGGAAACTGCGCCCGCTTCCATCGAACCGAAATCCCGGCACTTTCTTATGTTTCAGCGTAATCGGCATCAAGGCCGGCACATCGCCCCACAGGTGGAAGCTCCCGTAGTTCCATGCGCTGCGCCCCACCCACGGGATTGCGCCGCGAACGTTCTCGACGATCAGAGGGATGTACCGGTCCGCAACTTCGCACGCTTCCCGCTGAATCCTGAAGCACGCATCGAACAGCCGGTTATCTGGCCCCTCGTGCTCCCATTCCGCGCGCATTTCCTTTGCTGCTGCGGAGTTAAGGATTTCCCATCCGTCGCCGCACGGACGAACGACATCCGGTGAGCGTGACCACGGCATCGCGAGGTACGAATACGCCTGGCAAGGCGGGCTGGCGACGATGCACGTGGCGTCCTTGAACTGGCTTCCATGGATCGTCATCACGTCCTGAAGCACCAGTTGGCCTGGATATTCTGCCAGGCGTCCAGTGGGGATTCCGCCACCATCGCGGCTCCGATTCGGATTCGTGGTACCCAGTTCGGCATTATGGAACCAAGTGCCACCAAATCCTTTGTTGTCGCGCTCGGCCTTCATCTCTGGGTATCGGTGTCGTTCGATGTCAAACCCCACCACGTCGTAGCCCTCGGCCAGAAATCCTTCGGCCCACCCGCCTAAACCGGCATACAAATCTATAGCTAAAGGCTTTTTATTGCTGTAAGATACATACATAATGACGCACGTTCTATTCTGCTGTTCGTGTAGGGCCGAGTTTGTCGCTAGCCGAATCGATAAGAAATACTGCTCTTTCAGGTGCCAGTCCAGAGAGGGCAGACTGCGCCGTGGTGAACAGGTAGTGGCTCAATTTGAATCCGGCCCCCATTGACACCGGGCGCGATCCTCCGTCACGCTGGAGATATGCCGAACCGGTCAAGCAATCGAGGGAAGGGAAAGCCCGACCTGAACGTCCGCGCTTTCGAGACTGTTCTCATGGCAACCGGCCAGATGGAGAAGCCGGTCGCGCCGGAAAAGAACCCGGCGGCGGTCTCGCTGGGAAGATTGGGCGGGCTGAAGGGCGGGAAGGCGAGAGCCGACAAGCTCTCGCCAGAGCAACGCGCAGAGATTGCAAAAAAGGCTGCGAAGGCCCGGTGGGGCGAGTCAAAGACCTGATCCGGTATCGTTTCCTTCTTCGTAATCAGGAAATGGGAGTTGCATCGTCTGCCCGTAACGCGGGCGGATTTGATCCAACTTTCGGATGAACTCCTTATACTCTGAACTCGACTTCATGGTCGCGACCACTTGACCGAGATGGTAGATAAGTTTGGGGTATCCACGGTTCGCGGTCAACCTCTGGAACAGTTTATGTTTCGGTCTACCGCTCTCGTTTCGAGCGGTCACGCGCCGAAGTTCTTCAAGTACGCCAGGCGCCAGCCGCTTGTACACGATGTCATTCGTGAGCATCCCGAAATACTGCGGGCGCTGGACTGAATCCTTCCGGTAATCCAGATGGCGCAACCGAAAAAGTTCCTCGTAGAATTCCTGCGGAAACGTGGGAACGTACGGCTGGAGCTCCTTAGCGATGAACGCTCCGAGAATTCTGGCCAGCGCGTCCGAGGGCCGGTGAATCTGGAACCCGGTTGCCTCATCGACCAGTGCAATAATCCCAGTGTGCGCCAGCCCGCGCATGAGGATATCGGCAGACTTCGCTATTTCCTCCTGGCCTTTACCAATGAGGGCGTTCGCATCCCTTGCCTTCAAAAGCACATCGCATATCATTGGATACGCTTCGACGCGTATCCCCGCTGCTGATGCTCCGGCCCCAGCGCCTTTGTACGGATATCTGGTGCCGAGCATGTCCCGTAAGTCCTGGCTGATATATGGGCGCAGGTTGAGCGCTGAGATGATGACGGGAAGGTCGGTATTCTCCGAATCCTTCTTCATGCGGCGCCAATGGGCGCCACCGCGTTTACCACCAAAGGATTTAACAAGGCCACGTTCGGAGACCACTCGGACCGGTTCACCGTTCACCATCAGCACCGCGCAAGGTACAAGTTGGTCCGCGATTTCAAGATCGGCGCTTCGGAACGCTTCATAGACTTCTGCGTTTTCTTCATTCATCTGCCACCGCCCCCTTGCGGCCTTTTTTGCGAGTTCTGTGCGTTCCTCCTTGGTCAGTTGCTCCATTCTGGCCTGCCCTGAGCGGCGGCGCCCATCTACCGGTGCGTCATCTAAAGTTGCCATAAGGTATGCGAGTATATCACAATGTACTGGTACGAAAATAAATCTATGCCAGTACTTTACTATGGCGCCTGCCTCAAGCATAATATCAATATGAATCGACTTGATCCCGACAAGCGAGCAAAGGCGGTTGCGGCGCTCGTTGAAGGAAACAGTATCCGCGCCGTCGCCAGAATGACCAGTTTGTAAAAATCGCTGCCTGATCCCTGCTGTAACTTGCCAGCGATCTCCAAAACGGAGATCGCTGGCTTTTCTTTTTCAGTGCCGCCCCGGTGTGCGATTGTCAGGGGTGGACGCTTGGTGTTCATCACCGTAATGATTACACGTTCGTCAGGCTGGCATAGAGATTCGTAAAGTCATCTCCACGGCGCCGTCAATGCGGCGGGCGCGAACCACCGTCATTTTCTGATCCTGAAGCTGAGTCCAAAGGTCAAAAAAGGTCAACTGCGCACTCACCGGTGCCGGAGTAGGCTTCGATCCTGTTTTGAAACTCTCTGCGGATATAGTCATCCCGTTGACGTTGAACTGCAACTCCCAAGCCTTGCACGCGCGCTGTATCACTGCTAGGGATGGGCAGAACTCTCCGCTTTTGAACCCATAAACAGCCTGACGAGTGACGCCTAAATCGCGAGCCGCTTGGGCCGCAGATATGGTCTTCAGCTTCTGAATAATCAGAGCGGAAGCCTGTTCCCGAAGTTCCCCGACTGGTCGCGTTGCTGACACGGATACCGTTCCAGACTACTTGACGTGTCTTTCGTCGTCAAGTAGACTTGTTAACAAGTTTACTTGTCACTTCAACAGCGGGAAAATGGCTGGTGAAGAGAAACGAGACGATCTATGGCGTCGGTTGGGCAGGCGATGATCATCGATGCGGTCGATCAGGCCGATATCCCAATCGGAACAATCCGGCGTGCGGAGGTTTTTCAGAAACACGCAAACTTCCGAGTTGCCCATGTGTTCGTATTTAACTCGAACGGCGACCTTCTGCTTCAACGGCTCGCTCTGACCAGAGAACGTAATCCAGGTGCGTGGGGGTCTTCTGTGGCCGCATACCTTTTTTCCTCCGAGGGTTACTTTGAGGCTGCGCGGCGAAGAGTTGGTCAGGAACTCGGAATCCCCGGTGCCAGCGTTTCGTTTTTGGCAAAAACCGAGATGATTGATGATGGATGCCTGAAGTTCATCAGTTTGTTTCGATGCTTCAGTGAAGGGCCTTTCCGCTTTGATAGTTCACAGGTTGACAAGGCGGAATTTGTTTCAATCAACCAAATCATTGGGATGATTGCGGGCCGAACGCGTAAGTTCACTCCCACCTTCCTGAGGGTTTTCGAGCTTTACCGCTCGCTGGCGGAGTAAAGGGCCACGGTGCCCGATTCGCCTCTTCCGGAAAAGCTTCTTGACCTGTATCGCTTAGCCCTCGATGAGTATCGGTTTGAGGTGCGGCTCGGATGGGACAGAACCACATATTTCCTCGTCCTGAATAGCGGCATACTCACAGTCGCTACAGGACTCTTGAAGCTCGACAACCCGCCAGCCGTTTATCTATTTATAGGAATTTTATTTCTGCTGGGGTTCGCAACCTCGGCTATCGGATCGATCTCGATCACGAAGAGCCATGAGTACTATCGACGAACGATAGTAAAGAAGACTTTACTTGAAAACCGCATGGGACTGACCGATGCGATACCGGGGATGAACTCTTCCCTGAATTTCTCAATAGGGACAACGGCTGGGCAGGGTGGCCATCTGCGGATTTTGGAAGATCCCGATGCTTATATATCGGGAAAGTTGAAACGAACCGCCATCACTTTCTGGCTTCGCTGTATTTTCATTGCGCTTGCGGTTGTCGATGTGATCGGTGCCGCGACTTCCGTCTTTATGATGGTATCGGCTAGCCACGGTGGACACGTGACATCTCCCCTTATGATCCCTATCGCTTTTTAGCCGTTTTCGGGTAAGAGAGCCTGTTTTGCGATAGCATCTGGTGATGCGGCTCACGCTCGGAATCGCACTGATCGTGCTGGCGCAGCAGAACTCTTGCGACAGCACGCCACCAAAACCAGCACCTGTAAAGGTGACCGTGCCTAAGCCCCCGCTACACAGGTTCGTACTGCCACGATTCCCTCCTGACGACGGCGTTGCCTTTGATACGCAAACCGGCCAGATTTGCAGAACGTGGGACTGGTCGGTTACCTCTCCCGCGAAGGCCGACGCTGACGGACACTCACAGCAACGCCTGGTCGGGGAGTTCGCTCCTTTGTGCATATCGGTCTATACCAGTTATCCATCTGGCCCCGGCGACAACCAAGTCGATGACCCGCAGGCAGCCGATTCAAAGTGATGAACGAAGAATTTCAAACTGAGCCACTACCGGTGAACAGGATGATTCCACCAAGAACGGAAAGTCCTGTAAAATATGCGGGACTCACTTTGAGATTAAGCCCCCGGACAGCAATCGCCGATACTGCTCTGAGGGCTGCGCTATACAGGGCGCTAAAGCCAGCCGAAATAACTTCCACCAGAGAAACCCAAAGATATTTACGGTTTACAATTCGCGCCGCCCTTACAAAGATTCTGGAGTTGTGACAAGGGTCCGAAGGAAACATCCAGAACTCCCGCAATCTTGCCAGTCCTGCGGAGAGAGTCGGGTATTGGAACTGGCCCACCGTCCTGAATTCAAGCGCAACGGTGCGTGGAGAAAGATGGAGAACACCAAGCCACATATGATCTGGATTCTTTGCCCCACTTGCCATAAATTGGTCGACAAGCGCATTTGCACACCAGAAGAACTTGGCTTGAAATAAGTCCAGCCCGCAGAACAGGTCGATAGCGAGCGGCTTCACCCCTCCACCTTCTCCCACTTCCCCACCTCCGCCCGCAGCACGATCAGATTCCGCACCTGCCCCAACTTCGCGAGTTCCGCCACTGCGTCTATCCAATCTTCCGCCACGCCCTTAGAAACCGCCAGTACGCGGCGTTTAATCCACGCATGAACCTCGCCGGGCACTAAACCTTTACCGGAACACCGCGGGCACGCTGGCAGCCCGGTCTTGCACGAAGGACAGGGGATTTCCTGCTCCTGCGAGACCTCGTACTCCCAGGAGAGGATGTACAGACGCTCGGGCCGCTCGCTGCTGCCGGCTACCGGCGCCCGGTCGTGACAACGGCACGGACAACGCTGGGAGCGCGACACGCCATCTTCGCCGATCCAGGAGATCGACCGCTTGCAGACCTCGTGCTGTCCGCTGAGGCACTGGGGGGAGAGGAGGGCGTCCTCGATGTGTTGGGTTTCCGTCACGGGTTTACTGTGGTGTCGCGTGCGGCGTCGATGGCGGCGCGGAGATCGTCTGCCGGTGGCGGGCCACAGATGGCGAGAACCTCCAGGAGTGCGGCATCCAGACCTACCGTGTGCGGATCGTTCTCGGCTGGCCTCATCGAAGCTATCTTCGCTCGTACCGCATCCAGCCGCTCTTTGTAGCCGGAGATGATCCGCTTGTCATCATCCCTGTCGGCTTTCCAGCGCTCGATCTGGGCCAGAGCTTTAGATAGTTGCGTCTCTGTGTCGGGTGCGGGGACGGTCTCAAGCGGGGTTTTATCGGTACGTTCCCGCTCTCTGATGTCTTCCAGCAGTGCGGGGATGACCTCGCACATTGACCGGCAGCAGGCGCTTACATTCTCTGGACCCGGCGTTGCTTTCTCGTGCCATGCCTGGATCTCAGCAAGGCGTTCAGGTGGTAGCTTCATTTCGCCCCTTGCATTTACGTTCTCTCCTTCGTTTCAGGTGCAGTGGCAGATTCGGAGTTTCTGCAACCCGCTTGCGGGAATCCATTGCACGGCCCACTATGGCCGGTTACCCGCGTGCATTCCGCCGCCATTGCTTGCAGTCTGGTTTGCGAGTTGTGAAGTCGCCGCGCTAATCCGATTACGGACTCATGGCGATCTCGGCCCGCCCACGAAGGAGAGCAAAGGGCATCAACCAGTTCGAGATACATCCGCTCCCAGTCAGGGGCAGCGCGCGGAGCTAAAGTCTGATCTTCCGGCAGTTTCATTCCGCGGCCTCGGTCGGCTTCGGCTTCCAGTCCCTCGACCGGCATTCGTGACATTTCTTCTCCGGCGCGCATCGCCTCAAGGCCAGCGGATTCCAGTTGCGCTCTCAGGGAGTCGCACTCGGCCTTCAGGTCAACCCGCGCCCTCACGACATCCTCCGTTTTCATCGGGCATCCCTTCCAGTCGGGAGCCCTAATGCGTTTATTTGCGGTCTCCAGTTCGGAGCGCAGGGAGTCGCGCTCAGATTCCAATCCTTTCACTCTATCTGAGTACAACGGAAGATTGGCGATCTCCAGTTGGTGGATTGTTTCGTCACGCTCGGCTAGTTGGGAGCGAAGAGATTCGTAGGCGACTTCGATAGTGGGGGCGGTGCAGGGAAAGTACTCGCTGAACGGACCTTTTACCGCGGCATCCTGAAAGCCACCGCTGGATGTAAGCGGATAGACTTTGTGGACCGTACCGTTGTGGACGGACGCCATTGAGCCTTTCGCGCACCATTCGCACTTCTGTTTACACAGGTCTTCGTAGGTTATAGCCATTGGGTCACCCATATTAATCCAGCAGATAACAGGCAGCCGACTGTAAAGCCAGTTAGCAATCCTGTTATGTACGGGTATCTAAAGATATGCTTTATGTTGTACATTTCTCTCAATGAGTCATTCAATCATCCAGTTTTGCTTCTTTGAGTTGCGCTCTCAGGGAGTCGCACTCAGATTCCAATCCTTTCACCCACTGCTCCCACGTAGCGAGCGATTCGTTGGCGTCCGCAAGCCTGTCGATCAGGCCGCTGATGATCACCTTCTTCTCTTCAATGCAGCGGCTATCCCAGTCAGCCTGAACTGCGGATATCTTAGCGGCGTGCTCCAGTTCCGCTAAGCGGGCTTTGAGTTTCTCGTCCGCGATATCCACCGCGTCTTTCGCGCGGGCGATCAAGAGTTCATCTGTAGCTAAAGATTCCGGCTTATCAAACGCCAGTGCTGCCCGAATGGATTCACGAAAGCCCTTGAGGCACTCGATCTCACGCGAGTCGTTGTGATCTACGCACCTGGTGGCGTCAATCGACTGCACGTAAGCCGAACCGGGAAATTCAGGGTCGTATGTGATTTTGCAGGTGCAACTCATGACATCCTCCGAAACTTCTTCTTGACCATCTCGCGGGATAGCCGTAAATCCTCTCGCAACCGTTCTATCTCAGCGTCTTTCCCGGCGCACAGGCCGCATGACGTGACAACAATCCGCTGTTGGATCGGCGGGTGCCCACAGAGGCACATCTGATGGCCGGGAGTACCTCCTGGGCGTTTATACACGATAAGGGTGTTGCAGGGTGCGATATGCGGTGCATGGCCACAACTGGCGCAAGTTAATTCGCTCACAATGGGACTTATATACATAACCTCCCCGTGGAAATCTGCATAGATTCTGCCTGAAAAACGACATCGCTCATCCCGAGCGAGGACAGTGCTAAGTGTTCGATATTGCGGCCTGCGTTGTGGTCACGTCCCAGAACTAATCCACACGGGCACGAATGCGTCCGCTCGCTGAGTTTCTTTTTGACAACCGCTCCGCAACCTGAACACTTCTGAGATGTACCCCACGGGTTCACTGCTATCGCGTATCGACCGGCACCTTCCGCCTTGTACGACACACACCAAATCAGCAGACCCCATGCGGCATCCATGATCGATTTTGCAAGGTTCGACCGAACCATATTCTTTATCTTCAGATCCTCATATGCGATCAGATCGTAATTCTCTACGAGCCATTTAGAGACGTGGTGGATGTAGTTTTTGCGGGCATTCGCAGCACGCTGATGCGCACGCCGAAGAGACTCTCTGGCCTTCAGCCGATTCTTAGATCCGCGCTTCTTTGTGGCCAGTGCCCGGCTCGCAGCCGCAATCCGATATTCATGCCGGTGAGTCCATCGCGGATTGGCGATCTCCGTGCCATCCGAAAGCGTAGCGAGCGTCGTTAGCCCCACATCGATACCCACTGGTTTCGAGACTGTAACTTTTTCAGGTGCAGGCCCAATATCACAGCAAACAGAAGCGGACCATCGTTTCCCTTCTCGCTTTATGGAGCATACCTTTACACGCCCCTCGATCTTCCGTCCTCCACGAGCACGGATATCTCCTACGTTCGGGATTTTGATCGATTTATCGCGACAAACAGGCATACTGAACGTGAACGAATCGTAGCGATGACGTGAGCGGAAACGCGGGAAGCCTGCCTTCTCGCCGGTTTTACAGCGCCGGAAGAACGCCTTGAATGCACGGTCTACTCTTCGCAATGGATCACGCTGGATATCGCAGGCGATCCAGTTGAACATCGGGTCTTTACGAAGCTCAGTCAGTTCCTTTTGTTGGTCGTAATAGGTGATCGATTTCCGCTGAAGTTTCCACGCCTCGCGGCGCTCCTGAATACAGGCGTTTGCCGTTTCGCAATTGTCAGCGAGGATTCGTTCAAGCATCGCGGTTTGCGCTGCGTTAGGCTGCAATCGGAACTGAAAGGTTCGCATCATTCAGGATTTCTTCGGTCTCTTCGGGCAATCAGTAAAATGCGCGCGCATCTCTTTTGCGGTCAGAGCTTTCCCGCACCAGCCGCAGGGCATTTCCACACCGCGCGGCCTGCCTCCCGGATGCTTTGGTTTCGCCTTCACTTTCACGATTGTGACATTATCTGCTAGATAGTGTCAAGAAGTAGTCAGGCGGGGTATTTATGTATATAATTGCCTTTTGTTTCTGCCTGCGGTGGCGGGCCGTCCGGCTCGCCTTCCGAAATCACCTTAGCGTTGCGTGCCCAACGACGAAATGCACGGAGGGTACACAACTGTGATCCGATATGGTCATCCTTAAATGTCCCCTGGCCCACGCCCGCTAATATCGGACGGTTTTTATGCGTCGATGTTATTTGAACGATGCCTGCCTTGGACTGGCACACCGTGACGTGCATGTCTTCTATGCGGAACCTATCTCCCGCCATCGGATCGACGCGCGGATCCCGCTCTGCGGTGGATAGCGTGTTATCGGGCATTCGTCTCCTTCCTGTAGTTGTCGTATAACGCGGCCGCTTCGGCAGCGCGAGAAAATCCGTACTTGGCCTCCACCGGCGTATTGCGGGCTAGCGGCTTCCGGGAGGGCAGTAGAGGGGAGCGGCGGTCAATCGGCATAGGGAAGCCTCATCGTTTCAGGTGTGGCTGGCATCGGGTCTTCTCCGAACACATCAAACCGCGTTAGCGCCTTCCAGTGATTGAGCGCCTGATATGTGCCGGAAGCCCCGAAGCGGTTCTTTCCGAGCTTCAGCCACGCCTTTATCGGCCCACGTTTTAACCTGAGGCCTTCAGCGTCGCTCTTGGCCTGCTTGAAGTCCTCTGGATCGTAGTACAGCAGGAAAATACCTGCGGCGTCCTCTTCGATCGCCCCACTGCCGCGGATGTCTGACAATTCGAGTTCGGTTCGCTTATCGGCGCTGTTGGCGCGGCTCACCTGCGATACGAGCAACAGGGGCACGTCGAGTTCTACCGCGATCTCTTTGGTGCTGCGGGAAATAGCGGTGAACTTTTCGTAATCCGATTTCAGTTTGCCGGTCGTGGCCATCAACTGCATGTGATCCACGATCACCATGCCTATGCTGGCGCGTGCTTTCATCCGCTTCGATTCCAACGTCAGGAATTCCGGCGTGACGGCCGTCTTGGTTGTGACGTAGAACGGCAATTTTGTGAACTTTGTAGTCGCCGCTCGTATTGCGGCATCGTATCTGAGACAGTCAGGCACATCCACATCCCCAGATCTTCGAAGGTGCCGAAAGTGCGATAAGTCCACCCTGGCGTCAATAGCCGCCAGCCGCTGAAAACCGTCGCGGTGCGACATTTCCATCGAGAACATTAAGACTGCTGCCTTGCGTTCCAGCACGCTTATAGCGAACTGCAGCGCCAGCGAGGTCTTTCCTTGCCCGGTTCTGGCTGCGAGAACATAGACCTCGCCTTTTCGCAACCCGCCGAGTTGTCGGGTTAGTTTTTCAAACGGAGTCGGCAGCCCTTCAATCTCGACGCTCTTCCAGAAGGACTCGTATCCGCCAGCCTCTTCGATGGATTGCCCGAAGGTGCGCAGATATCGGTCGTTTTCATGCGGTACCTCGGTGACGAACGCCCACTCAGGACTCCATTCCGGGGCGTCTCGCCATAATTGGCGTAGGTCGTTCCCGGTCTTCCCGCTGGCCAGATAATCCGATACGTCTCCCTTCAGTGGCAAATCCGGTATCTCGACCACTTTCACAGATGCCGCCACGGGCTTCAGGAGCGCCGCCACGTTCTCGACGTGCTTCCGGCCGGGCTCATCGTTGTCCGCGAACAAGGCAACGTGTTTACCGGCGAAATAGGGCGCGAGCGTGGCCTTGAAGTTCCCGGCGCCGCCGTTGTTGCATGTGGCGTCCCAGCCAGCGCGGACTAAATTCAGGCAGTCCTTCTCGCCCTCGCAAATTCCCACCACTTTCGCCTTGAGGAGTTCCGGCAGCCTGAACGGCACAGGAGGCGCGCTGCCCAGGCCCCAGTTCCATTTACCCGGTACGCCGGTCGGACGACGCTGCATGAAGCGTTTGCCGGTTTTTCTCACAACCTGGTAAACCAAATCTCCCGCCTCGTTGCGGTAATCGTAAGTGGCCTCTACGTCCCGATCCTGCCAATTCATTTCCGGGCGCCCGATGATTCGGAACACTTCGGCCTTGGACTTCGGGAAATCCATGCCGCCGAGCTCCATTTCGAGCGAGATAACATCCCACCCGCGGCTACACTGGCTATGGCAGAATGATTGCCCTGTCTCGGCTTCTATGGAAAAATTCGTGTCCTTGCCGCCGTGAACCGGGCACGGAGCGCGCAGTTTCCCTTGCACCAGCCGGATATTAGCGACCCGCGCCCGGTAGTACGTGTCGATTTCTCCGCGCGTGAACTCGATCATTTTGCGGTGATTAGCCGTGATTCTGAATGGGCGCTTCCAATCACGGCTCGATTCGGCTGACGGGCTCCCAATAAATTCGCTAACCCGTCTGGGTAGTAGTCGGAACTCCCAACTGGCTCAATCGCGTCGAGCGGCAGGAATCCCATTTGACAGAACGCCCAGCGCATTTCTCCTATTCCCGGCCACTTGCGGTAGATCCTTCCGAAACGACGGATAAAAATTATGGCCTGTTCGACGCTCTCACTGATATCGCGCAATTCTGCGGCTATCAAGCCGCGCGCTGGGGCCGTGGAGGGAAAGAAATCCACAGCGCCAGCGAGCATCTCGACACATACCTCGGATTGTTCGGTGGTGATAATCGGGCTCCTCGGCTCTCGCCGCTTCGGGTTATCCATAGCGCTGAGAGCGAGTCCGCGAGCGCATTTACACCGCACCATCTCGACTTGCCCGTTGCGTGATCGGGATACCCAATAGCCGCCCTCGCTAAAGCAATTTTCACAGGGCGTCGGCAGTTGTTCGTTCATTTCCCCTCCAATAATTTAGCTATCTGGTTCGCCTCATGGCGGCGCTGAGTGCCCCGGTCGAAGGTTGGTGGCTGTGCGGCCTCGGGGGGCGGCTCGGGCATCTTCGCTTCGATCCAGCCGAGCATCGTCAGCGAACCGAAAGAATTCCAACCCTTTTTCTCCCAATACGCGCACCATCGCGGATGCATTTGACGGAAGCGATCCCAATTGACAGACCCGTTTTTGCCGATCAGGACGCGCACCACGACATCGTACGTTTCTTTTGGCGACCAATTTTTGTGCGCCAACCAGAATTGTTCAAAATCTTCAGGAAGAGAAGAACTTACAGAGTCAGATACAGAGTCAGAGTCAGCGCGCATGTGCGCGGGCGAACCAACCACCCCTTTTACGTGACCACTAACGGTGGTCGCTTGGGTGGCATGAAGGGTACCCTTGTACTGGCCCTTTGGCGCGTGTGTCTTTGGGTGACCGATGCTCTTTTTGCCGCCCTCTGCGCGGGCTATGCGAAGCGCTTCATCCACTACCATTCTCTTAATAAAGAACACCTCTCCATCCCGATGTATACGCTCATTTTTAATCAGTTCGATAACAAATCTTCGAAATGCGGCCACGGGTATAACGCAACGGGAAGCCATGTACTCATCCGTGAGTGGGCCTATTTTATCTGCCATGTAACCGTACGGTTCGCCCTCATGGGCGAGGCACATTAGATCGGCCAGAATAGACCTGGCATCCCGGGAGCACCTGCGGAGTTCTTTACTGTCGAGCCAATCCCTTGTGTGGAACGGCATCCATGGACGGTTCAAATAGCCACTTCCCCTTCTTACGCTAAAGGTCATCGGGTGGAACCGGCTACCGGCGTAAAATTTCAGCGCCGGCCCCGTGGCTCCCGATGTTACAACGCTCGTCCCAACTGGCCAGTAAGGATCGAACATCACAGAATATAACGCCTTTTCGTGCGCCGCGCAACAGAAAAATGACCGAATACCGCCGAATGACGCCGGGCGGTCAGGGTTTTTGCGCACGCTGTTGAATCAACAGCGCCGCCTCGTCAAACCGGCGAAGGAGTTCCTCCGCGAGGTCGCCGATCAATCGCCCCTGAGTTTTCAGGACCAGAAGGGCGGTGTGATAGTTCTGTTCGTCGCCGATCAGCCGGAGTTCCTCGCGGATCTGATCGCTCGCGCCGCGGATGGATCCGAGCAACACGATGTCGGGGCGGAGATACTCTTTCGCGGCTGGTGGCGGAGTTTCCGCTGGCGCTGGGGTCAGGTCGGGCGGCGGGAAGTGGATGGATCGCAGGGCGCTCACGGGCGTACCTCGGGGAATTGACGGATGCGGAGATCCAGCGGGATGCCTTCCAGTTCCGCCTTCGTCCTCCCACTCATCTGCTTCATGTGAAAAGCGACACCGGCTTCTGCGCATTGGTCCCGAAGCAGCCGGGCCCACGCCGGATCAAGATAGCGCGTCCGCGCGCCCGACTGGCCACCGCAGATCACCCAGCCGCGCGGCCCTAGCCCAAGGAAGTCGTCGGGCAATACAATCCGCTCCATCTGTGGCTCGATACTGAGCCAGTTGATTTCAGCGCCATGAGCACGCAACAGCGGCCACCGGAGATCGAGCCACTTCTGGGTAACCGCCGTGGTCCCCTGCCAGATTCGCGGCAACCGCAACGGGCACAACTTCGATATCAACTGTGGCCGCTTCGTGAGCATGAGCCAGTCCAGCCACGGCGTACGTTCGATCCGATCCCAGAGCCGGACCAGGTAGGGCGCGTAATCGGGCCGTCCCTCTGCCCAGTCTCCCATCGACATGCAGAAAACTCTGGCGCGGATGCCTGTCTTCTCGGCTGCTAGGTTCCAGCGCAGGGGTTCGTTCCAGTGCTTGTCTCCGAAGAACCGGCGTCGCTCATGCGCACCCCAGATCGGGAACTTGTCGGCGCTCGCTGGGTTTGGACCGAAGCCGGTGCGATCCGCCCACGTCTCCGCATAACACACCGCGCCGTCGGGGAATTCTTCTGTCGGGCCGCACGCAGGGTCACCGTCGACCCGAGTGCAACCCCACCAGGCGTTAAATGTGTGCGTACACCAACTTATGGCCGTGTTTTCTCCCATATAGGCGTCACTCCCCAACGATCTGGAACTGAAATCCGCCGCCGATCTTCTTTGGAACTTCGATCGCCCAGATGAAGCGAAACGGGTACATCTCCGCCGCGATCTTGATTTTCACCTTGGAAGTGTCCTCCGACAGCATGACGACTCTGCCGGTGAGCTTGTCAACGCGACCGGCCTTAACCTCGTGAATCTCCAGCGATCCATCCGCAACCATGACGGCATAGTCCGAAGTGTAGAAGGTGCCGTCGGCAAGCCGCATCTTCAACCCCTCGAATTTATACCAGAGAACCTCACCGTCGAGCCGCCGCTTCTCGAGGTGCTCGCCATATCGGACCTCCGTCTTGTTCGCGTCCCCGGCCTTGCGAACGCGCCCGCGGGCGACTCGCATGAAGCGGCTCATATCACGATTACCATTTCTGCGTCTTCCTCCACTTACCCCGAGCTATCCACTGTATGACTGTAGCCGCACTTCTTGCAAGTGTGCCGGTAATAGCAATTCCCGAGTTTCTCCCCTGTAAAGTCGTGCAGGCAGACGGCGAACTTAAAGAACCGGAGCTTCCCGGCCCACCAGTCCGCCGACATCGCCACGCCGGTCTTGTCCGCATGCCAGAACATCAGGACGCCGAGCATCCCCTGGTTAGGAGGATGCTCGATCCCGCAGCCACGCAGTTCCTCGCGGGAAATCTGCCGGCGCTCCTGCTTCGCCGGAGCCCAGTTCCACAGGAAGGATTGCGCGAACTCCTTCTCGGTTATTTCCTTGAAGTTCGGCGGAGCCTGATTGTATTCGGCGACAGGCACTACAGTTCCGGCGCTTCGTTTCGCGCCGCCTCGCCGAATTCTTCTTCCTGCTGTTGCTGGACGGCCTCGAGGTGTGCGCGTTCTTCCTCGGACAGCGGAGCGATGCTTGTTACCTTGCTGCCGCGGCGCCCGCGCTGTTTCGCGCCGGCCTCAGCATGGGTACCGCCGTCGATCTCGCGGGCACTACCGAGAGTATGCGGCGCTTCCGGCTCCGCTGCCGCTGCTGCGGGTTCTTCCGCTATTACAGCTTCGCCAACGAACTGCAGGCCGCTTTCGTGAACCGCAAGGCTCTGCTCGGCCACCGCTTCGGTGCTGGATGTCTGGTCCGGCACAAGGACCGGACCCTTAGCAGCCGCTTCGTCGCCCCGGCGCCGGGCTTCTGCGAATACCGCCTGGATGTCCGCTTCAATCCAGCCGAACTTCGACAGGTCGGACTCATCGCGGTTCGACAGGTAATCGACATCGCTCTGCTCCATGTCGACAACGCGCATATCTTTGAACGAGCCCGGCCCGCTGAGCACATGCGACGGCATCTCGAACTTCAGCACTTCCTGCCGTTCGTGGTCGAGCATGCGCTCCACGCGGACATCCTCGTTCGTGTCGAGGCGGATAAGGGTCTTCTGCTCGCCGGTCGGGCGACCGTAGTCCCAGCGGCACTGAACATCGCGGAGCTCGAACTTGTCGCGTACCTGGCGGGTAAGTTTGCCGATTTCGGCGGCGACCTTATCCTCGCGCTCCTTCAGGTTCGTTTTGATCGCCTTGTGGTCGACCTCCAGTTCCGACTGGTGGTCCAGTTTCGCGGCGAGTTGCTCGCAGTTAACGAGATGCTCGTCCGGCGTGAATTTATAGCGCAATTGCTCGGTGATCGTTTCGTCTCTTCTCATGATTTGCTCTGGCGGAGGATTTCCTCGACGGCGGTCATAACCGTCAGGTTTGGATAGGCCGGATAGTCCGTGCGGAAACTATCGGTCGTGTAAATGTGATCGAAGTAGGAGAACAGAACCTCAAGGCTTCTACTGAAGATGCCATGGGTGACGTAAAGCCCAAGGTTGAGGACACCGGCCTTCTGCGCGATGCCGACGAACGTTCCGCCACCGTCGCAGATGTCGTCAACGATGATGGCTGGCTGCGAGTTGTCGAGCGGCGGCAGGTCGAAGTACAATAACTTTCCGTCTGCCGGGTTGCGCACCTTCTCGCATTGCTTCACGTCCAGTTCGATAATCTCCAGATTGGAACCGATGATCGGCGGTAGAACGTAGTAGCGCAGCCGCGCGCCCTCGTCAGGGAAGAGCACGGTGATCCTTTTCGCTTGATGCTTGTGGGCGAACTCAACTATTGCGCGCTGAATGAAAAGATCAGCCGGCACGTCAAGAAGCGCCGCGATGTAGGTCACCGCCGCGATGTGGTTGTGTGCGTCGAGGGTGACTACCGCGTCCCACGCCATGGAATTAATGACGCTTCCGAAGGCGTCGAGGCCCACGCAGTCATTCGGGACGAAGGCTCGGTCGGCCCGCGAATATGGGAGGTACGGGAGGATGAGTTCCGTATACGGCTTGTTGCCGATAGCATTCTTCAGCAGCGCGAGCTTGAGGATGTCGGCGGCGTTTTGGAGGCGCGCTATCACGCGAACGTGATCTGCGGTCACCGGACCCTTCAGCCGGACCTGCCACTCCCCGCCAGGATAACCGAAGCACTCGTACGATGGCGAGTCATCGCGCAAGGTGATATTCAGGCACGACTTGAACATCACACGCGCTCCCATGCCCGAACCCTCCGCCGGATCGTGTCAAAGTTAGTGTCGATCAGCAGGCGCCCGTTGCTGTAGACCTTCTCGAACGCACAGTTGTCAAGGTCCTCCGGCTTCGCTCCTTCCTTCACGAAGTACTCAGGATTGTCCTCCGTCGACATCTCAGTGCGATAGACGGCGGGAATGCCCTTGTGGGACTTCTTCGGGGTGTCCGCAGTGTCAGTCACCGGGTCCTTGAAGATGTCGCAGACCGTGCCGCTACGTCGAACAGCAGTAGCCTTCATGGCGAATCCGTAGGTGTCGCGCGTCCGCCATTCGTAAGTGAAACTGCCTATCCCGAACACCTCGTTATATGGCGAGTAGCCGCGCTGAACGAGACCCTTCAGGATGGCTTCAGCGCGTTCTTCGTTGATCGAGTCGCCGTAGATAGCGGCAGCGTTGTTTATCATGCCGCCGGTCGTGCCCAGCGCCTTGGCGAGCAGATCAATGACGCCGATGTTCAGCGGTTTCAGTTCGTCCGCGCGGAGAATATCACGCAGTCCGTCTTCGTCATCGCCCAGGATGATCTTGACCGGATCGCCGCTGTCGGGCCGGATGACAATCTTGCCTTTGCGCGCAAGGATCACGTCCTTCAGGCGGGGAATGTAGTCCGTCAGCACCTTCCACAAGTCCCATGTGTCGCTCACGATCGACAGAACGCCGCTCGGGTACACGTCCTCAATCAGATGCCGGAATGTCTCGAACTCACCGTCCTTGCCGCCGGCGCACATGACCGAATGCTCTGTGGCCGGGACGCTGCCACCGCATGCCAGACTCGCCCCGTAGAACTCACGCGCCGCGACGATGGCCGGAATTGTATCGGTGCCGCTGAAGCTCGTCAGGTGCCCCATACCGCTCAGGATCGCGTCCTCAAGGCCGGACATGCCACGCATCGAGAAGTCGTGGAACTGCCAGTCCACGAAGCCGAAGTCGGTTTCGCCCGCCGCCTTCGCCCACTTCATTCCAATCTTGCGGAAACGCTGGGCGGTTGTAGCCGAGGTTGACGGCTTCCATAGGCACATGCTGAGCATCGTCTCGAAGTAGTTCGGCAGCCAGAACGCTTCTGGGAGTGTGTTCGTGATGACGAGCGACGGCACTCCCAATGGTGTTGAATAGCCCTCGGGGATTGAATAGATGTCGACCGGGAGATAGCCGAGGCTGTGAAGCCAGGCAATATGATCGATCCGTGGATTGTCTACGCCGAGGCAGGTTGCCACGACCCGCCCGTACTCCTGAAGTACTAAGCCCAGCGGCCGCGCGAAGAATCCATGCTGAAAGCGCCGCATCAGGTAGTCCTTGATGAAGTACTGAAGACCGAAGTGGACGACGGTACTCTGGCCGGGCACGCGACTCGACCGTGGCGTCCAGTTGGACCATATTTGCGTTACGTCTTTCGGGTACTGCGCCTCATGGCCGACCTTGTAGAAGTCTGCCAACAGCATCGGGTTTATCATTCCGCTTCGGCCTTTCGGAACGCTTCGACGATGCCGACGAAGAGGAAATCCTTAATGCGCTGATCGAGCGGGAGTTGGTCGTATGGAACGAGGCAGGGGTGCGTCTTCGCCGTTGCATCCTTGACCTTACCGAAGACCCAGCCGCCCGCAATCTTATCCGCGCACCACGCGTCATGCTGTGCCGACGGCGCTGCTAGCGGATTGTCGAGTTTGAATTTCACGCCCTTGACGGCTGATTCGCGCTGCCATGGCTCCGCCTGATCCCACGGCTTCTGACTGGAATCGCCAATGCTCTCGCAGAACTCCAGATTCGCTGCGTGGCAAATACGCGCCACCTGTTCGATATTCATCTTTACCGTTCGCTCCTTTTACGAAACTCACTCCCGAATCGCCCTCCGCTCGGGACACACGGTGAAAGGCCGCTTGCGCGGTGGACTTGCAGGTTTACAAACCGTGTACTCTGGTCCAGCAATCCCCCAGTGTTAGCGCCACGGAGCACGACGCCTGCCGCGTCAACTCGCGATTACTTCAGCCTCCGCAAGGCGCTTCATATCCGCCAGTGCCGCCGCATCGCCGTCGTAGAATCGCGCAGGGTTGATCGGGTAACCGCTGGCTTCATAGATCAGCATTGCGGCCAGTTCTGAGTTGTGGAACGCTTCCAGCGCCTTGCCGGCGTCGCCTGCCAACTGAATCGCCCAGCCTGCGCGGCAGTGCGTTGTCTCGCAGGTATGGAATGCGCCCATGTTCAGTGCGTCCGGTTGACTAACGGCAGCGTAGATCGCACTGTGGATCTTGTCAATGCGCGGAATCGGCGGTGCTCCCAGCGGGCCACTTTGCGGCGAGGCGCTCTTCAGGCCGGAGCAATCGGAGCAACCGGAGCAACCGGAGCAACCGGAGCAACCGGAGCAACGGGAGCAATCGGAGCAACGGGAGCAATCGGAGCAACCGGAGCAATCGGAGCAACGGGAGCAATCGGAGCAACGGGAGCAATCGGAGCAATCGTAGCAACCGGAGCAATCGGAGCAATCGTAGCAACGGGAGCAACGGGAGCAATCGGAGCAACGGGAGCAATCGGAGCAATCGTAGCAACCGGAGCAATCGGAGCAATCGTAGCAACCGGAGCAATCGGAGCAACCGGAGCAACCGGAGCAATCGGAGCAACCGGAGCAATCGGAGCAACCGGAGCAACCGGAGCAATCGGAGCAACCGGAGCAATCTTCGAGGGTGGCCAGCGATGCCCGCGCCGCTTCTTCCGATCCCCACCGCTCAACCGATGCGCGGTTTCCGTTTTGGTCTTTAATCCACGTCACGATAAAACCTCCTTACCACTTATCCTGTTGAATCGCCTTAATCGCTGCCGCGAGTTTGTTCGCCGGGATATCCTCCGGCTTCTCGTAGCCGCCACCACCCAGCCGCCGGTAGAATTCCGCCTGTCCCAGATTCGCCTCGATCTTCGCGAGCTGGTCGAGCATCTGCTGCCGGGCGGGATCGGGTTTCGGCTCGGGCTTGCCTTCGGCTGGCGCATCGGGTTTGGTCTCGGCGGCTTGCTGAGGTTCCTTGCTAGCGTCGAAGGTTGGTGCGTCAGAGTGCGATAGGTCAGCAGGGAGCGCTTGCGGAACTTTCAGCTCAACGGGGCCGAACCCATCCGGCTCGGCGTCGAAGGCCTCTTCACGCGTCAGGATGTCGCCCGACAGGACGCCAGGAGCGAAGCGCCGTTGTGCTCTTGTGATGGCGCGAGCAAACAGCATACTGGATGGATCTTTTTTCCAATTATCCTTGTCCGCCAGTTTCGCCGACTTCGCATCCTCCATCGTGTAACTGACAATGGCCTGCTCCTGAATGATGGTGCCGTCCTTGTCACGTGCGAGTTCGCTCGTCGCCGGGTTCACCCGCGGCACCATGATTGGAGCGCGGTTGAAGAACAGTGCGAGCCAACAGCCCTTCTCGGTAACCGTCGGGGCCCATGAGAAGCCAGCCCGCTGCATGCGCGCCGCCCGAAGTTGGGCGCTAATCGCCGGACGCCCCTGGATGATGTCAATCCCCTGCATAGACTCGGCTTCAGAGAAACCCATCGACCCGCCGAGCGCTATCTTGACGTAGGCCTGCGCCATCGCCTGTTCGGGACTTTGGCCTTTGATGTCGGAGAAAAGCCCGCTGGCGACGAAGACGCGCGCCATCCGCTGTTGGTAGGCGAAGCGCTCGGCGTCAGGTGAGTGATAGAGTTGACGCCCCTCGGGCGGTAGCGCGACTGCCGCCGTGGTCTGTATTTCCGTTTGTGGTGTTGCCATCTTTATCTGCTCCTTTGGGCCGTACTGAAATCTCTCTCGACCTTGACGCCCGGCACGTTCATCGCCTGCTTATCTGCCCGGGCTCGCGCATTCAACGCCGTCATATTCGGTTCTACGTAACTGCTCGGAACCGAACCATCCGCCACAGCCCGGCACAGTAGCGACAGGTTCGTGACCACCGCCTTGTACTTCTCGGAGACGGACAGGCCTTTCGGCAAAGAGACAGCCGGGGTCGAGCGTACAACCGCAGGCAACTCCGGAATGTCCATCGGGAGCGTGACTGCCTCCGGTGCCGGCAGGTCGCATATCGCCTGCACGACCTCGACCGGAGTATCGGCCGGAAGATCGTTCAAGTGCTGCTCGATGCGCTCGGCATGTTCGCGCGCCAGCCGTTCGTTGAGGTCCTTCTCTTCGCGCTGCCGCTTTTCTTCGGCTTCTGCGAGTAGCCGGCGCTCTTCGGCTTCGCGGGCGAGCCGCGCAATACGCTCGTTCTCTTCCTGAATACGGCGCTGCTCGACGATGTAGTGCTGGCAGGCGGACTTCAGGATGGTTTCTTCAGTCGTAAGCGGATCAGTGACGCGCTTCTTGGCCGCAATCGCTTTCTTGTGCGCCTCATGCGCGGCGGATATGACACCGTCGAAGATCTCGGACGCTTCCTTCTGGAGGGCCTTGTTAACCGCCAGCCGATCAGCAACAGCATCAAGCGAAGCCTGGTCGGTGACCCTGATGAGTTTCGCTTCCGCTGGCCGCGCCGCGACCTTAGTCTCGATCTCGGCGGCGGGATTCACGGCTTCTTTCGCTACCGAGAAGAGCGTTTCCGAGGGGTATTCGAATACCGAATCACTGCCAGCCCACTGGACACCGTACTTATCGCCGCGGTGGTGAACGATCCCACATTTACCGTGCGCAAAGTCGAAAGGCGTGGCGTCCGGCTTCCTGACGCTCGTACCCGGCAGGATCTCGCAGATGGGAGCGTGAGACAGTATCGCGCCCGGCAGATCTGCCTCCGTGACGTACAGTTCTGCGTCAGGCATTCGAGCCTCCTCTTAACACCTCGGCGAAATGGCCGTCGATCACCGTTACCGCAGATTCCGCGTAGGCTTCTGCGGCAGCCTTGGTGAACTCGGCGATATCCGCTTCCGAGAGTTGCATTGAGGCGAACACCGCGAGCGCTTCCGGCCCGGTCAGCGCGTTTACAAAAGCGTTCTCGCGGCCTTCCTTACGGTTGAAGCGATCTCCTGCGTCTTCGTTCGGCCGCCCGGTTCCAGACAGAAGGTCGAGCCATACAGGCTTTGCCGATTCCGGCAGGAGCGCGGCTGCATTCTGCTCCGCCATCTGAATACAGCACCACGTCTTACGCTGACGGAGCGCTTTCGGGACAGCGCCGATCATGAGTTTGCAGCGTTCACACCAGGCGCAAGCGCCCTTCGTGTCGGGCCGGCGCGTCTTCGTCAGCACGACGCTGACCGGATGGCCGATGTGGTCCGCGAGCAGGCGGCTTCGCTCGTGGCGAAAGACCACTCGATAAGTAGCGCCTTTGAAAGTGAACCTCACGCTTCTTCCTCCGTCTCGAACGGTTGGGGAACCGGGATCGGAGCCGCGCCGCAGCCCGCGGTCGCTGCAACTTCGCGAGACAGGTAGTCTGCGGGAGGCTGGAAACGCAGGTCGGATGGAGCGAACTCCTTAACCACCTGCGGTCCCGCAGCAAAAGCAACCGCCTGTTCGGCTTCCGCCTGAGTCGCCACGTCGCCCGTCGCCTCCGTGGCGTCACGCTCAGATAGCGCGACCAAGGCGGCATCGAAATGCTCGCTCGGCATGTTCAGCAGCCCGATGGCACCTTCGATCTCGCTTTGCATGAAGATCAGCCGCTCCGACATGCGTTCGAGATCAACGAGCACGGCGGCAGGATCTTCACTTGGTGCCGGGCAGTCCTTCTGCGCTTTTGTGACGGCGGAGTGAAATTTCCGAAGCTGAATCAGTTCGATCCGCTCCTTGAGCGTCAGGAGGCCAGAGCTAGTCATAGCCGATACTGAAATGGGAAGAGGCAGAAGTTTATTACCTGTGTCAGAATTCTCGATCAGATGGTTAATTAGACTCTTCTTTTCCTCTCGTTCCCGCTCTAGCATCTGCTCGACTACGTTAGATCGTGACTCCCAGTGTCTAGCGGAGCCTAGAAGTTGGTCATACCTTGATGGTTTTCTCGTACCTATGAAGAATAAGACAGCGGAAAACGAAAAGATGCCACCGAACTCAACCCAAACAAGATTGACGCCACTGATGAGATGCACGAAAGCGCCCGCCGCACCGATCATACCTGCACTCCCGACGGTCTAAAGGGCGGTTTTGAGAATATCGTACTTGACGTTTCCTCTGATGTCTTTCCATAGTTCGCCGAGCCAAGCCATTCCGCAATCCTACCACATGGACGCAGTAGCGATATTTTTACCGGATATTCCCCCTTCTCCAGTGCCCTGCGTACCTGGAAGTCGTGAGTCCAATATTCCTTGTCGACCGGCAAGCGCCGCTCTCCCGTATCTTCGATAACTGCGATGATTTTCCCCATATTCCGCTCCTGTTATTTAAGACCACGACCGCGACCCCGACCGCGACCGCGACCGCGACCACGGCCCCGACCGCCATCTGTTCTTCGAGTAACGCTTCATGGGGATGTTACTTCCCGCGCCCAAAGCTCTCTATTTCCACAAACTAACACCGGCTCCGTGGGCGTCCGCAAATGCTTCTTCGCCACCAGACCCTGACAGCGCACGCATGTCCAGAGCGAGCGACTGCCGCCCGAGTAGTTGATCTCGTCGCCGTAGATGCTGCGCTCGAAGCGGAGTGGTCCTCGGTGCCAGCAGAACAGACGCTTGAGGAAATTCACGCCGCTACCTGCTTTCGCTTACCTTCGATCAAAGCGTTGCGGAAGACGCCCCAGTGCTCATCGAAGGTTCTGATCGGCCACCACCAAAGGCGGTATTTTCCATCTCTGGACAACTGCACATTCACGCGCTTGTGCGTGTGCCGCGCGGTCGGGCTGAGTGCTCTCACGTATGCGGCCAACTGCGGCGCCCAAGCGTCAGTAGGGTCGCCAGTCTTCACGTCGAGGACGATTTCTCCCTGCCTGATAATATTTCCTTCGGCGTCGCCCGTTCCGACAATCTCAAGGTCACTCTCTGCCGGCACAATGACTTCCTGATCCGTAATCGTGATGCGCCTATAAAGGAGCATCTCGCTACGCCGGACGATCAATTGGTGATCCGAAGCGAAGGCCTTCCACGCCTCCAGGTAGCCGCTAATGCGTTCGTCTACACTCTCGGGGTCGAGATTGCGCTGGTTTGCGAAGTGGATCGCGCGATGCACCATCGTTCCGCGCTGTTGCGCTTCCCAGAGGACCTCGTCCGGCACATTGGACCAATCAGAGATCCCGGCCCTCTCTAAAACCTGCGTGACGCTCTCAATCCGCCGCCCGGTTCCCGGTTCGGCGTAGGTATGCGTTTCGGCGTTGAAATCGGGACTCATTTCGGCGTCGCCTTGTCCATCACAAGAGTCACGTACTCCTGGATCGTTTTGTCTGCATTCAGCGCGGCTTGCTTGATGCGCTTCCAGAGCGAATGGGGTACCCTGATCGTCGCTCGGTGAAGGTCGGAATGTGTCTGGTTTTTAGCCATTGTGTTTTTTAGTGCCCCCGGCAAGTATCCTATGCCGGGGGCGTCCAGATTAGCAGTCTGGTGCTGATTTGAAGTCAGCGACTGTACTCAGTGAGCCTTCCGCACTCCGCGCCCGCGACCTTGAGCCTAATCCCGATGCCTTACCGCTAGACCACGGGCTCGTATGTTTTATTGGAGAGCCCGGCTGGATTTGAACCAGCGTTCCCGGTTTGTTTGTCGCGTCCATTGTGCATCTTCCTTTCTGAGTGTGAGCCTTCGGGTTAAAACCTGAATCTGTTAAATGATCCTGATTCTGACCTTGAGCCTGGATCGACGGTTTCCCGCCTACCCGAACTTTTGTTACAGGCCGAAGACGTAGCCGACGATTACGGCTCCGATCCTGGTGTCGTTCTTTGCGATCTCCGCTTCGTTGGCCCTGGCGCGGGCCTTCTTAACCGCACGAGCGAAGTCCTCAACGCGGGACAGCATGTCTCCCTTGGCGGCCGTAGTGATGAGTCCAGACCATTCCAGTGTAAGAATGTCGCCGACTGGAACGTCTTCCACAACCACCTGAACTTGCGCCGGGTGCTTGTCGGTCGGCGGCGCGAGAGTCAGAACCTTATTCATCTTCTTCGTGCGCGTCTTTCGGTCTTCGCGCGCCTTGAAAATTCCGTCGCTGCCTTTGTCGGGATCGAGCCGGAAGCCTTTCGCCGGGTCCAGCGTCGGGATGGAGGCCACGAAGTCGTGCATCTCCTTGGCACGCTTTTCGAGTTCGAGCAGGGACGTGGCAGGCAGTTGGGAAAGCAGGACGGTTCCGTTCTCCAGCACCACGTCGGCACGGGCGATTGTATTCGCCTCGGCTACCTGATAGGACACGTCCAGCGACTTGACGATGAATTCCGACAGCCATTTCAGTTCCTTCGGAACTGTGGTCTGGATGTCGAGCTGGCTCTCAACGGTTGTTTGTGAGTTCTCTTCGTAGGGTTTGTAGGAAACGGTCTTTTCCGAGAATAGGTGCGTCTTCTTCTCGAACGTTCCCATGAGTTCGGTTCGCGTCTTGTCGGCCTGGGCTTTGAGATTCCCATCGACGGCAAGCAATTCGTGTAACTTGTGTAACTTGGGCATAGTTATCCTGACTCTGAATTTTCATGGAGCCGCCTTACTCGGTTGTCCTTTCAGGCGGCGTGACTGATTCAGATTATCCGATGCGGCACATTGCTGTCAATGCATATTTACACACAAAATAAAAAAGCGCCCTGAAGACAAGGCAGAAGCCTCATCCGCAGGGCGCGGGGTTCGAATTGTCGGGTACTGCCGAAGTGTTTTACGCCACAGCGGGGCTTGTCGTGAATGCGGCCGAAACGCCTTCGCCGGCGGCTACGAATGCCTGAAGCGCCGCGACCTGCGCGGCTGGGAGCGTTTTGTTCGTTGCGAGTACCATCTGGGCATAAGTGAGGCCCATCGTAATCAGAAACAGTTCGGTTTGGTTCATGGGGTTGTTCCTTTCGAGGATTGAAGCGGGTACAGAAAGTCGATAGATGCAGGCTCCATTATCCCACTTTTGGAGAATTCTAACAGTTCGATGGCGGTTGGCGCGCAGCCTTGCGGCAGAATTTGCAGCGTCTCCGGCAGCGCTACGGAAGAATACGACACCATGGAGTTCACGGTAGCCGCATTGCCGACGACCGTCAGTAGTCCGCCGCCTGCGACAGCCGAGGATGTGAGCGTGTTCTTGATCGTCGCACTCAGTCCGCTCCATGTCGACGCGATTGCTGCGAGCTGCACAGCCGCGAGTCCGTAACGAAGTCCAATTGCGACCTTCGTCGTGCTCTGGGCGCGGGCGATGACCGATAGCGCTTCGGTGTTCGACAGGATAGCGACGCCGTTCGTCAGTTTGACCTGCTGGCGGATCTTCCCGAGCGGGATCGTGACGGCATCGGGCGAGGACGAGCAGATGTCGACGCGGGCGGCGCCGTAGTTCTTGCGCAGGGGGCCGAATAGGGCGTGAACGTCGGCGGGACTGAGCGTGGAAGCCGTTATGTGCAGGGACTGACCGTGCAGGGCGGCGGAGAGGCAGAGGATAGTGGCGATGATTTTCATGGTTTTTCTTCTTTCTCGGCCTGCCCGATTGCCGCCAGAATGGCTCGTACCTGCGGGTCGTTTTCTGGCTTGTAGGCGCGGAGCATCTCTTCGATGTCGGAGTCGGTTGGGAATCCGGTGTCCCGGCGCGGCGTAACATGCGCCCATACGCGACCGTTTTCATCGAGCAGGAACATTACTGACCCATAGCGGCGCGCTGCTGGCGGACGTGCGCAGCGGCTCCGTATGGATTGGACGGTCCCGAGACCAGGCTCGGCAGCAGGATATCGACAGCGCCGCGCGGCAGCGTCTCCGGCTGCTGTCCGGTGGCTTGCGGCAGCTTCGGCATAACGCCGATGTCCTCAAGGCCTATCCCGAACATCTGATTCAACTCCATCACAGCGGCGCGGGTTCGCCATCCGGCGTTCGCTGGCAGGCCGGTCAACTTCTGGCCGAACGTGGTGAATGGCGTTTGCTTCTCGGGTAACGAGCCGAGCAGGCTAACGGCGTTCTTTCCATGCGAGTCGATCAGACTGTTCACATGCGGCTCTACCCCGCCGAGGCCGGCGATCATAGCCCGCGTGGCTGGACCGGTGAGAGGGGTGCTCCAGGAATCGAGCATCTGCGCCAGTGCCGCTTCAGCCGTCTGCTGGGTGCTCCCGCCTGCGTTGGCGGTCCTGAAGGCAGCATCGAGGCCGGTGGCGCGTAGCCCGCGGGCCACATCGGGATTTCCGTACTGCATGTCGAGATAGAGCGTTCCCCCGCCCGGCGCAAGGGCTTGCGCGAACGTAGACCGCCGGAACTTCGACGGGAGGGGAATTTTGCCCGGCTTCGCGGTCGGGTCCCCCAGCGGGGATTTGCCGGTAACGGCCTTGTGGGTCAGGTACCACATGAGCAGCGAGCCACCGATACCGATGGTCAGCCAGTTCGCGAGCTTCCAACCGAGAGACCCGGCGACCGGCGAAACGCCTCCCGTCAGCGAGCGTAAGCCGCGCCCCAGTCCGGCGACTCCGGCAACTGCGAACGGATTTAGGCCCTGCGCGCGGAGAAACCGCACCATCCGGCTCTGCTGGCCGTTGACGTAGATGCCCAGTTGGTTGACGAAATCCACCATCTCGCGCGGCGTATAGCCGGGATCGAGCGTCTCTTTCGCTTTGAAAAGCATCCAGCGCGCCAATACGTCGAGACCTTGCGGCCCGAACAGAAGCGGTGCGAGCGAGATCCGGTGCGCGAGCGAGCCGTCTTCTCCGAGCAGTTCGGACATTCTCTTGCTGTAGCTCGACTGCCCAAAGCGATCTCCAAGGATTCCCAGCCGTCCCATTTTGATAAGGTCGGCGGCGAACTCAGTAGGCGATGGCGCGGCATTCAGGACGGCCGCAATGCCGTTTGAGTCCTTCAGGAAGCCCGCATACCCTCCCTTTCCGAGCGTGGCCAGAACCGCCGGCATGTTCTGGACGATGCCGCCCGCGAGGTTCTTGCCGTGGAAGACGGATTCCATAACGGCCGCGCCGGCCAGCGCGGAGCGATTCAGCAAGTGCAGAATTCCGTTCAGGGCGTTCGGCGCTTCGTCGTAGTTCGGGCCCTCGAGGATGATATCGAGTTCGTTCGCGAGTACCTTGGGCATCACACCGAAGCGTTTGCCGACAGGAATCGGCTTCTGGCCGGGACGAATCAGCGTCTTGCCGGGTGCCATCTCGCGAACGGCTGCGGGCCATTCGTTGCCATTCGGGTCCACAAACACACGCGGATCGTCATCGGCGCCAACGGGCGTGAGCCAGCCGGTTGCTTCGGCAGCGCGCAGCAGATCGAACTTAACGCTGGCATGGACGCGGCGTTCCAACGTAGACCGGAATGTCTTCAGCGTCGGATCGTAGTCACTCGACAGGCCGGTCGCGAGCTTATTCGCGTTGCGCGGCTTGATGTACGGGGTCTTGATCCCGGGTCCGCCCGGGTGTTGCTCTTCATCGGCCAGCGGAATCAGCGGAAAGTAAGTTCCGCCCATAACCGGCCCGAGATGCTGGGACAGGATGCCTTCGTGCTCTTCGTGCAGGTCGCGCATGGCCGGTTCGGCATTCTGCTTGTAGATGTCGATTGCGCGGCGGACTGATGGATCCGAAAGCATCTCGTTGAATCGCCCCGGCAGCATGACATGGGCTACCAGATCGGCGGTCGTGTCGAAGGTGTCAATCAGGAAGTCCCGCAGTTCGTCGATCTCGTTGCGTTCGAGGCGCGCGGCAGCCGCCTGCGACAGATCACCCGGTAGACCCTGACGCCCCTGAACCGCGTCGAGCAGTCGGCTGTAACCGGGGAAAGCGTTAACGATCTCCTCGTCGGTAGCGTCGGCCACTTCCGCCGCGTTGCGCAGCCAGAGTCCGGTACGGATGCCGCGCAGGCGTCCTTCCTGTAAGATCTTGAAGACTTCCTCGACCGTGGCATGCGACATCGAACCTTCGAGCGCCTTGTCCATAGCGGGCGTCGTTGTGTACATGATGGCCGCCGCGAGTCCCTTCCAGCCGGAGGCCTTGAGCGCGGCGGTGTCGAGTTCCGGCGAAATGCGGCTGACGAAGTTCAGGTTGCGCGTGAGCCTGTCGGCAGATGCTCCTTTGTCGTCGAAGAAGTCGCGGACCTGGTCGATACGGGTTGCGGCGTGCGCGATTACGTCGCTGAGGGCAGGCGCGGTTCCGGCTTCGGGGCCGAGTTTCTTACCCTCTTCTTTTACCGGATTCACCGGCGGTAGCCCGTCGTCCCAGTTCCCCACGTCGTCCCGCATCGGCATAATGATTGCCGTGTGGTTCGGGTCTTGTGGATCTCTGATGGTCATCGCGCCCATATTGCGCGCGGTGCTGGAATCCTGAAGGTTGATCTCGACGTTCTTGCCTTCGAGCGGCGCAATGGCGTCAGCGATGTACTTTGCGTTGAAGTTCTCGCGCGGGTTCGGGCGGCGCTCGGTATTTTGCTGAACCTCGTCCTTTTCAGGTTTAGGCACAGGAAGCGTCTTCAGCGTGGCCGGTGCCGATCCCCTGACTTCCGCGCCGTCTGCCGACTTGAACCCAATCACCTGATCGGGGCGGAACGACAGGAGAACGTTGTTGCTGCGCTCCTTCATGGCGATAATACGCTTCATGAGGTCGAGCAGTTCTTCGCGGTCCACCGTGGCCGTATGCGTGTAGTTGCGCGGGTTCGGCAGTACGCGCTGGTAGTCGGGGAAGTTCCCATCCAACTGCATCGTGTAGAGCGAGGTTGTGCCGTCGGGCGTGTCGAATGTCAGGAACTTCTTACTTGCGCCAGTGCCAGCGTTAACCGTCAGGTCTCCCGCATGCTTCGCGTACAACTTTGTCATCGTGTCGAGTGTCCGGCGCGGCAGTAGGAAGCGATGGTCACCTTCAATACCAGGAACGTCGAACGATTGAGCCGAGAGCCGATGGCCGTCAGTTGCCACCATGTTCGCTTTGCCGCCCTTAACCTCTAACAATGCGCCGTTGAGGGTGAACCGTGATTCTTCTGCGGAGATTGCGTAGAACGTCTTTTTGATGGCGTCCAGCAGCTTCTCCGCCGGAATCTTACCCACCTTCTCAGTGGCCGTGGGGATCTCGGGGTAATTCGAGATGTCGAGCGTAGCCGCGCTGGACTCTGCCGGGCCGACCGATAGTGATGCCTTTCCGTTTTGCGATGGGACCGTACCGGGCTGGAAGTCAATCTTCAGGTCGCCCTTGTTCTTCGCCTTCATCGCCTGGTCGAGAGCCGATACCGGGATGGTGACTGCGCTGTTCGGGGCCTTCGTCGGGATCGTGAACGTGACTGCCTGCTCCAGATCGGTCGCCGTGATCTTCGTCTTGCCTTTCTGGCTGATGACGGAGACGTTCTTCAGGATCGGGATGGTCGATTTGGCCTCGATTACCTTCTTTAGAGGCGGGACAATCTGCTTCGCGGTCGCAGCGGGAATCGTGACGGTCCCAGTTTTCGGATAGGCATCGAACTCGCCCACTCGCTCCGGCGCATTCGGCGCGGAGCCGGGCAACTTCCGCATATCGACCTTGAGCTTGGCAGTCTTCAGCGCGTCTTCAGAAACCTCTTTCGCTACCGGGTCTTTGGCGTCAATCTTTGAGAAGTCAGTGGAGCGAAGTTTCTGTGCGTCCGCCTCCAGGTCCTTCAACTCGTCAACGGCGCGCTGTGCTGGCGCGGGAAGTCCCTTCGGCTCCGCTTTGGCTTTGGCAATACTCTCCGCATTCACTTCTTCAACGAATGCCGGACGGTGGATTTCCTTTTCGTCGCTGAGCTCCAGCGCCTGATTGCGCAACCGTCGCCCTTCGGGCGTGTCCTCGGCATACGCCGGGTTCTTGTGCATCGCCTTAACCTGCGCGTCGAGTTCGCGGTATCTGTCGGCTGACGGTTCCGGCTTCGGCGGCGGAACGGTATACGATTCCGCGCTCTCGATGACCTTGCGTGCGGTCGCGGCAGTCTCTTTCGCAGTTGCCATCAAGGCAGGATCGGCGTGCTCCAGATCGCGGATATCTTCATCGAGGAACTTCAGGCTGCTTTTCAGATCAGGGACATCGTCGCGCGGGTCATACTCGGCATCATCAGCGCCACGCCGCGCCATGAGTTTGATCTGGTCGGACACCTCGTCGATTGTTCCGCCAAGCGAGCTATTCGCTTCCTTAGCCTCGGGCACCGGCACGCCGGGACCTATCGGCTTTGCCTGCGGCGTCAGGAGCGGATTTACCGCAGCGGCCGCATTAAGGGCTTGGTCGTGCGCCGTCATTGCCGCCTCGTACTTGCGGCCCGCGAGAATCAGTTGCTTGCGGACATCTTCCTCTACCTCGTCTAAGTTTTTAACGCGTGAGAACTCCTGAAGGTCGATGCCGGAGAGTTCGCGCTCCGTGGCATCTTTGACGACGCGGAAGAGATCGTCCAGGCGTTCGTAGTTCTGGCGTGCGGCCCGGAGGTCCGCTTCGGAATTCGCCAGTTTGGTCTCAACTTCGGCGTAGTCCGCCTCGGGAAGCGGCGCGGTTTTCGGCTTCGGCGTTTCGGCCGGCGCTCGGGCTATTGCGGGCGCTTCCTTCGTGGCGGCCGCTTTCGTGACCGTTACCAGACGCGTGGCTACGCCAGTGCCGCTCTCTTTGAACGTGCCTTCTGGCAGTTTTTCACTCGTGCCCCCGTGAGCCTGGAGCCATTCACGGAACGCCGTCGCCTTCTTGTCGCCGCGAAAGAAACCACCTTCGCCCATGATGGCGACCAACTTCCCGCCCGGCTTCAGGAGGTCGAAAGCGTGGCGGACGTGGTCCATATCCTGCCCGTTCTCGAACGGCGGGTTCATCACGACACGGTCGTATTCGCCGCGGTGCGCAAGAAAGTCGCGGTCCTCAGAAACTGCGTGTCCCTTCAGGTCGAGGATGGCGCGCAGGTCGGACACCGGCTCTATGGCGGTGAGTTCATCCGTCTTTTTCGCGATAGCGTCGGCAAGCCTTCCATTTCCGGCGCTCGGTTCGAGTACTCGCATACCGGGCTTGATGTCCGCTTCCTCGACCATTCTGTCGGCGAGCGCTTTCGGTGTCGGGAAGAAACCTTCGATCTTGCGTCCGATCAGACCACGTTCAAGTTCTGCGATCTGGCGCTCTTTCGGAGGTATAACGGATTTTGTGGTTGCGTACGGCTTCAGCGCCTGATGAGCCTGGAGCCAATTCTCTGGCGTCAACCCTGCGCCGTATGCGCGTGTCGCCCGAGCGAGTTCCTCCTTCGCGTACTTCGCTGGGCCGATCCCGGCGGCGTCAGCCTTATCCAGCAGGTCTCTGACGAGCGTTATCTCTTTCATGCCCGTCAGGCGCACGCCATCGCCACCATTTCGGCGCGTCAAGAGATCAACTGCTTCCTTGGTGTTCGGCTTGCCCTTCAGCGCGGTGGTGATGTGAGTAACGGTCGCGCTGTGCAGCCACGCCTGCGGGAATTTGTCGCGGCTGAGAAGGTCCTCGAGAAGCGGTCGCGTCTTTACGTTCGTCAGAACCGATGGAATAGAGCCGTTCTCGTGGGCGTCGGCGAGATTGCGGAGCGTGGACTGGACCAACTCCATCGCGTCGGCCTCTTTCGCCATACCGGCGGCGATGTCTGCGCGTCGCCTCGTCGGGTTCTGCTGCGCTATCGCGGGATTCCGCTTCGCCTCGATTTGCTTGTCGAGCGTGTCGGCGATGCCGCGCAACTGCTGGACCGTCTTCGTTGTCGTCGGATTTGGCTTCGTGGCCGGAACGGTGCCGGATGCGCCGAGTTTCGACTCCAGTTCGCGGATGCGCGCCTCATTCGCCGCAATCTGCTCTGCCTTCGTCTTCCCCGGAGCCGCCTCCACTGGCGCGGCTGCCGGCGCTTCTGCGTTCGGCTGGATCACCCCCTTCGCCTTGCGGGCTTCTCCCGCTTCAAAAATCGCGTGCTCTAACTTGTTCCGCCCGGTGCGGTTGCCGCCGGGGCCGGCGCGCTCCGCGAGGTATGGTTCCGGGTCGATACCGTCTTTCGCTGCGGCTGCGCGGATTTCCTTGTCGCTCAGGCGGGAAAGGGAGGACTTGCCGAATTCACCGGAGGGCGCTTCGGGCGCGGACTCTTCGATGGCGCGCGGACGCTCCGGCTTCGTTTGGCCTGCGAGCGGGATATCCGTGCGTGCCTGGTCCTTGCCGCTGAACATCAGACGGTTGAACGTAACCTGCTGCCCGGTAAGCCCCGGCACGACCTTCCCGACGTACTTTGCGCCTTCGCCCGGCTTCAAATAGGCCAAGGTCAGATGTGGCGTGTAGTCCGGGACGTTATTCGTGTGCTCCAACGTGCGGAGTTTTCCATTCAGATCGTGGAGTGCGGGCGAGTCGATATCGAGTTTGACGACATCCGGCTTTCCGTCTTCGCCTTTGAAGATCGAGATCGGGCCAATGGTCGCCGTGATAGGCCCCTGATCCTTCAGGAGCTTCTTGACGGGTTCGGCTGACGTGGAATGAATCCCGTAGAGAGCGGTAATGTGGGGATCGTCTTCACGTCCGTCCTCGGCGAGTTCGGAGTCTGGAATCCCGGCAACCGCATCCGTGAACGCGCGGTGATAGGCTGTCGGCAGATTGACTTGCGCGGACGAGAACTTGTAGGGCGCTTCGGCTTCCTTCGGTTCCTCGTTGGGAGGGAGTGCTTCGACCGTGTGCGGGAGCTCGGGCGGCGGTGCGGCTACAACCGGAGTTGCTGGCGCTTCAACCGCCGTTGCAGGCGGCGCGACCGCTTCCGCAGCCTGAACCTCTTTCTCGACGTGCTCCGTATTCTCCGCGCCAGCCTGCGTGACTGCCGGGCCGGGCATTTGCTCCGGCGGGAGGTTGGCGCCTAAAGTGGGCGTTTCCTGTACCTGCGGCGCTGCGGGTTGCTGATTCTGCTCAGTCGGAGGGGCGGTGCCGACCGGCGGGCTAACGGGCGCTTCTGGCTGTGCCGACGCTGCGGGAGTCTGCGCGATCGCTGTCATCCGCTGGAGAAACTTCGGCAGCGTAGTCGTGCGTTCGGCGCCGGTATCGTCCGTCCATTTGACATTCTTCCCCTGCCGAAGTTCGGTGACAACGCCTGTTCGTCCGTTGGCGTCCCGAAGGATTGCGCCGGGCTTCACGTCTTCGGGAAGGATCTCGCGCGTCTCGAAACCGGGAACGTTCGTCTCAGCCGGAGCGGCGTTCGCTTCAGGTTGGGCCGCTGGCGTCTCAGGCGCGGCCTGTGGCGTTTCAGCGGTCGCTGGGGTACTAGCGGCGCTCTCGGGCGCAGCGGGCGCTTCCGCAGGCCGAAACGGCTCGAACTCGATGCCGTGGTTTCGCTTCAGGAGTGCCGACGCTACATCGCGCTCTCCCTGCGATGCTCCGGGGTCGCTGGCCATAGCCTGAAGTTTATGGACTCGCGCGGCTTGCCCTTCCGGTGTCTGCGCATCCTTGCCTTGCAGAGTCTCGATCAGCGATGCCTGTTCGGGGCTCAGCCGAATCTTCCCGGCGGCGTAACCAGCGAGCAGCCCGGCGACACTTCCGGCGAGTTCCGAGTACTCCGGCGCTACCCCGACCTGCTTCAGGAGATCTTCGGTCTTCGCTTGGGCAAATGCGGCGGACGCGAGCGTGGCGGCTGTTTCGAGCGGCGCGGCTGCAGCTCCACCAGCGAGTAATGGCGTTGCGGCCTCTAATCCCGCCTGAATGCCCTTTGCGACACCGCGAGCTCCGGCCTTGAGAGATTCGGGACTTAGGGCGACCTGCGCAGGTGGAACACCGGCAGCAATCTGCATCGCGGCGTCTTCGGCTGGTGTCGCCAGTGCCTCGACAGCTTCCGCTGCGTGGCCCGGTGCCTGAATCGGGAGATCCAACGCCGACAATGGGCCACTCTCACTGCCGGGCTGCTGGCGCGGATAGATTCTCCCAGTTCGTGGATTTTGGAACGTGGACCCGCCGGCGCGATTTGTTTCCGCCTGCTCATCCGGCTTCTGCAGTTCATATGGCAACGGTGCTTTCGGCACGCCGGGCGCGTTAGCCTCCATCGCCTCACGACTGTAGGGCGAGCGGTACCCTGGCGTAGACGCGGCAATATCCCAGATGTCAGCGGAGGGGGGCGGCGCGCTCTTCGCGGCTGCCGCTATATCCCAAATATCAGTGTCGGGCATTTCGAAAAACGAAAAAGCCCGCCAGTGGACTCCGGTTCTTCAGGCCGGACTGGCGGGCGGAATAGTGATTGACGAACCCATGGTATCATACTGACGAAGTGATTGATGGCGGAACTTCATCCGCAATTGTATTACAAAGCCCACACTTCAGCCGGGCAGGCGGCAAACCTGCGCTGAAGTTGCGCCTCACGGAGATCCTCGGGGCGTTTGGTGGGGACTAATACGAGTAGATGCAGGAGCTAAAAATCCCACTGCCAGTTGAGTTTATGGGCGGTCATCAACCCAGATGGAATCCGGGACACTTCGGTTCACCGGCAGACTTTCATCGTACGCGCGGAGACGGCGCGGGCAGTCACCTGAGATAGCGACTCAGGTTAAAGAGCTGCGGCCTTCCCGAAAATGGTCCGGGCAAAGGCAGGAAGATGGTCACCATTCTCTCTTTCAAAGAACTGCTAATAGAGCAGCGTGGTCTGAAAGACCAAAGGAGGGGTATTGTCTGAAAGTCAGAACTGATAGTTATCAGCTTTTGCCAGTTGTGCTGCTTTTGCCTTCTGCTGCGCGGTCGGTGCGCCACCAGTCCAGCCTGCCTGCTTGAGATATCCCTGAAGCGTTACAGCATCCGCCGGATTCGCCGCCGGATTAAGTGTCCTTGGTGTTTTCGCTGGGCCCGGATTCGGCTCCTGCGTCTGCCCGTCAACCGGATCGGCTTTCTGGCCCGGCACCGCTGCATCGATCTTATCCAGCACGTCCTGAAGCGGCACGGTGGGCTCAGCGCCGTTCTTCGCGCCGAGGTCATACTTCTGCTTCACAAAGCCCTTCAGTTGGCTGGCAATCGCGTTCCGGCGAGCGACCATGTCCGCCGTCAATTGTTTAGCTGTGTCGTCATCGCCGCCGGACTTCACGGACATCTTTACCGGCTGCTCTCCCTTTTCAGGGATGAACAGATCCGCGGACTTCGAACCGTCGCCCAGCGCGGAGTTCAGTTGAGCGAGTTTGCTCCAAAGCGGGTTTTCTTGCGTTTGTAGTTTGTCGATTTCTTTCGAGGCCTGAACCTGCGCGGGATTCGGCTTCCCCTGAAGCATCTGAAGGCGGATATCATTTGAGGTCTGCCGCGCAATCGAATTCGCTTCGCGAGCCGCTGCGAGGGATGCTACGCTGATTTTCTTCTGCTCGTAGTTGGCGACCTGTTCGGCGTTCATGCCGGACTTGAGGATTTTGTCGCGCGTGCCTTCAATTCCGTCATCAGAGAAATCGAGCCCCTTCGAATCCGGCAACTGCGCGGCCACCTTCGGGTCGACCGTCGCCTTCTTCGCATCGTAGTCTGCGGCGGAGGTCGCATTAGACAGGAGCGCCGCGGCGTCAGACTTCGCCTTATCTGCCATCTCGGCGTTGATCTTAGCCGTTTCGGCTTTGTTATGGGTCACTACCGAATCAACCTGCGTCTGCTCCCGCGCCTGGTCGATTAACTTAGAGCCATGCTCAATCGCCTGTTGGGCTGTCAGCGCGCCGTTCTTCGCGCCATCGATCTGCATCTGGAGTTGCGGCGTCCAGGTATTGCCGCCCTGCTGGAACATCGCGCCGTACTGCTGTGCTTGCTGGGGCGTGATGACGCCCTTCTGGACTGAGTTGGCAAGAACGTTCGGAAATGCGCCGTTGAATGCCGCAATCTGGTCGCTGGCACCGGGCGCTTTCGGATCCACCGGTGGGAGTGAATTCAATGCGCTCGCGAAGCCTGCGACTTTGGCCTGATCCGCCAGATGCTGCGTTTCAATGAGTTTGAGCCCAGCCTCCTTAGCTTCGAGGATGTTCTTGTTGAGCGCGAGCGCTTCCGGCCCGTACCCGGCGTTGGTGATGTCGCCCTGGATTCCGCTCCAGTCGGTTGACAGCGAACCGTCGGCGTTCTGGGTCGTGTGCTTTTGAACGGACCCGGTAAACGCCTTCTGGTAATCAACCGCCCGCTGCTGCTGCTGGAGTTCGAGCGCGTTCGATTGTAGTTTCTGCTGGCCAGCCTGAAGATTCTGCGCGGCATTTGCGACGCCGAGCACCTGCCCGTAGGCAGCCAGGGGAGATTCCGGCGGGGCGATCTGCGCGGGCTTGTAGTCGAGGATGATGTTGGGATCTGCGGCCATGATCTAGTATCCAACCCCCGGTGCCCCGTAGGACGTATTCACCGGCGAACCGCCATAGCCAGCGAGATTGAAAGCGCTCGGGGCGGTCTGCACGACCGACGGTGCCGCAGACGGCAGATATCCACCGGGATTGTTACCGGAGTATGGTCCACTTGCTCCGGCCGGTACATTTGTGCTGTTCCCCGCGCCACCTGAGCCACCGTTGAGCGCGCCGAGTAACTGCTGTAGTTGCTGCAACTGAGCGGTGCCTCCGACGTATGCGTTTGCGGCGCCGGCGATGCCTCCCAGCGCGCCGGACCACGCGTTTGCTCCGCCGATAATTCCCGCCGCCTGCTCATTGCCGATATTGGTCTGCTGGTTTGCGATAGCACTTCCAACCCCCAGCGTGTTCGACGAGAACAGGTTGCCGTAGTTCTGGAGCGCCGAGGAAGTCCCGTTCTGGCCGTAGGTTCCCGCGTTCAACTGCGTCTGGATATTCCCGAGGTTGGTCGAGCGATTCGTGTTGTAGGTGTTCAGCGCCTGCGTGTAGTCCTGGTTCTCGTACGACGCCGCTACGCCTTGCCCGTACTGCGTGAGGGCCTTCAGCGTGCCGCCGGAGTTAAGAGTGCCGCCAGCAGCCGCGGCGCGCTGTACAGCCTGCAAGCCTTGCTGGAGCTGGAACTGATACGCCGGGTCCTGCGAAACCGTCGAGGGATTGAACGAAAACTGCTGAGAGAGCGAACCGCCCGGCGCCAGCGCCGCTGTCAGGTTCGTAAGTCCGGCGGTCCCGGCCTGTACGTAGGGCGAGTATCCGGCGAGTTGCGACTGTTCGACGCCCTGAAGCGTGGAATTCGCCGTCTGCCCGGCAGTCTGGAGAGTCTGCTCGGCCTGCTGGGCGGCGGTGACTTCTTTATTGGCTGCAGAACTGGCGGCAGACGAGCCAATGATGCCGGAGGCGAGCGAGGCTCCGCCCGATACGCCCGCTCCGATCAGGAGGGCTGTTGGTATGGAAATAGGCATTTGGGATGGTGCCGGTTAGATGAGCAACTTGCCGTGCGTTCGTTCGATCAGTTCGTACCCGAGATGTTCGAGGAACTTGCTATTGTCGCTATGGGCTTTGTGGCCAACCACGATCTCCACCGCGCCGAGATCGCGCGAGACCTGCTCCATAAAGCGGAACATGCCGCTACCGACGTGCTTGCCGCGGTACTGCCGCGCAACGTAGTAGATGTCGGCCTGCATGCGGAGCAAGCCCTTGTAGCGCGGATTCTCGGCAAGGAAGCCGACGAAATAGCCGATCAGTTTGCCGTCGTCGCGAGCGGTGATAATGCGAAGGATGCCGGAGTCGTCGATTGCCTGGTAACGCGGCCAGTCCACATCGAGCTTGATTTTGTCTTTGAAGATCGCGATCTCCCACCAGTGCGCGGGTGCCCAGGCTTCGATTTCGGCTTTGACGGCGGGAAGGCGCTCTACAGCGTAGGTAATGGGCATTAGGGCTAGCGGAGCGTGACGGTCAGCGTTGGAACCTTCGGCGGATCGGCGGCGTGCAACGCGAGAGATGTCACGGAGATAGCCAGCATCGCGTACAACGCAAAGGTAGCGGCCCAGTGGGGGCGGTACGGGTTGGTCATTTGCTTGCCCCTGTGCCCTTAGCCACGCGCTGCATGATCGCCTTAAACTCGTCTGGCCTGCATAGCATGTGTCCGTCTTTGTCGATCAGATCGTGGCCTTTGCCGTCCGTGATCGAGCCGTTGCCCTCGATGGTGAAGAAGACTCTGCTGTTCTCACTGACCTCGAAACGGGAGTTGGTGATGGCGGGCGTCAAATCGATTAGCCGCAGATTGTCGGCCACGCTGGTGATCGCGGGGACAAAACATGCTTTCACAGAATCCGCTTCTGCTGCTACACTGCTGGAATTCCACGCTAACCACGAGAACTGAACGCAAGGAGAATTTTGAACAGCGAAAGGTGAGCAGTTAGGATCACAGGTTTTATCCAGCAAGTTGAAAGCGAGGAATGCCGTTGCGCTCGTCTTCGCTGGGTTGTCAATAGGTTTAGGAGTGACCGCCGCGGATTCATCCATTGCTGCCGATTCCTTGAGTCCATTCGTCAGGATCGGGTCCGTGGTCTGGATTGCTGCGCCATTGACGCACGCGAAGCCATCCGTGCCGCCCTTTGGCGCTGGACAGGGAATCTGATAGCTGGTGATAATTTGCGCGCTCAAAGCCGCGCCAAAGAGAAGAGTTGCGATAATCGTTCGTAGCATTGGCCCTCCTTACGGGCTGGTGTGGATCGCGGGCCGGGAGACAAGCCCCGGTCCCGATCCTGATTGTAACTTATTGCGTGGGTCATCTCAGCGTGGCGCTCCCTCTCATTGCGACAGCCCCTCGAATGCCTCCTGAAGGCAAGAGTCCGAATGCAAATACCCCGCCCTTGGTTGGCATAAACACCAGCCCATCAACGATGGATGGAGATATAAGAGGGGACGCAACTTGCCCGGTCGCGTAGCTCCATAAAATTCCAAGGGTGGACGCATTATACGCCGCCGCAACGCCCGCGCTGCTCAGGGACCACACGATTCGATTAGCCCCATCATTACTCGTACCAGCGAGTCCGTTTTGTGAAAAATTTCCAGATGTGCAAGCACTCGAAGATGTTGCGAAAGTAGAGCCGGTAAGCGCGAAACTGCACGTAGGATTTGCATGGTTCGGGAAGTACCCAGCCCCCTGGAATATCAACCCCCCGAATATCCCGGTTGAGCCGCCAGGGGTAACTGAGTAAGCTGCGAATGATTGTGTCAAGGTCAGCGTTGAGTCCGCAAACACTCTCACATATCCATCCTTACTGCCGATCACAAGCGAACCATTCCCAAGCAGCATTACCCGGCCCGAATTGAAATCTGAATCGGAAGCTGATAGGGTGCTCCAGTTTGACAACGTGTAAGAGGCTAGCACGTTCAGGCTGAGGTCAGTTTTTATCATCGACATAGGAAGGTCAGTGGAACTAGCCGCAGTTCCGTTGCCGGTTGCGAAATACAAGTACGTTCCGTCTGATCCCGTTCCACTGGCCGAGCCCCACACCCCGGAACCATTGCTGTTTGGGCTCGTGTTCAGGATAGCCTGCTGGGTCAATGTGGCCTCATCGTAGCCGAACACCCAACCATGAAAAGTGCAGGATGTCTCACTTGCAGCGCCGGAGCCGAAGCCAAAATAGATGTTTCCGTTGATGATTTTGATAGGGGTATGTTGGTATTGGCTGGCCTGAGACAGATCAAAGATCACATTTCCGCCACTCACAACATCCGTGCAGCCGCCAATCGTTCCGGCTCCGGTGCCTGGGTAGGAGCCACCGATTACCGTCGAAGCTATTGCGGCCCCCGTTGACAGGTTAACCTTGTAAATTGTTGCCGTACACGTGCCCGTGATGGAGGCCGTCGAAACGAAGAAGATCCACCCATTTGGCACGTCTATGACAGGAGTTCCGAGGATGATCGGCGCGTAGGAGCCGGAGCATGGCGTTGCTCCGAAATTGCCGCTCCAGACAATTGAACCAGAGTGGGCGTCCAAACCATAAAGATAACCTGACGCGGTTCCCTCAAACATCAGATCATGACTTGTCCCGTTAAGACTTGAAGGAACATAAAGAGGTTGGGTCGTGGGGGAATTGTTAAGGTTTGACTTCCAGAGAAAACCAAAGCCGCTCATCGCCACATTCGTGGGAGTGAGCGTGGTTTCTGTATTATTTACGCCCTGCTGAGTGTTGTCGTAGTGGGCGGTAGTGATGACAGCACTTGCCAAGAGCACAGGAAACAAAACAATGATGAATATCTTGAGCATGAGGTTAGAAATAAGGAATGTAGCGGGTCGTGCCAGCCACATTAAATACCAAACAGGCCGTTGCGGTCGTAAGAATCGCAGCTCCGCAATTGGATAGCGCGGCTGTTGTTGAGCCAAATCCAACTTGGGCCGCTGCCACAGTGGGCGCGGCACTGGTCAGGATCGTGCCCGTAAATGTTCCGGTGTTGGCGGTGATATTGTTTCCAAGAACGAGAGAACCGCCGCTGGTAAAAGTAGCGGCGGTTGAGTAAGCCCCGCCACCATTGCTTTTTTGGATGATCAGCGCCCCGTTGGTTGTTCCTGCCTGACTACTCGGACTCACGTAAAATTTCCAACAGTTCGTCTCCGAAAGGACGCTAACAGAGTTATACGCAGTCCCGCACAAAGTTTCCGGGGGGCTGACCTGCACCGTTGTGCCTGCCGTCGATGCTGTTGTGTTTGATAGACCGAAGCCACCAGCGGGCGTTGTAGCCAGTCCCGTGTTAACCAGCGTCCAGGTCTCCGTTCCTGCCGTCCCCAGGTTGGCTACAATCATTTGCGCAGACACCTGCGCGGCTTGCCCGCCTGCTCCAACCATTGCCCCCAGGCTTGTTAGAGATGCTGCGCTTGTTACGCACGTCGCACAGGAGATGGTACCGGTGCCCGTGATTGGACCTCCGGTGATCGGACTGGCAGTCGCCACGCTTGTCAGGACTGCCGTAAACGCGCCTGTCGATACCCCACTCGAAGGCGTACCCCACACCAGAGCCTGTCCCGCCGATGGGGCCACGCCCGGATAAAGTAGCCCGTAGCTAGTCACGCTCGTCGGGGCCATCAGTGTAACGGCTGTGTTGCCGAGTGACGGAAGCGTTCCCTGCGCGAGGTCGAGAGCGCCCGCGATACCAGAGCCAACTCCCGATGTAATCGTTCCTGCCGTAGAGATAGTTGATGAAGCTGACAGACTTGGCCCCGTCCCGGTAATAGAAATCCCTGGTGCTGTATTGGTTCCATTGGCTACCGTAAAGGGCGTCGTACTGCCTGAGCCGGTGATGGTGCATGGTACTGTGCTGGAGCAAAGCCCTGGCACTCCGCTGGTTACCTCGACTATGCCGGTACCGGAGGGGAAGGCCGCGCCGCCACCAGCCGTAAGCGCCCATGTCCCGTTCACGCAGGTATAGAGCGAACCCGCTGGCGTCAGATAAGCGATAGTTGGGTTCGTGCAGGACCCGGACGGGGCGACGAGAACAGTCTGGATCTGGAGACCAGGCAACGGCGGATTGACGACCTGCGCGTTTAAGGCCGCGCCCGAAAGAAGGGCCGCGAGGATAAAGAGTTGTTTCTGCATAGGGGTTTATTGGAGTTCCGTGCCGGGAGCGATTTCTAAATATGCCGCCGCCCATGCGACGCTGAAGTCAGAATTCGTATCCACCACTTCGTAAACGCGGTCTCGCGAACTGCCGAGTTGCCGCCACACAACCTGATTCGCGTACTTGCCGGTTTTTCCGATGTAGCGGATGAGTTCGTTCGACCAGGTGAATCCGCCGTCGTCCGAGAACCGCATGGAATAAGCCGGGTTCGTCCCGGCCGGAACAGCGCCCACCTCCATATCGAGTTGGAGGCGTACATGCCGATTGCGATGCTTCGCCTGATCCACATGAGGCGAACGCCGGACCCGCCGAATGATTCCACCGTTATCGGTATAGGTGTTCAGCGACTGAGCGAAGACATTCCCGATCTTCCAGTCGAGCGTCAGGTGCTGGCCGAAGCAGAAGCAGTGGAAGCGGGCAAGCGCCGCCTCCGATACACCGAGATCGGTATTCCACCAGTCCCATTCATGCCAGAAGCCCGTCTTCGTGTCGAGCACCCATGTTGCATTGGCCGACGGGAAACTCAGCACGTAGAACGTATGCCCGTTCTCTTCGTAGCCGTAGCCGATTGCGTCCGAGATCTTCGGATATTGCCCCCACGCCGACTCCACTGCGTGGTTCGAGACTCGGATCGGAGCGAAGTTCTGCTCCGCAAATGCTACAGCTTCGCCGCGGCTGTTTCTTCCGAGCCAGAACAGACCATTTCCTACAACGGCAGGGGACAGCACCGCCGCAAGTCCCACTTCCACCAGCGCGCCCTGAATAGGCTGGAACGGGAAGTTCGCCGCGCCGCTGTTCCACCAGATTTCCGAGGTCTCGGTCCCGAACACCCAGAGCTGGCGCCGGACCATCTGAACCGCAAGGATGAAGTCCGATGCGCCTTCCTTCGATCCGAAGTCGAGCGCGTTCCAACTTGTGCCGTCGTTGTTCGCCGAGATGAAGAATTCCTGCGTGCCGCCCGCCGCGACCAGAAAGTACGTGTCCTGATAGGTGACGTACGTCGGATTGAGCGGGAAGCCGGCCGAATTAATCTGGGCGTAGCCTGCCGTGTTCGCAAGCGGAATGATCCAGCCGCCGCCGTCGGGCGACACGATGATGACCTGTGTGGCGCTGCACGCCATCGAAACAGGGTTCAGGGTGCCTACCGGGCCGATGAGGGAGAAGTCGCCGGATGCCGCGACCTCGTAGACGTTCCCGCCCGCGACCGCGAAGCAGCGGTTTTGGACCTCGAGAAGTCCCTGGCCGGAGCCTGCGCCGGAATTGGCGAGCGATAGCGTGGAGAAGAGCGCGTTGCCGGGGCGGCCGTAAAGGGCATAGCGGCCCTTACCGGTTCCGCTCTCCACGGATTCCGGGTACATGTTACGGAGTTGGTCCGTAGAAACTGTTCGGGACCTGCTTTGGTACGAGGGTCCGCAGAAACTTTCCCACAGGGGCATAGGTGGTTTTGTATTACAATCCTTTGTATGAAAGCGATATCGCTGTGGCAGCCGTGGGCGAGTGCGTGGATGACGACGTTAAAGGAGTTCGAGACCAGAAGTTGGTATACCGCCCATCGGGGACCCCTACTCATTCACGCCGCGAAGAAGAGGGACGGCGACGTGCGCGCAGCTTTGATGAACGAGGAACTCGTGCAGGATCTCAATCACGCCGGGCTTCTCAATGCGCTCCCGTTCGGCGCACTGATCGGGATTGTTGACGTGATCGGCTGTTCGCAAATGAGCCGCATGCCGGAGCCATCTGAAACGGAGCGGCGATGGGGAGACTGGCATCCTACGCGCTATGCGTGGCAGCGGAGCGGCACTGTCATCTACTTCCCGGAGCCGATTCCGTTCAAGGGCGCACAGGGTCTGTTCGAAGTCAATATGCCGTTGCCAGATGGGCTGAAGTGAAAGAGCGACCGATTTTAATGAGCGGCCCGATGGTCCGCGCGATTCTGGACGGGCGCAAGACTCAGACGCGGCGCATCGTGAAGCCGCAACCTTCGATCACTACGCCGAATGACGCTTCGTGGCGAGACTCGAAATGCGATCTTTGGCGGAACAAAACGCAGTTTGCGCGGGATTGCTGCCCCTACGGAGCGCCTGGTGATCGGCTATGGGTGCGCGAAACGTGGGCGGCTGCGGTTCACGGATCGTACGAGGCGATTACGGGGTCCCTTTCCAGGGGATATTACCACGTCGCGAATCCGTGGTCATTTGCGGTTCAGTATCGGGCTGGATACCTTGGCCGCAACGATGATTACGACGGAGCATGGCGTACCTCCATCCACATGCCCCGCTGGGCCAGCCGCATCAATCTTGAGGTAACCGGCGTGCGCGTGGAGCGATTGCAGGATATCAATGAAACGGACGCAATATCGGAAGGAATCTTCGGAAAGACGTACGAAGCTCAATATGGATTACCCGCTGGTTCGGTCTATTACTGGGGTAGTCCGGATAAGATAGAAGGCGGTGGGTTCGACACGGCCAAGCAGTGCTACGAATGCCTGTGGAACCAGATCAACGGCACAAGCTCGTGGGCAGAAAATCCTTGGGTCTGGGTGATCGATTTTCGACGCCTAACTGATAAGCGACCCTGAGATCGCCGCAACAAGCGTATCCGCCGTGCCTGCGACCGCCCAAAGCGAATCTCCCGGCGCAAGAATATGCCCCTCCAGCCCGATGCACTCGTAGATCCCGTCGTTCGTCGGGCCCTTCGGGGAAACCGAAGTAGCGTTGACGATCAGGTTCGCCGCGCCTGCCGCTCCGCCGGAAGGAACCCAGTTCAGCGAGAGCGTGACGGCAGCATTCGAGTTGTTCGTGAACGTGACCTTTTGCAGCAATACAGACTGCCCCGTGGTATTCGTGAAGATCGCCGCGTTGGCAGCTGGCACGTACGACGGTTCAAGCAGGGTCTGGAGGGAGATGTTCATTTGGCGGGGGCGGGTGCTGCCGGTGCTTCAGCCTTCGGTGCTGGCGGCGGTTCCGGGTTCTTCTTTAGCGTCAGGTCAGGCTGCGCGGTGTAGCCCGGCGGCGAGGCGTTCTTCATGACCTCTTCGAGTTGCTTCTGCGCGACCGGGACAGCGGCGTTGATGTCCTTCAGCCGCGATTCGAGGGCGGTTTTCTCCGCCATCGTCTGCACGTAGCTGAGTTGGGCATCGCGGATCAGAAGTTTCTGGTCCTTACTGAGTTCCGGCGGTTTCTCCGGCTTGGGAAGTTCCTGTGCCGCGTTCGCCAATACGAGGGACGCGACCGCCGCAAGACGCATGAGTGATCTCACCATTTATTCGATCACCCCCACGTTCTGCACGCTGAGCGCGATCGCTGCCGGCACGCCGCCGAAGCCGACCGTCAGCCATGTCCAGCCATTGGCGTTATCCGCCCGCTGCGCGAGGCCGGAGAGCACTTTCGTCGTGCCGTCCTTCATAGTGGCAGTCGCCGTCCACTGATATCCGACGACCGTCGGTTCGGTCCCTTCGAGGCCGAGCATGTATTGCTCGTTGCCGGGCGCGAAGTCAGCGCACATCGGAAGTTCAGGGACAGCTTCGCAGAGCGGCCATGGGCCAGAGGGCCAGATTTGAGTGTGCGGCGGCGAAGCGAGCGCCGAGACCGCGAGAAGCGTTGCGAGAAGTAGTGTTCTCATATATTCCTGAGTGTAATACGGGATGTCAGTAAGTGGCGAACACGCAGAGATATTGGATCATGTCTGATCCATTGCCGAGGAAAACGATGTTCGTACTCGTCGCTCCGGCGATAGACGCGTGCAGCCCCGTCACGTCGTTCGTGAAGCACCGCGGCGCTGTCGTATAGACGTGCCCTGATGGCCACCCCAGCGTGTAGGTTCCGCCGCTCAGCGTGATAGTGCCCGATGTATCCGTGTTCGAGTTCGTCCCGATCCCGAAGCCCGCAGGCCCCACAGTGACCTGCTGCGCCGCAAGGTTCCCATTCCCCTGTACGTAGAAGTCTCCGCTGTTCGTCTGGAACGCATTGTTCGTCCCGGTGTTCAGCGAGTTGAACGTCGACGCGACAACGCCGGTTCCTACACCGCCGCCCAGCGTAAGGTTAGAGCCGTCGAAGATCATGTTCGGGCTTGCCGCGAAGCCGCCGCTCTGGTTGTAGATGACCTGACTGCTTGCGCCCGGTACCGAGAAAGGCACCCAGCCGTTTCCGGCGATATTGTAGAGCAGCTGCCCGAGCGTCGTGTCGTAGTAGAGGACCGCCGTGCCGGCCGCAACTGTGGATGGTGCGGAGGCGAGTCCGCTCAATCCGAGCGTGTTGCCGGTCGCCGAAAGAAAGGTCGCGTTTCCGGCGCCAGTGATCGAGAAGTTCCCGCCCGTGTCGCCAATGACGTTCGTTACGCCGGTGCCCGACAGCGTGATGGTATTCGCCGTCATGAGTTGGAAGCCCGCGTCACCGTTGCCGTCGATGTAGAACGCGCCCTGGTACTGCTGGAAGGCCGCTGTGCTGCCTGTGGCCGTGGAGTTGAAGGTAGTCGCCGTAACCGTGGAGAACGTCGGCGTTTGCGAGGGCGGAGCCTGATAGTTATCGAACGTCCAGATAACAGCGCCGGTGCCGGGGCAGTTCGAGTCACCGCCAGCCGCCTGCAACACGAACTTGTAGTTGCCGCTGCCGTAAATGATCGCCTGGCCTCCACCGTTCAGGAACAGCGGGTTCGAGTTGGCGACCGTGCCTTGCGCGTTCGAGTATGTCGTGGCAAGAGCCGTAGTCCCGGCCTGGTATTGGCAGAGCTTACCGAGGCTAACCACATTCCCGTTCTGATCGAGACCGACGAACAGCGGGTTCGGCATTGCGTTTGCCGTGTTGGCGGTTTGTGCGCCGAGCGGAAGCGCCAGAAGCGCGGCTAGAAGACTGGTTTTAAGCATGTCAGAAGATGAAAGGACCGTGGCCCACCACCGCATGGCAGGCGGGTGTTCCGGTTGGAACCGGACCTGCGACCTGATCGAAGACGCCGGTGGAAACCGTTGAGGCGAATGTACTCTGCGTTCCACCCAGGTTGTAAATGTAGGAATGATTAACGGCGCTGGAGGCTCCTTGCCCTGAGTAGTACACATTACTGGCAACCGGATCAAAGGCAACCCAGCCGAGGACATTCGTGGAAATTGTGGAGAAGGTGCTGATCGCCCCGCCGCAAGCCGCCAGTTTGTAGATCAGCGTGCTGCTGAACGAAACCGCCGATATGTACAGATTGCCGGAGTTATCGAATGTTATACCCTTCGGGCTGTGGGAGCCGCCGAGGCTGGCGAACAAGGTGACAGCGCCGCTCGATGGGATGATTTTGTTGATGTGGTAGGGACTGCCGACCTCCCCCTCCCATAGATTGCCAGATCCGTCCACCGCCAACGCACCCGGCACCAGACTTCCCGAGCCGGGTATCGTAGTCGGTCCGCCGCCGCTCGAAGTGTAAGCGTAAATGAAGTCGCCAGTTCCGGCCACATCCACTGCGGCGTAAACATTCCCGGAGGAATCTATCGCCATGGGTCCGGTAAAGGACGTTCCGCTGCTGAGCACCGCAAAGGATGTGGGACTGCCCGTACCCGTTCCAGTGCCGGCGGCGAACTTGAGGATTGTGTCTCCCGTTGAGGTTGTGGTTCCTATCGCATAAGCATTGCCCGACGAGTCCTCCGCTACGCCAAAGTTCCCGCTCACCAGACTGGAATTGGTCCAGGTCGAGGTTGCTGCAACCGGAAGCGTTCCGTACGGCAACGCGTACCCGTAGATGATGTCCGGACTCGTACGAATGTAAATCGACTGTGCGACTAGGATAGGAGCGAGGGAAGCGAACAGTAACGCGCGAGCGATCACTGGCACGGCAATATCCCTGTAACGCTGTCAATCGTCCCGCTGATGGCTGTCACCGCCATAATAATCGCGTCTCCCGCCGTGACGGTCGTGGTCGTGAAGTCGGTAAAGGTGGAGGATTCTACCAGGGTCCCGGTGGAGAGCGAAAGGCCGCTCGTACTGATCGAGTTGGCAGAGGTCGGGATCGCCGTGCCGGTTGCGATCTTCCAGTACTTGACCGTCAGCGTGCCGGAGTCGCCAGTTCCGAGAGCAAGCGACCAACTCCCGTAGGAGCCAATCGTGCAGCCGAACGGAACAACAAGCGCGCCGCTGACTGAGGAAGTCGTCAGGGCCGTCCCGCTGCCCGGGGACCCTATAGGAAATGCGAGCGCATGCTGAGATCCGGCGCTTGGCGAAGAGGCAAAATAACAGGCCGCACCGGAACTGGTGATGCACTTGAACAGGCCGGAGGAAGTATCGGCCCAGACGCGCACAAAGCCGCTGGCTGGATCACTGCCGGGTGCCGACGCCGTGTTCCAGTCCTCGTAGTTCAGAACAACCTGACCGAAGAGAAGCAGAGCGCAAAGGACTGCGAGCATTCCGACTCGGCGGGCGATTCTACCCAAAGATCACCACCGATCCGGTGAATGCCGCGCCAAAGCCGAGCGTCACTTCGTTTGAATTCGTTATCACGATGCTGGGGATGTTTCGAAGTATGCCGTTCGCGTCGTAGACCTGCACAAGCACTGCTGTGGTGCCGAGGTTGTGAATCGCGACGAAGTTCGTCTGCGCCGTCCACGATGCGGTAAAGATCGAGTTCGCCGGCAACACCGCGGGCTGCCGCCTTGTCGCCACACTAAGCAGGAGTGCGAGCGCGCTGCCCAGTTCCGATTCAAGACGGAGAATCCGGGAAGTCGCGCCCTGAAGCAATTGCATAAGGCCAAGGACAGCGCCGAGTTCGGAATCGGATCTTGCTACGCGGTTCGGGAGTCCTGAGAGCGCGACTGCCAGCGTATCGGTGCCCTGCCCGTCCGGCACAACCGAGCGTAGTTGCAGGAAGTACCAGAGCCAGGCTTCCGACACGACCCCCTGCACGAGCGAACCGTCCTTGAGGCGGATATCGACGAAGGGGCTTTGCCACGGCGGCGGATCGACGTTGTTGAGATCGGCGGGGGTCATGTGGCGACGGCGGGCGAATCATCCGGGTACCAGTCGCCCGCGAAAAGCGCATCCTGCTGTGCGACCGTGCAACCCTGCAGGTGGTCCCAATCGTGAAAACCCGGCTGGTGCAGTTTGGCTGGGATGCCCCAGTCACCACCCCACGTCAAGCCGTACTTTTCCGCGAGTGCTTGGAGGAAGGTATAATCCGCCGTGGCCCAATCTGCTTTACCGTTCTGCACGCGGACAAGATCGACCGCCAGACCGAAGTGGTGGACGCCGATAGTCGCGGGCGTCTGGCCGTCGAGTTGTGTTGCGCCCTGCGCGAATAGCATCTGCTGGCGCGCTGCACTGCGGAAAGTTTCGGTGACCTGAAGCGTGATGCCCTGCGCGGCGGCATCGGCGATGACGGACTGGACGGCTGCGCGGAAGTTTGGTTCGAGAAGCGCGATGTCTCGGCAGTCGGCGGTTGATGTGAAGCGTGGATCGGCCTGAATAACCGTGGTGTAGAAGTTGGGCATGGGTTAAAATAGAAAGAGCCTCACAGCCGCTCTAACGGCTAAACGTGAGGCTCCGCAAGAGGTGGAAAGGACACCAGATGCAGAACAAGATTACCAGACTTCAGTGGCTGATTCAGCAAGTGACCGCGCTGGACGACGATCTTTCGCGCCCGTGGAGCGACTACCCGTGCTTGGAGTGGCCGCACCCAAACGCGCGGTATGTCGGCTTCAAGCAGCACTTCAGAATCACCGCATTCCGCCATGTTTTCGGGGAGATCCCGGCGCATCATGACCTGTCTTCGCACTGCCGAAGGCCGCTCTGCTTTAGGCCGATTCATATCCGTCCGAGGATGAATCGAATGTATTGGCTCCAATCAACACTGGCAACGCTGACGGACGACCTGTCTCAACTATGGTCGAAATACCCCTGCCTGATTTTCCCGTACCCTCCAGGAAAGGCTGGATACGGATTTGTCAACGAAGGTGACGGATTGGTTTATGCTCACCGAAAATCCTACGAAATTGCGAAAGGGCCCGTCCCCGAGGGGCTGTTCGTCTGCCATCGTTGCGATACAAGGATTTGCGTTCGCCCCGTCCACCTATTCGCTGGCAGCCATACAGACAACATGCGCGACGCGATGGAAAAGGATAGAACCCAGTTCGGAGAGCAGCATTGGAACGCAAAATTGAACGATGCGATTGCTGCCGAAGTCAAGCGCCGGGTCTCCGCTGGAGAGAGACAGGTAGCAGTCGGTCGCTCCTTGGGGATCGACCAGGGAACGATATCAAGCATTGTTCTCGGTAGAAGTTGGCGTAGGGTTGAGATTGCCCCGCTTACGCCACCATCAGGGCATCGTGCCGCCGATACCGCCAACATAGGTCCCAGAAATGATATTGAAGATCCCCTTGGCCTGCCGGGCACCGCCGCTTCCCAACTCACACTGGGCTTTTAGCGCCAGCATGTCGGTGTTCGCGGCCATAACCTTCGTCTTCGCGGTGTAGTACGTCGCCCCGGCGTTCGGATCGAGTTTCGAACGGCGCGGGAACATTCCGGCTAGTCTGATCGCTAGTCCGTATTCCAGCAGTTCCTGGTAGGCCGGAGGCAGGATCATGGCGGTACCGAGCGACGGAACGGTCTGGATGTTCTGCCAGGTGTAGAGAGCCACGAGAACCGAAGGATCGGTCGGGACAGGCCACAGAAAGGCCGTGGCGTTGGGGATATCGGGCTGAAAGTAGAGGTAGTACTCAATCGGGCTCGTCAGATCTTTTGGAGAGAGCGCGGCCCATTCCTGATAGCTGAGAATCCGCATGGGATTTTCAACGTTGGGGTAAGAATTCGAGAAGATATATCCAGCGAGTTGAAGGGTTTCCGGCCTCGGAATGCCTGTCCAGTCCGGCATCGTTGCGACGCCATTGACGATTATCGGCGTGTTCCCGATCTTGTATTCCTGCTGGTTCGGCGTGATCTCAAAGACGCTGCGCAGAAACGCATAAACGAGTAAGCGTTCCGCCTGGAAGCTGTTCAGAATCGAATTCAGAACATTGAGCGCATCCCAGCCTTCGGACTGACTATACCCGCGCCCAGGCTCCGGCAAAATGCCCGCGATCCGGTACGCCGTATAGGCGAGGTTTGCCGCGAACAGCGCGCCGGGCAGAGCAGGCCCGTAGCCCGGTTGAGCCTGTCCGAATTGTGCCTGATTGAATTGCGCGCCGAGAGCACCCATAGGATTAGTTGTGCGTGCAGAGACCGTTCGTCCAGACGGTGCAGGTCGTCGAGGTAACGCCTACGCTCGAACCGCTGGTCAGCGTGCCGTCGAAGACGATATTGCCGGTGAAGGTGCTGGTGCCCGCGACACGCAGGGCGTTGTCCGATCCGCCGTTCCCGATAATAGCCGTAGCTGTTCCAGCCGAACTCGTCTGACTAACGTTCAAAGCGTGGCCAGTGCTCCCGCCCATTGTCACGTTGAGGACAGTGCCGTTCCCCGAGCTCGCGATATCTACCGTCGGCCCGACACCGTTGAAGATCGCGGCATAGCCGGAGATGGATCCGTTTGCGATTGTGGCCGTTGCTGTCGAGGATGACTGCGTGATGCTGAAGGGTGCTGGGAGGTCTGCTGAGACCAGCGCACGGAAGGTCGGATCGGAAGCGCCGCCGGAGACTGGTCCCGCATAGACGTAGTTTGCCGTCTCGGTGCTGACGGAACTGCATCCGGTGCAAGTGCCAGTTACGGTGAAGTTGCCAGTTACCGTCGTGTTGCCGGTTACCGTCAGAGCATTGTCGCTGCCGTTGTTGCCAATGATCGCAGTGGCCGTACCGGCGGAACTTGTCTGCGCCAAACTCAGAGCATGCCCTGTTGAGCCGCCCATAGAGACCGAGAGCGCTGTACCATTGCCGGACGTTGTGATGCCGAGGCCGGGTCCTACCGCCGAAAGCGTCAAGGCGTAATTCGAGGCGTTCGATTGCGTAAGCGAGACGAGCGCGGACGCTACCGAGCCGCTCAGCGCGAGCGGTACCGGAATATCGGCCGCCACTATAGCGCGGAATGCCGGAGCAGCGGCAGAACCCGAGGCTGGCCCGGCAAAGAAGTAGTTCGCGGTCTGCGTCGGGAGCGTCGGTATACCGCTGAGCGTCAGGCCCGTGAACGTCGGACTATCGCCGCTGCCGACGTTCTGCAGGTGGGTTCCGCTAAGCGTGCCGCTGGTTACCGCGAGCGTGCCGCTGAGCGTCAGATTAACCAGCGACGGACTGGATCCGTTTGCGAGCACGTTCGAAAGATTCGCGCCGAGAGCGGTCTCGATGGCTATGATCTCCGCATTCGGGGAGTTGATGTTCCACGCGTCCACGAAGGCGTAGATTGTGTCGGGCGCCGTGTGAGCCGCCGCTGTCGTTCCGTCGAAGCCGCGGGAGCCAACCACCAGCACCGTGCCGCTGCAGCCAGTTACCGGCATGATCTCGGAATCAATCGTGATGAGCACATTCGCTACGATGCCGGCGCATGCAGAGATCCCGAACGTGGTCTGGCTGGAGTTGATGTTCGCGGTCAACAGCGTCGAAACGCCGTTCACCGCGTACTTCAGATTGGCGAGCGTAGATATCGAAGACGGGTAGACGGCGGTCTGGGCCGCGCAGGACAGCGCGCCTATGGCGAGAACGGAGGCGAGATTGAGAAGATAGCGTTTCATCAGGGTCGTTGTTACTTTCCGAAGAATGAAGCCGTTGCCGAGTGCGCCATTGCGCCTACTACGAAGGCCGCGAGCGAGACAATCGCCATAACGCGGAGCTTCCAGTCCTCCACGCTTTTGACGCGGTCTTCAAGAGCGAGGACTCGCGTGGCGAATGAAGTCTCGATCACGTCGATGCGCTTGTCGAAGGCGGTCAGTTTCTCAATAATCTGATCTACGCCCGAGGCGCATTTCAGGATTCGGTCGTGGTCGCCCAGCGTGAATTCGAGCGGGTTAGAGTGCGCGGCGTCAGGCATCGTGTCTGTTCGTCCCTGTGACATGGAGTTTTACTGCTGGGCCTGCTGTGGTGCTGGTGGAGCTTGCGGCGGGAGATACGCCGCGGGCGGTAAGCCGGGCATAAGGATCATCTTGTTGATGGTCTTGATGCGCTGCACGCACTGTTCGGCGCGACCGATAGTCACCTGATCGAGCGGCTTGTTGTACGCAGGCATGATCGCGACCGCGAGCAGGAGCACAAGCGCTTCGTAGTAGCCGGGCGGGAAGTTGAACACCGAGACCAGCGAGGCGAATTGCGGCAACTGCGTCCAGAAAGTGAGTTCCAACTGCGTGGGCGCGGCGCACGTCGGGACAGGGTACAGGATAACGTTCCCAGTCAGAACGGAATTGTCGTAGTAGAGGCTTTCAGCCGTTCGCCCCGAAGTCGTCTTGTCCGAGTACTCGACGTACCGCGCATAGTCGATGATGTCCAGGTCCTTCACGCCGACGTACGCTCCGGCGATCTGGATCAGGATGCGGGCGAAGTCGATCTTGTTCGGGCGCGGCGTGTTGAAGGGCGCTGGCGCTGTGGGGCCAATGGCGTAACTGGCGATGCCGGACGTCAGTTGGTAGGTCTGGATCGTGCGCGAGAAGATCCAGGCCTCGTCCTGGCTTAGGTTATCGAGGACGGAGTTAATGCGGGTGAACAGGAATTGCGCGTCTTCAGGAGAAGGAGTCTGACCTTGAGCCAATTCTCCGCAGAGAATCATCGCGTCGGTGCAGAGATCTAAACAGGTTGCCATTTTGGGTTGTGGTTTGTATTACAATGACGGAATGACAGAAGATCAGGATGGCCATGAGCGATCAGCAGGAAATGCTTGAAAAGATCCTGTCGTGTATTTCGCATAGCCCAGACGCAGGTGCTGATATTGAAATCGAGGAGATCAGCAATGAGGCGGCGCGTGATCGAATCGTCGCCTTGTTCGGTGAGTCCGGCGCTTCTCCGTTATTTTACGATGATATCTCGGATCGCCTTGGTATTCCGCTTCGGCAAGCAGTAGAGGTATGTAACCAACTCGAATCGGAAGGTCTGATTGGCGAGCCAGCAGGCAAGTGAAGAACCTACAGACCGCCATGAAGGTAACCGTGCGAAAATAATCATGCCTGCGAGGTCGATCACATCGTTCCGGTAGTCGAGGGCGGCACAGGCGACCGAAGCAACCTACGGGCTTTGTGCCACGCCTGCCACCTGAAGGAGACTGCGGCGCTCGCTAAGCGGCGGGCGCTGGCGCGTCGGGAATTGGCACAACGGGAGCAGATGCTTCTTCTTCCGTGATGCTGACCACGCCCAGCACCTGCCCGATCTGATAGAGCCTCTTCAGGCCCCATTCGTCTTCAGCTTCGAAGCGGATGACAAACGACTTCTTCGCCGGGAGATCCCTCACCGGCGCATAGCAATTGTTCAGGATGTCGAACAGGAAGCGGTAGCCAGCCGCAGGCTTGACCACCACCTGAGACATGCCGCGCTCGCCTTTATAGATCCTGTCGCCCACCTGTTCGAACTCGGTAGGATCTGCCTGCCCGATCCGAACGAACTCGCATCCCGGGAGTAATCCAGCGATCGGACTCGCAAAAACGGTGCTCATTTCTGGGTCACCAACACATGGATGTTGCTGCCATCGACAATCCCGAGGGCAATCGAGCCTGCCACGTTCCCAATGATGAACGTGCGGTTCCAGAAATCCTGATGCGGCAGCTTCGGTGTGAGTTCCTCGGCCAGAACGACCCCAAGGATCGCGCCTTTGACAACGTTGAACCTCGGCTTGTTGATTTTGCAGCCGCCGGCGTTCTGGAAGACCGGATTCTCTTCGCAGTTCGGGCCGTTTACGACTCCGATGTAGGTTGTACGCCAGTCGATGATATCGGCAGAGGCCAGCATAAGCCCTGTAGCGCGCCGCCATGCGACGGCAGACGTGACATGCCCGTGCAGCGCCTTAATGGCGTGGCCGGTCTTCAGGAGGTCTACGGACAGACCCTGAGCGAAGGATGCGGGGGCGCAGAGAAGCGCGAGCGTGAAGAGGATTTTCATGGGTGTTGACTTTTCTTGTTACGTGGATTCCAACGCATGTGCCAGTAATCGCCGGAAGCGCGGGCGTCGTCGAACGTATGGCCGGGCTGAACGGTCAGGCCGAATCGAGGGGAAGCCAGCGGATCGCGGCGTTTGATCTGCCTCCAGGACGTGATGAGGTAGACCGTGCCGACGCTACGCTTGCCAAGGGTGACGAGGTACATTCCGACGTGAGGAACCTCGCCGTGCGTCGAGTCGATCCATATTTTGCGGGAGTCTCGCAAGCGAAGAAACCGTTGCGGCCGCCCCCGCCTAAAGAAGCGGCCGCATCAGGAGAGGTAAAGTTCTTGGGTGCCGCATGCTCATGGGTACGGAGCAAACGGAAAGTATTAAGACTGTATCACAAGTCGGAGTGAAATAGAAACGCCGGAGGCCATTTCGGACTTCCGGCGCTTTCTACGCGATTGCCACTTCTTCACCCTTCACCGCCCCGCTCTTCCCGAAGGACCTCGCGGACTGCTGACGGTTACCGGCTCTCGCTCTCATGGTTGTGGGTATGTCGTTTGCGCCGGGGATTGACTGGCTCACCCGAACTTTCGGAACCTCGCTCAGTGAGGTCGCTGTCGCCTTACCAGCCGCGCCGATCTTTGCTGAAACTATAACGGTGGAGGGACTCGAACCCACGACCTTCGGCTTATGAGGCCGACGCGCTGACCGCTGCGCCACACCGAAGCCACAGTGTAATACGGCTCGGATCAACTTTGCAACCGGAAAAGAATGGTGCGGGAATCCGGATTCGAACCGCCGTGTACCGATTTAGAATCTACCGCATCCCGCAACCGCAAGAGCGGCCATCCCGCGCACACGTGCAGTACGGACAGGCGCAGTGAGCATGCGCCGAGACCCGCCAGTTCACGTACCAGCCGGAGGCCAGCAGCAGGAGCGCCAGCCAGAGCCAGTCGTGGAGGCGCCGCTTTAGTGCCCGGTCCAATTCCCTTTGCCGTCGCCGTGCTGATGCCCGGTCGCCTTCGAATCTTCGTGCATCTTGCCCTTCTTGAAGTTGTGCATCCCCATCACGTTGTCTTCGGCGTGCATGGGCATTTCATGCTCCATCATTTTGCCGTCGGAGGTGCTGTGCGGCAACATCTTGTCCATCGCGTCTTTGAGCATCTGTTTCATCGTTTTCTCCTTCTACTTTCCTGACCAATGACTGCCGTCGCCGTCTCCGTGATAGAGCCGGCGTTTCGCTGCCGACACAATTCGTTCTTCGGTTGCCTTCGAGATGTTGCCGGCGTGCTCGGAGCGTGGCGCGAGCTGGATCGCCTTGCGTAAATGCTCCGCGTCGTTACCTGGGAATGAGCGTCCGGGCCCGAGGAAATCCGACTTCGGCAGGGATGCGCGCTTCTCTTTGCTTAACTTCACGGCTTTCTCCTTCAATGGCCCGAGAAATGGCCGACGCCATCCCCGTGCATGCGCCGCGCCGGGTGATTCTTTACCACTCCGTTCGCAATGACGATGGCCTTCTTCTCGTCGCCGGACTGCGCGAGTACCTTGTCCGCCACGTCGGCCCACTGCTTCTGCTTCGGTGCGGTATTCGCCTTAACGGTGTGTGCTTTAGCTTCTTTCGGCTCCCACGGCATACTACTTTACCTCCAGCAAATGCCCGAACATACTCGCCTTCCCGGAGGCCGCCTTCTTCATCAGGTACTGCGTGTCAGGCCGCTTCTTGCCGCGCGCTACGGCCGCATTCTGATGGTGCGTGACGAGCGCCTGCGCTTCCGCCGTCGAAAGGACGAACTTCTCGCCGTGCTTGAGTGATCGCGCGGCAGCTTCGAGTTCGGGAACGGTGCGCGGCATAGAACTACCCTGTCGGCTTCAGCGTCTGCGGCTTCGGGATCTCCGGTTCCCGCGGCGCACGGAAGTAACCGCGCGGTCCCTGCATGCCGGAAACGCGTACTGCTTCCTGGGAGAACGGGCGTGTCGCCGGCTTTGGGTTCTGCACGCGGACGATGTTAGGAGTGAAAAGACCCTTTGGGAATGCCATAAGAATGCCTTAGTTATGCCGTTTTTAGACTGCTGACCATCCTGAACAGGTCGCCCGGCGACACGCACCACGGCTTCACGAACGGGAACAGCCCAGCCGCCTGCAAAAGATCCGTGCAGACTTCCGAGCAGAACTTGTCGTTATCGTCGTGCTCGCCGAACGGGGCGACGAAGCCGATGATCCCCATCCAGTCGTACTTCTGCCCGAGATAGCGCGCTGCTGCCGCGCTGACGCCATCCTTGAGCGGCGGGAGCGGCACAACCTTCCACCATGGCTGCGTGATGTCGATCTGCGCGTAGCGCACTCCGGCACCGGGGACGGATGAGTAGGTCGTCGCGGCCTTGTCGTTACCTTCGGACATCACGAACTCAACGTGGACCAGCGGCGAGCCGGTTCGCCAGGCGATGAGCCGGTCGAATAGCGCGCCGTTGGCAGAGGTCTGATCGAAGGAAGAATCGTGGAAGGCAAGACGGAACACGTTACGCCTTCGCGGCAACCGGCGGTTTAACCGGCGCGGGCTTCGCGGAATCCTTCTGTGCGGCCAGCAGGGCGTTCTGCTCGGTCAGGAGCTTCGCGTGCTCGCCGATGAGCGTGGCGTGGTCCGAGACGAGCTTATCGTGGTCGATCTTCAGATTGTGAAGCGCGTCGTTTGCGTCCTTCAACTGCTCGGTGACGCCGTCGAGTTCCTTGCACTTCCGGTCCCATGCGGCATCGAAGCGCGTCTTCAGATTCTCGATCTCCGCATCCATGACGGAGGTAGGCACGGTGCCGGGCGCGGGCTTCGAGTCCAGGCCTGCGTTCGCCGTCAGTTGCTGGTTCTGCCAGTTGGGCGACGGCGCTACGATTGGCTGTTCGTGGCTGAAGCCCTGATCGCGGAGTTCGGTTTCGTGCTCGGGGCCCTGGGCCAGCATCGAGCGATGGCCTGCTTTGTGCAGCCATTTGGGATGTTCGGTGGAAAGTCCTGGTTTTGTCATAGGTGATTCGATTTTCGTAATGTGCTGCGCTGCGGCTACAGTTTGGACTCGACGACATCGTAGGAGATGACCATCTGGTCACCCGTTCGGGCGAAGTCAACCCAAATCTTCGTAGCGTCGATAGACGCCTGTTGGTTGTCCAGGGCGTACTGGTCGCCGTAGGTGCCGCCTGGGCTGTTGACCCCGGCGGGTGCCAATTGCGCTGTCAGGTCGCCATTGGTCGCACCGAGAGCGCTTGGGATGCGCGGCGACACGCCGTCGGCCTGTACGCCGTAAATGCCATCCATGACGATCCCATATGATTGGCTGCCGACCAGCATCTGGATGAAGATCGACCGCACCCAGACAGGTGCGAGTCGCCCGTAGCCGGTCATGCCGCCAGCGGCGGTGAGGCCAGTGGCGGCATTGACAGGCGTGGAGGCCGTTCCGGTGATTGTTTTGTTTACGCGCATCGATCCTTCTTCTTACGACACGCCAGTGACGACGCTGTACTGGCAGGACACCTGGCCGGTGCCGCCAGTGCCGGCAGCGAAGTCCTGCGTGGCGGCGCTCATAAAGACAGCCTTCCCGGCCAGTCCGGTGGTTGCCGTAACGGCCACTGCGGCTGGTATTACTACAACGCCGTGACTCGCCGAGAAGGTCGTGAAGACCGTCGCCGCAATAGTCCCGTGCGTAAGCGGACTTGGGGTTGTCGATGCGTAAGTGTTCCCATAACCTATTGAGACAGCGCCGCCGCCGGTGAAGGCTGCGGAACCGTAGGTAAGGTTAAGGACGCATGGCCCCATCACATACATACTCGTCGCGGCGGGAACCGGAAGAATCTGAACCCCTACCGTAAACAGCGTCTGCAGTTGGCTGAGGGTCAGCGGAATGACGATGGACTGTGCTGTCCCGGTTGGCGTACCGCTGATCGTGGGACTGACAAGCGTAGCGGACGTAATAGTAGGACCCGTGACGGTCGGGATCGTGGTTCCTGTGCCGCTCAGGGTCGCTGAGATTGGCTGCCCCAGCGAGTTGATAGCCAGGATGCCGGTCGGCAGCGAATAGCTGGTCCACGTCCCAAGGTTGGTCGGAGGTGATGTGTTCGGCACGCAATACCAGTACGTGCTCAGCAGGTAGTTGTAGACCGGCTGCGTATTGGTGAAGCAGTTGCCGCCCGGCGCGTTCGGCGACGGGTTCTTGTTCGAGTAGGTGTAGGGCGTCTGGATCTGCGCCCACGACATCGACATCGTGAGGCAGACGATAAGTACGGCGGCCAAAAGAGATTTGTGTTTTGTCATTTCGTGAAATGGTCTCCTGAGTGAGAAACGAAGGGCGAAGCCGAAGCCCCGCCCTGAGTCTCCCGGATTAGAATCCGTTGTGGACGCGATACGCGCAGTCGAGCACCGCAGTAGCGCCGGTGCCGGTTGCGAAGACGCCGGTACCATTTGTGATGGACAGCGCCTTGTTGAGGGTGAGGCTGTTGGCCGTGACCGCCAGCGCGCCGGCCACGCTAATCGCCTGACTGGCCGAGAAGGTGGTCAGCACCGTAGAAGCGATAGTGGCTGCGCCCGGTGAGGCCGCGACCGTGGACTGCGTGGTGCCGTACCCGATAGTTACAGTTCCGCCGCTGGTGAAGGCCGCAGAGCCGTACTTCAGATCGAGCGTACAGGACTGAACCTCGATCAGCGTACCGGCGCCCTGAGCCGGAAGGATCTGGATGGGCGTGGTGTAGATCGTATTGATCTGAGCTGCCGTCAGCGGAATCGAGACGAACTGAATCGTATTGGGATTCAGATTCGTGGTCGACCCCTGGTAACCGGTGGTGCTGCCGCTGATAACCCAGGTGCTGGCGTAGGGCCCAACACTCGGGCAATCCCACGTGTTTCCCGTGTAGATGTCGATGTACGGGGTAGCGGGCGGCTGGAAGGCCGAGTTGCAGGAACCGGACAGCGGCGGGTTGCCGTTGTTGTTCGATGGCACAAGCTGCCGGCCAGTGGCGATATAGACCACTGCGCCAGAATTGTGCGAAGTGGCAACAGTGCCCTGAACGCCGCGTCCGACCGAGATGAACGTGCTGTTGATGTTATTGATCGACATCAGTTCGTGGTCGACGTACAGGAACGTGGCGACGGACCCGCTGAAGGGCCCGCCGAGACCGCCCTGCGACTGCGGTTGCGTCGGCTGCGCCACCATGCCGCTGTTGCTTGCGACGCTGATGACGGTAACCGTTTGCTGGTTCCCGTTGGCCGCGGGAATCGCGGCCGTGAGAGTTGTGGTCGTAAGAGCGGCCCCGAAGGCGGAAGCGCTGAGCGCCGCCGCCATCAGAAGAACCGACAGGAGACGGCCCAGTTTGCTGTGGGTAATCATGTTTGTAGTCATTTCTCCTAAAGTGGTTTTCTTTTGTGCGTGCAGCGCTCGTTAGTTCGAGCAGATGCGTGCCGCAAATTCCGGACGGATCGTCTTGACCCCGCCGAGAACGTCGAGCCGCGTGTACTTCTGGTTGTCCTTGATCGAGTAGCCGCGCACCAGGCGAATCGAGATTCCGACTCGCGGGTTCGAGACTTCTTCCGACCACTCCATGCCGCCCGGTAGTTCGAGCTTCACGATCACGAGAGTGAACGCGTCGCGGTGGAACGCCAGATTCTGCGCCGAACTGACGCCGGAGATGTTGCCGAGGTTGGGGTATCCAACGCCGTACACATACACCTGCGCGTTGTTCGCGGGCAGTGCAGTAACGGTCTGGAAGCAACTGGTAACGTCGGCATTCAGATCGGGAGAGATCGGAATCGTCGCAAGACCGGCATTGCTCGACACGACAGGCGCCGTAACGACGAAGCTGCGCAGCGAACCCGTATCGTTGTAGCTGATCGGGTTGACCGAATCGCATCCGCCGAACTGCACGATGTCGCCGGTATTCAGCACCTGGACGCTGTTCGCCCAGCCGGAGGTGGTGATGCTGTTACCGCTCTGATTCGCCGCGTTAACGACGGGCTGAGAGGCAGTGCAGAGTCCAACCGTCTGCCGCTGGATGTTCTGGTCCATCGACCACTTGAATCCAACAGCCTCGCCCATCTTACCGGTCAGGTACTGCTCGCCGATAGTTTTGGGCGGGTTGAAGATGTTGTTGACGAAGCCCAGCACGGCCGCTTCGGAACGCGGGTTGACCAGAAGCGAGGTCATCCGGCCCTTCGGCATGGCGCTGTCCGCCAGAACTACGCCGGCGTCCGTATAGGTCGACAGCGAAGTCGGCAACACCCCGGGAGTGCCCGAGAAGTTGTAGACGGAGGTGTAGAGGTTGAGGATCGCCGTGTCGATCATGTTTGCAATGATCTGAACGGCGGGTTCGACATATCGCTCGCCGAAGCGGTCGATTGTCATGGTGAGGTCCTGGTCCGAGATCTGAAGATCCTGGCCCCAGAGTTGGTTGACAGTTACCGGAACAACCGTTTCGCGGATGCTCTCGGGCTGCATTTGGTCGCCGATGCGACCGCGGAAACGCACAGGAATCAATTGTGTTCCGCGCCGGCTGCTTATGCCTGCGCGCGCCCTTGCGGGCTGCTCATACTTGTCGCATGAGTTCGGACCATGTCACCAGCCGGTTGCCCGGCTGCATCGTACTTCGGAAGCGCTTACTTCCTACTCCCTTGCGGGATGGCCTCTACGGTCCTTCCGCTCATAACGGAAATACCTCGGCGTTGCCGGGTGCCTTGCGGCCCTTCGGGATTCGCCGATTACTCGATGTTCTTCACTGGCCGATTACTCGGTCAGGCCGCTATTCCTTTAGAATGACGGGCATTAAACGTGTCTCTTGTATTCCACTGAGTTCGCTGGACTCAGCGCGGCCCGTCGAAAGGCCAGTACGGATTATCCGCCCAGCTTCCTACGGGAACTGCTGCACCTTTCAGTGCAGGATCGACCATATCACGATCCACATGTTGCTGGTGGACCTCGGGGACTTCGCCGCGCTTGCGGCTACGAGCTTTCGCTCTGGCCTGTGAACCTTCCTGATGCGGACATATCCCGCCATTGCGGGCGCGTCCATGATTGCAGTTTGAACAGAGAAGCCGGTAGCCCGGCGGAAAGCTATTCAAGACGAGCCATGAGTACATCCGGTTGTGGCCCCTCTCGACTCTTTTCTTGTAACTGCCAATCGGTTCTATGTGGTCAACCGTCAAGAACTTCGGCTCGGTTTCGCCGCAACACTCGCACTCGGCGCCATAATAGTCCAGGACCATTTTGACGTGCCGCGCGTTCCGCGCCTTCTCGTATGCCAAGTGCTCATCGTACAAGCTGGGATTCGCTGCGATTCTCGCTTCGCGGCGCTCAATAGCGTACTTCGACATGCACTTTTTGCAGCGCTCTTTACGCATGCCGCCTCCCGGATAGAACGGGCCGCTGCTGCCGCAAAGAACACAGGATCTTTCTTCGGTTTCCACTGAACCATTACATCAGGCTCGGCTGCTGATTGTCCATGATATCCGCAGTATGCGGCTTTAGGAGTTTCCAGCAATTCACCCGATTTGCAAACGGAGATCTCTCTCCGCTGGGGCTTGCCCCGTTAGGGGAACCCAATCTTGTCACCTGGCAGCGCAAACTGTGGATCGACACTTATATTCGATTCCGACCGCCGCCGGAATCCGCCCTTGCGGGCTGCTCACGCTTTCGTCGTGAGGTTAGACCATATCATCGCCCTCATGGGGCGCGGTGCGCTTCGGCTCGCTTGAGCCTACTTCCTTGCGGAATGGTCGTTAGAGGCATCCAGTTGTCCGATTTGAGCGGACAACTGACTTCCTACGGGATTGCCATGGCCTTGCGGCTTTAGGGGTTCCCCGTTTCACACCGTTTGCTGCGGCTGATTGCTCAACCGAGGAGCCCGGCTTACGCCGACTCGCGATTCACGTACTTTGCGGCAGTGAGATTGTTCTCCCAGCGTATTAATGAATCCTGTGCAACCGCGACCGGGTTAATGAGTTCGTTCGCCATTGCTGTAAATTTTCCTTTCGACCAGCTATCTCAGCGGTCGTGTTTTGATTAAGGGTTGGCCCGCCGACGCTTCACAGCTAAAGCGGGACCGTGCGCTGATCAGGCGCTGAATAGGCAGAACGGACGCTGCTAGAGCATCCCGCGCATCTTGCGAACTTCATCGGGGCTGAGCTTGCGCTGCTCGTCGGGCGTCATATCTTCATAACGCTTTTCGTGCTGTGCGCCGCGCGCGCCGATGGGATCGATCGGAGTCGCTTTCTTCTTGCCTGTAGGTTGCGGGGTTTGAGCGACTGGCGGCTTCTGGGCTGCTGCGGGGCGTTGTGGCTGCGGGGAAATACGGGCGGCCGCAGCGTCAACCTCGGGATCGGGCTGTGTCGTCTGCTGCTCGTCGTCTTCTTCGCTGCCGGATGCGGCTCCGCTGGCTGCGTCTTCTTCTGCTGCCAGTTGCTCGATTTTCGCGAGTTCCGTCAGGGCGTTGCGAATCTTGCGGGGATCCTCTGCGACGTTTCCGTCCGTGAGGCCCTTGATTCGTTTCGAGTCGTCGGGATGCTTCGCGAGATACAGTGCGATTCGCGCCGGTTCATCGAACTGATGAATGGCGGAGATCATAGCTGGGTTGACGTTCGGCAGGTTCTCTTCGATGGCTTTCGCGGCATCGGGATGCTTGCCAGACACTTCCTTGACGTTCGTCAGGAAGCGTTTCAACGTCGGATCTTTGGTTGTCGCCAGAACGTCGTCGAAGGACTGCGTGGCGACCTGAGTGTCGGGCTTCGCGGCGGCTGCGGGCTTTTCCGGTTCCGATGCCTTCGGCTTCTTGCTCTCTTCGAGCTTCTGCTGGTAGGTGCGGCGGGCGTCGCCGTAATCGAGCAACGCATCTTCGTATGCCGCTTCGGGATCGGCTGCTTCGAAGAACTCGGCGCGAGTGGGGCGCTTCGGAGCAACGAGTTCGGGGGCGGCGACTTCGGCCTTCGGAGGATTCTTGCGGAGATCTTCGAATTCGGAGGTTGTTTTAGCCTTGAAGTCGGCGAATTCCCGCTCTACCCGTTCAGCGCGCTCGGTCGCGTCTTTGATGGCCTGCTGGTCGCGCTCTTTAGCTTCGCGGCGGCGGTCATTGCGGGACTTCTTTTCCTTTTCTTCCTTTTCGACGCGCTCGGTTTCGAGAGCGGCCTCGGCGGCTTCAGTTTCCGCCTGTTCGGTTGCGGCAGCGTTCGCCTCTTCTTCGGGGGTTGGCTGCGCTTCCTGCACTTCCACCGAACCTACGTTGTACCCAAGGTCGCGCATGACTCCCGCGACCACCTCTGGCGTGTTACCCGGCGATTTCGAGTTAACCACGATCTCGGGCAATTCTGCTACTGGCATGGTTCACCTTCCATCAGCGAAACCTTGCGCCAGCCAGATGCCTCCGGGAGCCAGGTATAGTCGTCCGGTTTTGGGGATACCTTTTCCAGGATGCCGTGGACCAGATAGGCACCACGATCCGCGGTGACAGGGCCAGCGCTTCCAGCCATTGCCATCGAGGCACCGGGATCGGCAATGATCTGCTTGACCGTAAAGGTTTCTCGGCCGATCTCAACCATGTCTCCCACGAATAGCGGAAGATTCGTTACTGCGTGCATTTATTCTCCATCTCTCGCCGCCCGTCAGGACAGCCTCAGAGGTTTGTTACTGAATTCATTGGGCTTGCGCTACTTCGATACGGATCTGGTATGGGAACGGACGACGCTTGCGTGCCGTGCCGCGCTTCGTCAACTTGATCTGCGCCAAAACACGTACCGCGAGCCTTTTGCTGGTCACGAGCTCAGACCACGGTAGCGTGCCGGGCGGTAATTCGATAGGCTGGCATCGGAATGGTCCCTTGCGGGGATCATACCTAGACTCGATTTCATTTGCCAGCACAGCTACGCATGGCGCGAGGAAGCGGGCCTCGATATCGCTAAGTGGCAACCTGCGGTCGGCTTCCCTGATTTCGAGATCTACGGCAACGACGCCTTTTGGGGAGGAACCACCATCGTCCAGATTCGGGAAGCATACGTTATGGGAGCCAATCCCCCTGCGCGATAGTTCGTCTTCTAGGCGGAGCAGTGCGCTCTGAGCGAAACTCAGGGGCGTCACTTCCGGCAGATGGGATACTCTCATAGGTTTAATCTGTATTACAATCGTGGGATGACAAAGCATCCGCATCAACCGCTCGTGACGGTAGATGGCATCCAGAGATTTAAGCAAAACGCCATCGTGAAGTTTCTTCTTGACAACGGCAAGTTCGACATGAACCATCTGGCCGTGTTGCCCTTCACTCGCGAAGACAGGGTCCAGTTCGCTCAACTGATTGGCTACAGCCTATGCGGCTTCGGCGATCTGTCGTATGTGACTGATTCCGACTACGAAGAGGCTGAAGGTGCCGCCGGACCCGGCGCGGCCTGCGGTTGTGCCGCTGGCTGCCCCTGCGGCTGACTTCCCGCTGCGTCTGGATTGGCCGTTTCCTGGCTTGCCGCGAGTTGCGCTTCTCGCTGGCGGAGCGTCTCTGCCACTTCGGACAGTAACGCTTCCGCCCCACTGGATTTCGCCTTGATGAGAGCTTCGAGGATACCCGCAAAGTCTCCGTGGATCGCAGTGCGCTCCTGCGATGCCAGTTTCAGCCGCTCTGCCGCCGTCTTGTCGCTTAGCGCGTTCACCGATTGCGTCAGTTGTTGAATCAACTGCTGCATCTGGTGATTCTGCTGCGTCAACTGCTGGATGGTCGGGCCATCATCGGTCGGGATGTCCGCAGGCCGCAACCGCGCCGCGAGTGCGTCCTGATCCGGGATGTCCAGGTAGCCGACGAGCAGGTCCAGCGCTCGTGACATTGGACCCGGGATGAACTTGATGAGGTCCATCAAGGCCGCCGCGCCTTCCTGCCGGCGGGTTGCATACGATGGTCCCGACTTCATGACAACGTCGTACCGCGCCGCGCCGTGCGTTTGCGCGAGGTCGAAGATACGCTGAGCGCCTTTGTGGAGCGTCATAGCGTTGATCGTTACCGAACGAACGCTCTGGTCCGGGTCGAAGATCGTAATCGCCCGCTCTTCGCTGTAGACGACCGGAATGAGGTCCAGTTCGATCAGCCCAGTACGGCGAATCGACCGCGCCAGGTTGTCGTGGTAGTTGAAGTGGGCGTTGTCGCCCTCTCGCTGTCGCGCAAGAATCGCCCGTCCTGACGCTTCGGCCTGTGGAGCTCCGAGATCGGGCTTGTACGTCTGCGTCATCGCCTCGATGTCGTTTTCGGCATGAGCGATCGCGAGCGTAATGGCCTGTACTTGCGCGTCAGCCGTGTTCAGGCGCTGCGGAGGAGGTACCGGCTTCCCGTTGACCTCAGTAAGGTACGGAAGCACCGCATAGGCCTTGCGGTTGGCATCTGCCCACATGCTCTCGAACTGCCCGAGGGAGCCGATTGCGGCCATTACCGGGGAAATCGGAGCAAGCGCGATAGATTCCGCCTGCTTCGACCGCATGAAGTCGTAAGACAGGTTGGCGTCCATCGCCGGGCGAATCATGCCGCGGACGGTGCGCTTGCCGTTCTTCCAGATCTCGTCGCCGATGACCGGAACGAACGGAATCCACTTACCGGGCCACTCCCACCGGCGGATTACATCCCCGCCGGTCATCTTGCAGCAGAAGATCTTCGTTTCGAAGAGTTCGCGGGTTGCTACCGGCGTGGCATCGTAGAGCTCGGCATCCTCGACGACGCGGCCGCCCTCGAGAAGATGAATCGTCCGCTTCGTGCGTTCTTTGTACCAATACTCGGCGACGCGGATGGCCCCATTCGGGAACCAGTCGCTGCGTATCCGGTCTCCCGTGGCCTCGAAGGTGACGCCGGCACCGAAGTATTCGAGCGTGCGCTCGGCATCTTCGCCGTAGAGTTCCTTGAACGTGTCGCGGTCAATGTCCTCGGTATGGAACAGGAAGTCCATGTCCGAGTAGTCGAATTCGAGGCAGGCCGGGTCGACGTAGATCGAAAACGGATTCGGAATCCGCTTCAGCATCAGCTTCTGCAGGAAGGCTTCCTGCGAAGTGGGATCGTCAGTCTCCCAGTCGAACAGGATTCTCCACCAGCCGCGCCCGATTTTGCAGGCGTGCTCGTACGCCGTCATGAAGACAGTGTCGGAGCCTGAATCGTTGTCGATGTTGCGGAACAGGCCCTGAATGACCTGGGCGGTTTCCTTATCCGCTCCGCCGCCGACCGGTGCTACTTCCGGTTCTGGCGGAGACTGCCGCGCTTCGTTGACGACCTGCTTTACGGCGGGGGTGATGCGGTCGAAGGTGAGGCAGGGGCGGCCAGTGCGCTCGGCGCGCATTGTTTCGTCCCAGTGCTTCAGGCCGTCGGTGAAGTCGAGTTCTTCTTTTGCGTCCCGGCGCCAGTCGTTCTCAGAGGAAACTACCCGGGCGAAGCGCTCGCGGGCTTTCGAAAGGAATTCCTCTTCGGGATCGGCGATAACTTCCGGCTGGCGGGTCGCAGAAACAATGACCAGTCCTTTATCGTTCGTGCGGCTGGTGCGGACAGAAGAGGATTCGCCGTCTCGGATTACCGGCGCAATACTGGCGTCATGGACGGGACGATCCTTGCCCGTGGCCTTCGTGGAGTGTCGGTTCGGTCCCGACGAAAGGGGTTGTGCCATTGTGCTGTGTCGTCGCGACGCTGCACTTTACTGTAAATGTTAGATAGCGTGGTGATTACGTCGAATTCTCTACCATGGTAGACATGGTAGGTTCTCCCAGGCAGGACTTGCACGGCTTTGCGCCACGCTTTGCAATATCACGGCGGATTTGCACGCCACGCATCGTGGTCAGCGCGCCGCACACCTTGCAGCGGACATTCCAGAAACGCCCCGCCCCGCTGCCATGCGCCGGACTGTCCACGATGTAGGTTCCGAACTCGCGACCCATCTCATTCACAACATCCAGGGAATTGAGTCCGAGGTGGTGGTCGCGATTGGTGTTTTTACCGAGGTGCGTTACCGAGAGAGCCATGCTTCGATTACGCTTCCACTTGCGTGGATTCGAGTGCTAATATACGCGATTCCAGAAGTCGTATGGCGGCGCGCAGGGATGTCTCCGTGGGCTTGGCGACCTCGGCTCGCTGCTCCTCTGTCATATCTCCCCAGCGGGTGCCGCGCACCACGGTATCGTTGAGGAATTCCTGGCGAATCGTCGCCTCAGTAGCGCGGCGCTCTTTCTCGGCTTCAGCCCGGCGCGGTTCAAGCATTGCGATTTCCTCGCGCTGCTGGGTGCAAAGCTCGCGCAGTTGCTCGACGTTCTTCTCGGACACTTCAAGGTCTGTAAAGAGTCTCTCGTAGGCGGCCGTGAGTTTGCCGTACTGCTTGTTAAGGAGGGCGATTTCTGCAACGAGTTCGGCCCGGGTGTTCCTGGTCAGAAGATCGTGAAGCCAGCGGGGCGTAAGGTTGATTTTCATGACTTAGAATTGCCGGTCGCCGGGAATTGGCGTTCTGGTTCCGTCGGCGTACACGCGAACATGGTCGGCCCAGCGGTCTACATACGGCTGCCCGGATACGATCAAATCCGCGCGCTCGATGGCGCGTTGGGCCTGACTCAGCACCGCCCAGGCCTGCTTGACTTCCTGACGGGTGGTGATCGGCTCAAGTTCCGCATCGAACTCCGCGAGTGCGGCCTTGTGCTCCTGATCGATCCGCCGCAGCCGCGCCTCTCGCTCACGTTGTAATTCTTCAAGCGTCGGCGGAGGGTTGCGCCACCGCAACCAGAGGATGCGAAGAACCGCGAACAGGCGTCGGATGAGGTCCATCGGTCCCTACCTGGCGATGTGCCAGGCCAGCCGTACCAGCGCGCCAAAGATAGCGCCAGTCGCCACGCACCCGCTGACGCCCATAAGCCAGATCGCCATCCTAATCTTGCACAGCCGCGGAGATCGGAAGCCCGGCATGTGCTCGTTAAAAGCCATGCTGACGTTCGCCCAGAACTGACGCGCGGATTCGTGGGGGATCGCCATCAGCCAGAGAAGCATCGGCCAGTAGGCCAGGATGAAGATCGTCTTGTCGAGCGTGCGGGTCATGCAGCTTTAGCTTCGGACTCCAGGACGGCCAATACGTGCTGCTCAGCGAGCAGAATCACGAGCATATCGTCCTCCAGATCGAGCGATGGGAACCGCTGAATCTGAAGCACTGCATCGCGCCGCCGCTCGTACAGCACCACGTCGCCGACCTTGACCGGCATCGGCGAACGGCTCGGAGCCAGATTGCGCCGGGTCAACTTTCCGCCACATGTGTGGCACTTCGGATTGCTTGCGACAACCTGCTTCGTGTCGCCGCCGACGATCTTGAAGATGGAATCGACGAGGCGCGGCGTGACTTCCTCGCTGGCGCGGCACCAGAACCAGTCCATGCGGTCGCCGGGGCCAACCGCCAGCACTTCGCCTCGATGAACGTAGTCGCCGCCTGACTGATGGATCTGCCGGGCTTGCTGGGCGGACATCGGAATGTGGATGCGGCCCTGCATGTTGGCCGTGCCGAGGCATTTAACTAAAACCTGGTCGCCGAGCAAGCGGATGTCGGAAATTCTCATGCCGTCCATTGTAATACAGGTCAGGCCATCCATGCGCGGGGAGATGCGATTGGGGCGGAAGGACGGAAGTTCGCCTGCTTCGGCTTGACGCGCATCAACGCGCGACCATCGTTCCAGAAATAGCGTGACGAGTCTAAAAGATGATCAGCCTTCTTAACGATCACGCCCTTGTCGTTGCGCCGGTAGATCCTGAATTCCTTGATCCACTTCTGACAGGTGCTGAAGACTTTGAAGCGCCCTTCGTGCATCGCGTCGAGCATGTCCTGTAGCCCGGCGTCAACGCCCTTGCTGGCCGAAGACTTCACGACATGCAGTCCTGCGCGCAGATACATTTCGAGCAACTTCTCGCCGTCGCCTTCGGTCTGATCGGCTGCCTTGTCGATCACGCCGACGATCCAGTCGCCGCGGGCTTTGATCGAAGCCGCATGGACGCCGACAGGCTGCTTCTCGCGCTGGTATTCGTCGTACATGTAGCAGGTCAGGGACTCAGGGTCCTGCGCCCACCAGGTGACCGAAGTGAACGACCAGTGAGGGTCCATGCCGAACCCGCGCGGCCAGTGCGCCGGGATGCCGCCCTTTAGCGGCTCGACGACGATCTCAGATTCCGGAATTGCAAAAATGGCACCTGCGCCCAACTGCGGAATACCCTTTGAGCGAGCATCACGCTGGTATTCGGGGATCGAGGACCACAATTCCTCTCGCGCTTCCTGGGTCAAGTGGGCAGCGGCGTCCTCCCACGAAGCCTGGACGACGTAGCGTTGCCCGAGATAACTGTAAGCCATGTGAGTTTTAGTCGTGCGCCGGGCCCATAAGCGGTCATCATCTGACCGAGAGTTTCAGGCCTGAGAGGTTCCGGAGCCTTACCGCCTGACTGACGACTACCAGAGTGGGATTTTCGTTAAGTGGAGAAGTATGTAAGCGGCCATAAGCGAGAGCGGAGCGGCAATAACAACGGCGACTAACTGCTCTCGGCGACTGAAGATCTTTTTCTTGGGCTCAACCGCGATCCCGTGCATGTCAATCGTATCGCCGTCAATCGCGTGCTGGTACCCAGCCGCCAGCATCTTCGCCTTAATCTCGGCATGCGCCGCCGGGCTGAGTTCCATGACGACGTAGGTATGCGTTGATCTCATTCGGTCACCGGGCTGTACTTGCGCTCGAAGACATCCTTCGGGTTCAGGTAGACGTATCCATCCGCCTGCGTGACTACATAATCGCCGGGAACCGGCACCATTCTGGCGCACATCCCGGCGGACGCGAACATTGACCCTCCGGTGTGCAGGATGAGTCGGTACCCAGATCCATCTGGCGAGTCAACCTTTTCGATTACTTCCGCATCGACGATGACGGGATTTCCCTGATATTTCATGCGACTTTCCTCGCCTTATGCCCGTGCGCGGCCTTAAACACGCCGTTAAAGTGCGCGCCCGCTGATTTAGCGCCGATCAGCGCCTGTACGTCCTCGGGCGGTACGTCGTGGTAGGCATAGGTGCCTTTGTGCAGGAGCTCTACCTGCGCGGTGTTCGTCGCGGGATCGTGCGAAACGGCCTGCACCAGGGAACTATCGAGCGGGGTCCGGGTCATCGCGCCACCGGGGCGTTGACTTTCCAGCTATCCGCGATAGCGCACACCCAGAATTCGCCACGGCTATTGACTATTACCTGGCCGACAGGCTTGCACGCGGGACCAGATAGAGCATATCCGTTCTGAACCCATGGATGATGATTTTCGCATCCTGGACCAGAGCACTGCATGATCCGGCGGGCATCAGGAAAGCGGAATGACATGGCCATCAGCGCGCCGCCGCACTTCACGCACATCTGCGGGATCGTGGTGCCGTACTGTACCGGCTGGGTCACGGCCAAATCCGCGGTAGTCGGATAGTACGGCGCAAGCACCTTGGCCAGGTCGGCATCGTCCATGCCCGGCATAAGGCGCATAAGGGCGAACGTCACCTCTTCCGGAGCCGGATAACGACCAATTTGGAGTGAACCCATGCGAACGAGCGCAGCCTGGACGATCTCCTCGGGCAGCAGAGCGCGGCGAGTGGACAGCGGCTTTGCCGGCACAGACTCCGGCACCGCGGCAACGGCCAGCGGTGCGGCCCCGAACAAGCTGAAGAATGCGCGGCGCTTCATCGTGTTTTCCATGTAATACACTCTACCTCCAAATCCGCGCGGAATCAATGAAGGGAAGAATCGTCAGAGCCCCGTCGGCGGATTTCCCGCCGCTCTATACCGCGCAGATTCAGAGAAAAAAGGCGCTCGCGGCGAACCGTTCGGCCGACAGCCGAAGGAATCCGAGGTAAGGAGGGAAACCCGGATGCTGCGAGCGCCCGGCACCGATGCGCCGATTACCGGCGACTTACCTCGGCACCTGAATCGTCAGAAGGCTATTCGTCTTCCTCGTCGCCTTCGTCATCGGCTTTGGGCGAGTCGTTCTTGCCCATGTCCTTCTTGTCCGCGCCTTCCATCTTACCGGACTTGGTCTTGTCGTCCTTGTTGCCGGGTGCTTTGCCGTTACCGACGAGCATCCCGATGTGCTTCAGCATCTGCCCCTGCGCATCTTCGCCGCCGAAGACGCTCTGTTCGGGTTCGGGCGGTGGCATCCAGCCCATCTCGCCCTTCTTGCCTTCGGGCGCCGGCTTGTGGTGCATGACCGTGAAGCCGTTCGCCGCAGGATGGATCTCGATGCGGGCGAAGTTATGCTTCATCGGTCCCATCTTCGTTGCTGAGGCCGTCACCATTCCGGCGGCCGATTTCGATTTGCTCTCGCGTTCTGCCATTGCTTTTCCTTTGAAATTGGGATGCGGCCTACGCCGGTGGTTGATTCTGCTGGGAAACCGCGTACTGACCCGGGGAGTTGCCGTTGCCATTCGCGGGCGGAGGCGGTGCGCCGGATTTCACGCCTGCGATGCTGTTCGCGATTCCGACCGCGCCGGTGGCCAGAATAGCGACCAGCGTTTCGTCCTTGAGTCCGTGGTAGGTCAGCGCCAGAATCGTCGCGATGACGAGGCTCAGGGCAACCAGTGAAGCGATGATGTTCGCGTGATCTCTCATATTAATGACCTACGACCCAATGCCCGAACCGCGAATACCACGGCCCAGCGCCAGATACCTGCCCGGTATAGACCCACGTCCCGCCGATGCAGTTGTACACGCCCGCATTCTGGATGTAGACCGTCGGCAGCACCGGCAGCGTCGGAGCATTGCAGGCCCCCGAAGGCACTGTCCATGCGTAGTAACTCGGGAAACCGACGTAGACCGTTGCGCCGGCCGCATGCCCCTGCATGTACGAACCCTGACAGCCGCGCTCTACGGGCAATCCGCCGTCGGGCTGGATTGGGCCGTCGATGCACATCGCCTCGCGGTCCACCATGAGGATCTGCGAAGTATGGCCGGATGGATCCCCGATGCCGGAGTTCGAGACCGGAAGTTGCCCGGGCACATAGGCCGCAGTCGAGGTCAGGTAGACGACCAACTGCGGCTGCGTTGCGGACGGCCAGCCGGTCAGGGCCACCTTGAGCGTGGTGGTCGGGAAGACGGCTTGAGCGGCTGCGATCGCGGTGAAGGCGAAAGCGGCAAGGATTGTTCTAACGGAGGTCATTCCAGTTCTGCTCTTTTTCGAGGCGGCGCCATGCTTGCAGCGCCTGCTTCAGTTTGTCCGCGCGAAACACGCCGCGGTTAACGCCGTCCATGTATTCGTTCATCGGATCGACGAAACGGTTCCAGTGGTCGATAAAGGTGAATTGCTCGGGCGCTGCTGCCGGGCGCGACAGGGGGACCAGCAGGGCACCGAGAAGAAGGAGTCTCTTCGTGGTGGGCCTGCTTTCGGGTTAAACCGGGATTTGGGTTTCGGGGACTGCGCCGTCGGGCTTCCAGGGGTTCTTGCGCTCGCGGGCCGCGCGCTTGGCGAGCCAGATGAGAAGGGGTAGGACACCCTTTTACCTCATTCCACGGGGCAGGCGTGATCAAAGTCCATCAGTTGCTTACCGCAGACTTTGCATGTCTGCCACTCTGGCACAACGCCATCGGGCATGAACTGAGCTACGACATCAGTGAGTCCCTTGAGCGGGGTGGAAGTCAACATGAGACAGCCCCCGGTCGTCATAAGCCTCATGAGGCACTCAGTGTAGACATCAAGGGGCGGCTCCTCGTCCAAAAGTATTCCCTGCCTCGCAACGCCCTCGAAGGCGGGCTGGCCAGCTTCGAAGGAGCGAAACCCCAACTCGCTGCGCTTGCCGCTCACATGCCTTATCCAGGCCGTCTTAATTGCGCCCCTGATCTGCGCGTGGAACTCAACGCCCGCGATATCGGCAGCCGGGATCATCCCTGTCCCCATTCCGATTACGTCCTCGCCGACCGATGTATCCTTTTCAAGACGACCGAGCAATTCAGCCTGGAGAATGTTCTTGGTGGTCTCATTGGTGGTGCCGCATGCCCAGTAGAGTCCAGCGGTGTCGAACCTTCTACCGGGCCACCAATCCGGGTACCGGCCCGTGAGGTGTAACGTGAGTTCAAAACTACCGGCAATAGTTTTCCCCGTGCGATTGCCGGCCGAGAAGCAGCGGGCACGGTAATACTTCCCCGCGCGGAAGAACGCCATATGGCGCGGGTAGAGTTCCCGACGGTGCGGTCCCGTCGCATTGAAGAATGTCTCTATCCGGTTTAGGCTCCGCCGCTTCCGCTCATCCTCAACCCCCTTCAATTCCCGATCGATCTCAGCTAGCGCATCGACGGGACTAATTACAGCGGCGGGGTCGCTCCAGTGGGCCTGAGACATTCGTCTTCTTCGTCTTCGTAGGAATCGACATGCCGCGGCAGAGCGCGGAAGTGAGCGAGTTGCTCGCGAATCAGGCGCGCAGTCTCGGGACCGCCCTTGTTACCGAAGGGCGAAGCGGCCAGCAGGCTGGCGATGAACAGGAGTTCCTGCTGCGTCTTCGCGAGGCCGAGCAGGTGATTCATATACCTCGAACGATGTAGTGGCCGCGTCCGCTATGCGCGTAGAGCATGGCGACCATTTCGGAGAATGTAACGAATTTCTCGTCGCCGCCCCAGAAACTCATAAAGAACCGTCTCCGCTTGCGCCAGATTGACTCCGGGACGAAGAATTGCTCCATTTACGCTCCGGTATGAATCCCGGCGCCAGAGAATCCCATTGCTCGCGCGCTCTTTTCGAACGCTTCGGAGCCCTTCAGTTTCGCTTGTGTAGCGAGATGCGCGAGGCGCTCGGCATGGTAGAGGGCTTTCCAGTCGAAGCCCTGCTCGATCACGTCGGGAGCGGGATCGGTCGGAGTATCGGGGATTCCGGCGGTGATTACTGGTTCTGCGGACTTCGTCACGGCTTCCTGCGCCGGAATGGGCTGCAAAGCGAAGGGATCGTTTACGACGACCGCACCTGCAGGCGCTTCGGCTGTCGTGTCAACGACGTTCGTCTCAATACGCCGGAGCATCGCTTCGGCCTGTGCCATCGGGTCCAACTGCTGGGTTGTATCGAGATTACCGCTCGTCGCCGGCGCGTCCGTGGCAGCCATGCCGCCGATGATTTCGTTGTCCATGTTCGTGTCCTTAGTGCTTCAGAATCGCGGCCTGCGCCATGTTGCTGGCTCTCAGAATACGTGATTCCGAGTCACGCTCCTCTATGTCGGCAGAGTACCCAGTGGCGACGATCTTCAGGAAGTCTTTGTGCGTCGGGTCGACGCCGTTTTCGACGGCCCAATCCCGATCCGCCAGCGTCCGCAGGAACTTAATGGCGTAGGAGTGATCCATGAAGTTCCGCATCGGCGAATGCTGCGGGTCTTCCCCGAAACCGACCAGCGTGTCATTCGCCTGGGCGATTTTCATTCCATCCGAAGCCCTATAAAGTGACGCCGTCGGCATTGGGAAGTCCGGTCGGTTCGGGACCGCCTGGTGCCCGTGGGTCATGATGTGGGTCGTGCGAGGCATGCCGATGATTGTATTACACCTGATGGGGCGGAATCAACTCCGGCGACGCAGGGCCATTCGAGGACGAAGAAGATACCGCAACGGCACACGCCTTCACGGGTCTCGGACTCAATCTGTGCGCCGCATGTGCAAGTTGCGGTGTAGATGGCATGTGGACGCATCTTACAGGCCCGCGTGGATATCGCACGCTTTTGCGGGCGTAAGCCGTGTGACGCACGGCCCGATGCACTTGCATTTATCCTTCCGGCAATAACCGCGCACGCACCATGTCGACATCGCCTCTTTGTCCGGCGGCTCGTCGACACGCCCCTTACACTTCATCGCCACGTTGCAGTGGCAGGGGTGCTCATTGCCTACGTAGTTATTGCACGTCGGGCCGTCGGCCGGTGCTTCAGGTGGTGGCGCGTCCTGACGCTCCTGCGCGAACAGGGCCAGCGCAAGTACGAAGCAGAAGATAGCCGGAAGTCTTTTCATGCCGCCTCCAGAAGTTCTGCCTGCTTCGGCTGCACAGGCTTTGGTCGCGGCGCGGGCAGGTGAAGATTCAGCCGCAATGCCGCGAGCGCCAGGGCGGCTACGCGCGGGTCGAAGGTGAAGTGCGCGGTGGAGCGGGAGACGCCGGTCATGCGGAAGCCTCCAGCGGAAGCGGTTGCTGTGCCAGGCGGCGCTCGGCGATGGCAATGTAATCCGGATTCAACTCAATGCCCACCGCGTTGCGGCCATTCTCGGTCGCCACCAGCGCCGTTGTGCCTGCACCGCTGAAAGGATCGAGCACTGTGCCGCCAGCGGGGCAACCCGCGAGAATACAGGGCAGAATTAGCGCAGGCGGAAAGGTGGCGAAGTGGGCTTCGGGGAATGGATCGCCGTTTACGGTCCACACGTCGCGCCTGTTGCGGGTTTCTGATTCTACGCGCTCTTTATCGCTCGACCGTCCAAGTTGGCGAATGGCGGTCTTGCCTGCATTGAAAAGCGAACCGGCAGCGCCGCGCACGGCAGGCTCTGCGATTGCCTGCATGTCGCAGTGGTACTTCTCTGACTTTGCCAGAAGAAAAATGTATTCATGGCTCCGCGTCGGCCGATCTGTGACGCTCTCGGGCATCGGCGCGGGCTTCGCCCAAATGATGTCTGATCGCAGCCACCAGCCAGAGTCCTGAAGGGCGAAGGCAACGCGCCACGGAATTCCAACGAGGTCTTTTGGCTTCAGGCCATCAGGTACGCCGCGCTGCCGAAACTCTTCGCCCTTGAACTTCTGGCCCCCAGTGAAGCCGTCCACCCCGTTACGGTCGCCATCCGCGCGCCCCATCTTGCCACCACTGAAAGAGTCGCCGAGGTTCAGCCACAGTGTCCCGTCGCTGCGGAGCACCCGGCGCACTTCGCTGAATACCTCGACCATCTTCGCGACGTATTCCTGTGGCGTCGCTTCGAGCCCGATCTGCCCTTCAACGCCGTAATCCCGCAGTCCCCAATATGGCGGCGAGGTCACACAGCAATAGATACTCTCGTCTGGCATCTCGCGAAGCCGTTCGATTACATCGCCCTGCCTGAACTCGTGACTTACCGACATTGGCCAATTGTAATACACAACAGGCCGATTCATGGTACAAATATTTCATGCCCAAGAACTCCACGACGGTAATCCTTCGCATGGAAGACGCGCTGCACGAAAAAGTGCTGAACTACGCGACAGAGAAAACCGAAGGCAACGCGTCGCTCGCAATCCGCAACATCCTCCGGCGCTTCTTTCACCTGAAGGAGGGCAAGTAGGTGTCCGCTGAGCTCTCTTCTGTCCTTCGGAACATCGTCGGTAAAGCTGCGAGGGTGCCGATCGGCGATTCAGGCGAGGTTGCCCGGCTGCGCAAGCGCTACGAAAACGCCTCGCATGTCGAAGTCGTTCTGGTGGACTGCTCTCACTCCATGGCGGACGAAATCGGGTCGCTCGACATCCGCAAGATCGAACACGCGCGGATCGCGCTGAAGGACCTGATCGAGTTCCGCCCGAAGACGATCATCATCGCGTTCGGTTCCTACGCGAAGACGCTGCGCGGGCCGGAAGACATCCCGGACTGGTTCCACCTGATGGGCAGCACGAACCTGACGGCGGCTCTTGAAGAGGCCGCGAAGTTGAAGCCGCGGCGAACGGTGATTATCTCCGACGGGTTGCCGGACAACGCCGATACTCCGGCAGAGATGGTCGAACAGATGACAGGCCGTATCGACTGCGTGTACTGCGGGCCCGACGGACATCCGGCAGTTGCCTACCTGCAGAGCCTTGCGCGAAAGGGCGGCGGCGAACAGATGACGTTCGACGGCTGCAAAGAACTCAGTCCTATGATTCGGGGGCTGCTGGCATGAAGACCTTCCTGGCGCTCTCTTTCCTGGTCTCCGGCGCTATGTGCGGCTGTTTCAGCCAATATCTCGAACGGACGCGACTCGGCCGCAAGACATGTCCGATGTGGTTCGCCGCAATCCTGAGCTTCGCCTGCCCCTTCTTCGGATTTATGGCGGTGATTTACGAGGCAATCGTAAGCCGAAAGCGCTAATGGACCTCGGCCTCTCCCAACTCTCGGACGATCAGCTCGTCAACCTGCTCGACGAAGCCGTTGTCGAGTTGCTTTCCCGCGATAACACCGTGCAGAAAGTCGCCCAGCAAGGCATCCTCGGCATCGCCGAGAAGCAGAAGGCGTTCATGGAACTCGCTCGCAATGCCGTTGCCGACGCGGAGCGCATCTACATCGAAAGCATTCGGCAGGATGTACGCGCCGAAGTGATGAAGGCCGTTGCCTCGGGCGAGATCAACATCGGGAAGAACGTGGGTTCGGATACGGAAGCGAGAGTGATCGTCGAAGTGACGAAAGAGCAAATCGCCGCGATCAAGGCCGATCTGGCGCGCGATCCCGATAAGTCTTCGTTCCAGATCACCTACAACGGCCGTACTCGGGAACTGGTCGCCAATTACCACTCCGCCGGCCAGAACTGGGACGCGAAGCGCAACCTGACGATGGCACCGAATCTGATGGAGTCGGTCCGCAGGGCTGTGCTCGGAGCGTTCGGGATTCCTACGGAATAGCGGGTGTCACCGGGACAATATCGTCGAAGAACCATTTGAAGGTTCCGTCGAAGGAAGGGCGGCTGCGGTTCCACTGCTCCGCTATGAACGGGTCGAACATGCCGCGCATCTTCCGCACCCGGTAAGCGATTCGCACCTGCCAGACCATCGTGTCCGTCATGATGTCGTAATAGCGCTCGACATTCATCACGAAGCCGGTCGCCTGATCGCGCTGGCGTTCCGAAATGTCGTAAGCGCCGGGCAGCCCCAGTTCTTCAAACGACGCCACGCCGGTTCCAATGCGTTCGGCTAGAACCGAAGCAATCTCCCTCGCCGATGTGGCACAGAATTTATCTATGAAGTTATCGATGGTGAGCGCCAGGTCCTGATTGGCTATCGGCGGCAACTCCCAGCGCAGGAGGTGCGCCTCGCCATCCGGAGCGCCCGCCGACATCCTGACGCCGCGCAGTTTGAGTTCCTGCAGGATCAGCCAGGTGAGAGCCTGCGCGATGATCGCGCCATCAATGAGCTTGTTCGCCACGCGGCCTCACACGTACTCGTGGGTGAAGGTTATCGAGTCTGCTGCTCTGATTGCGTCGAATGAAAGCCAACCACGCTCCTGCAGTCGATACGCCGTAGTGGCGGCATACCGGCCCGGTCCAGTCACGCGCACGTAAACGCAGACCCCGATGGGAGATTCTGCCAGATCACCACCGCGCGGTCTCACTGGAACCAGCGCTATCAGCGACCCATGTCCGCGTATCCGGCGCAGAATTGAGTCGACGAAGAACTCAGCGGTTTCACGGCAGGCCGCGGAATCCAGAATCAGGTCCGCCTCGATAACGTGAGGCTCCGACATCGTTTCGTCGATGATGTTGATGTACTGGAAATTTAGGACGTGATCGATCTTGCGGTAGGAACGATGAACAGTAATGCCGAGTTCATTCAGCATCTCGCCGAAGTACTGCGCGATGTAGCGAGCACAATCCATTGCGAGAGTCGAATGGGCCGAGTTGAACAGCATCGGTCGTCGGATATTGATCGTCTGGCCGATCTTCGAGCCCGGCGGGGCGAAGCCTGGAGCGGCAGGGAAGTTTGAGGGCAACGCGAGATGTCCTTGCCACATCGCGTTGATCAGGTTGATTGCCGCGTTGAGCTGATCCTGAGTCGGCGCCTGTATCGGAGGAAGCGGAACGCTCTTCGTATTGCTCATGCCGGAAATTGTACTACCTTTCCGGGCGGAAGCGAAGCACGAAAGCCGTAGAGCAGAATCAGTTCCTGCGCAGTCAGCCGCTCGGCAAGCGGGAAGACCTTCGGAGTGACGGGTTCCGGTTCAGCCGGAAACGCCGGCGGGTCGAACGAACCCAGATCCCTCGCCAGCCACTTGCCCGCGTTCGCCATAAAAGCATTCTACCCCGCAGTAGCTGACTTCGTAAGCGCCTTCTGCGGCGGAGCCAGCAGAGCGAGAACATGCGCACGAACAAAATCCCGCTCGTCTGCCGGCAGATGTTCGATGTGGGCAGCGAGCAAGCGAGACATCTCGTCGATCTTCCGCATTCGCCCGTCGAGTTCAGCGTCGCTCATGGAAGTTCTCTGGGAGTGCAGAAAGCGGCGGAACATTCTCATACCGCATATCGAGGCCTGCCGTTCAGCATCGTGTCGAGTTCGCCAAGCGTAAGGTGCTCAAGTGGAGAATCGCATCCCAGACTAATGCCACGCCCGGCCGCCTGCTTGAGCAGTCCGTAGATATCTTCGATGGAATAGAGCCCGGACGGATCCGAGATCACCCAAAGCGTCTCGGCATTTATCCGCTGTGCCTGTGTCGGCGTGTGGTTCACGGCTGCGCCGCCTTCTTCTTCGTCCCGGCCTCCCGCGTCAGATGCTTCAGTTCCTCCGCGAGCCGGTCGTACTGATCCTCGGAGATCTCAATCTCGACGCCGTCACGTATCTGGATGAACCACCCTCCTGCTTTCAGCCAGAGCAGCGCGCTCGCAAGGCGAACACCGGAGAGTTCGATTTGCGTTCGTTCGGTGGTGCGGCCAAATATTTTCATGAACTCAGTGTAATACAAAGTTCGAGAATTATCGGGTTTGTTTTTCCCGCCCTGAACGGAGCCTGACTACTCCCAGACCGCGCAGCCAAAGCCCGGTATACCCCCTAGTGGGTGGGGTCGACCCGGCTGGGGTTCAGGCCACCGCTCGAGGGTGCCGCTCGAGGTTGGCCGGCGTCTCGGCTGCTGGTCGCTGCGGTCGATCACCTACCGCGGCGCTGCATCCACGCAGCAGCAGGAACCCGATGGTGATAGCGGCGAGCGTGAGCAGGTCGACAGGTCGATATGATCTCCGCTGGCGTCGCATCGCTGAGGACTCTCGCTCGCTCAATTGCTGCCGGTGCGGTAGAGCGCCTCGCGGCGGCCGAGGCCAACGGCCCATTGCTCGATAGCCGGCAGGCTGGCGAGCTCGACGCCATCGACAGTGACGGCCGCATTGTCTGCTTTGCCGCGCTGCAAAGCTGTGCCGAGGTCGCAGAGGGCCGATAGGCGGCGCAACTCGATCTGATTGAGAATAGGACGGTTAGCGGACATTTTGAGGGGTGCTGAGGGTTCAGGAAGGCCGCGGCGATGCGTTGGCGGGGCTGTATTCGCTTCCCAATTGGTGAAATTAGCACTATTCAGCGCCAGAAGCCGATTTCGCCGATTGGCACTAACTATATGTACTTGCACCAACAGAAACTATTTTCGATAATCTCAATTGGTGATATTGACTAAATTAACCAATTGGCGTTATGATCGGGATGCGGTGGAAAGGACCGCAACCGAGATGAGATCACAGCAGAGCAGGGCACATGAGGCGCTGATCCGGCGCATCTTAGCTGACCACGGCATTAGAATCCTAGGCGAACGCCCCTATAGCATCGGAGTGGCTGATGTCGTCATTGCCGCTAACGGCAAGATCCACACGCACGCGAAGCGCTTTAACGCGGGCGCGACCATTCAGGAGGTGTACGAATGGCTCGGCTATTAAGCAAGCGCAACATCAAATATCTGACCGACGAGGAGCTTAACCGGCTCTTCGCGGTCATCGAAGCGCCGCGGGATCGCGCAATCTTCCGGCTGGCCTATCACCGCGGGTTGCGTGCATCCGAGGTTGGATTGCTACAGATGGGTGACTATAGGCCGGCTGTCGGGCGCCTGTATGTCCACCGGCTGAAGTGCGGAGCCGTTGACACCAGCGGGGAATATATCCTCACCGAGGCCGAAACGAAATCGTTGCGCGCCTGGTTGCGGGAGCGTGGCGAAGCAGAGGGCCCGATCTTCCTGTCTCGCTTCCGACAGCCGATCAGCCAGCAAATGCTGGATGTGCTGATGAAGCGGTATTGTGCGGCCGCTCGAATCCAGCCGGATAAGGCACACTTCCACGCGCTGCGGCACAGCTGTGCAACCTCGCTACTCGAACATGGCGAGGACATTGCGGATGTGCAGGATCACCTTGGACACGCGAATATTGCCAATACTGCGATCTACGCGAAGATCACGAACAAGCGCCGCGACAGCACCGGCAAGCGCTTGAAGGGGTGGAAATGATCTTCAATCCGAAGAACTTCAGGGTGTTGGGTGGCGACTCCGTACCGCCTTCTGGCATCCGCAACAACGCCAAAATGACACTAATCCTCGTCACGGTCAACGGTGACGCGGAATACGCGCACGACCGAACAGGCAAGGATGCAATCGTGAAGAGGGCCGAACTGGACGATCTTCTGTTACTCGCCTGGACCGGCAACTGGAAAACCGATATCTTCGTGCTATCTGGCGATGATCTCGCGAAACACTACGATCCGAAGAAGTAAGACCCATAACATTGACAGCCCGGCTTCGGTCGGGCTTTTTTATTGCCGCGGGACTGAAAGACCCTCGCGGTAGTCCGGCTCCGCGTCCACGTGGGGACGGGGAATTGCTGTCCGGCTTTGACGCACGAAGCATAGCACGTCCGATTCGGACTATGCAAATGGGTCAATTCGTTCCGGTGTGGCTTATTCGATACAGAAAGTGTTCAAAGTGTGGCTTTTGAACCACACATCGCGCGTGCGCGACAGATTGCAATGTGTGAGGGCGGACGGTGCCGTGGGGCGCGAACACGAAGGGCTTTGCTGTTCGGCCCAAAGTCCCAAGAGTGCGTGAAGGACAAGGACAATAATCCGTGCTGTACAATACAGGACAGGATGTTGCTCTTACTCCACAGGCCAGACGGTACCGTGAGCGCAAAGTGCTCATGCTGCGGGCGGCTGCACGAGATCACACCGTTCGGTGTTGAGTGCATCGCGAAGCGCTGGCGCGAGGGAATCACGAACCAAGGTTCAACCTGCCTGCCCTGTCGACGGGCCGGGGACGCGCAAATGAAGCGGCTGGAGCGGACCCGCGGATGACGCGCAAAGAGCGTAAATCCACGTCTGAAGGTTTTAAGTCTGTACGTGAGCGGAAATTCCGAACACAGGTACCCCCCGAAGGTGTACGGAAATTCCGAACACGCCAATACGGCAAAGTGCCGGCTTCGGTAGCCCGCGACAAGAGCCTGAGTCCTGCCGCGCGGCTCGTCTACGTAGAGCTTGTCCAGTGGCAATTCGGCAAGTCCAACCAGGTGCAACGGGGTATTCGCGCGATCGCCGAAGCGCTGGGCTTGAGCGTTGAAACAGTGCAATCCGGCCTGAAGGATCTCGCGAAAGCGGATCACATCAAAGCGATCAGTAAAGGTCACCAGCGCGGCAAATATATCCTCCTTTCGCCTGTGTTCGGCACGGCGACCGACCTCGAACACCCAGAGGTCAGGAACGTTGCGCTACAAGACGGCCACCTGTACAGGGACCTCATGACAAAAGCACCCGTTAGCGCACCACGCTCCAGCCGCCGCACTGCGTAAGCTAACGCTATATAAAGATAGCTACTTGCAGTTAGACCTCCGCATCGTCCGTCAAACCGCTTGCGTATTACATCGTATAGCGTTATCATCCGTATAAATCCTATGAAAAAAGCGTTGAATCTCGGATTTCCCCGATTGTGCGGACCCGAGCGCAAGGCTCATAATCACAACAGATCAGCCGTTCAGGGCGAGCCGAGGCTTCTGCGAGAGCGAGTGCGCAGTGTTTCCGGCGGGATTCGGGCGGCTGGTCGAAAAATCATGGAGGCAACACACATGACATATGAAAAATACTTGGCAGACGGCTTCATTCACTGCCAAGTGCTCCAGCGCTTGGCGCTGGATAAAGCGCTCGCGCTGCGCGGCAAGAGTGCGGCGATTCAGGTTTTGGTAGCTCGCTACAATGTGGCCGCCACAAACTATCGTGTGGCCCACAATCGGTCAAATAGCGGCTATGAGACGCCAGAGACGGCGGCGCTCAAACAGGGTGCGCTGGAAATCTACAGCCAGATCAGCGGTCATCAGGACGTAAAAATTCAGGATGCCAGCGCCACGGTCGTCGGCGAGAACGCTATGGCCACCTACATTTCGCCGCGTGAGGCAAAGGCAAAGAGAGCTACAGCGACCGCTTTTCGGCGCTGGGAACGGAGTGAGGCATGAGCGAATTTGTAGTGTACGCTCTGACCGCGAACGGGAGGCAAATTCAGGAGACCGAAATCGGAGGCAGGACCCTGTACCGAGTCCAACCCAAAGACGATAATTACTGGCTGTGGTGTCGCACCCCTCACGCCGCGCTCCAGGCGTTCTATGCGCCACAGCGTTTTCGCGCTGCCTCTGATCGCCTTGCGGCGTGGGTAGAGAAGCAGAAAGATGTATACTGATCTCGTTCGGCGGCCCTATGAAAGCTACGTTTCTTCCCCGGACATTACGGCGAGCTTTAACTTTCCTCCGCGAATAGCGGAGGCCCCTTTGCCACAAGGAGCGCGATAAATGTCGCGCTCTACCGTTTCCACCTTTCAACTCTTCGAACGCTTCCCGGATGAACCAACGGCCCGCGTGTACCGGAGAAAGCGTTCGTGGCGGGCTGGAAGAAATCGCAGGGTCGCGGGTTTTCTTTCGGTCATGCGCATGGTGTGTCCGGAGCGACAATCGAATGGCAGGCGTAGCGAAGAGAAGCAAGGAGGTGCCTATGCACTCAGCCCGGTAAAGACGGCCACAACGAAGCCGGGAAACGGAGCTTCCCGGTATGGTGACAAGCAATCGGCGTCCACGTCGCGTCACCGGGTAATGCTGACGATTGCAGGATCGTACCAACGATAGGAGAAAACGAAATGGAAACGAAGACATTTGAAAACGTGACGATGTACCGAACCGGAGAGTTCCTCGGCGGCATCCATAAGCTCGACTGCAAGAGCATCGAAGTTACGTTCGATGTGAAGTACGCGCAGTATAATGACGCGGTGCAGGTGAAGTACATGGAGAAAGGCAAGCGCACACTGCGCGGCTTCGTTCTCTCCGGCGCTTCACGCTGGCTCCGGGTGTGCCCGCAAGCGCAGGCCATCGAGCCGGACCCGTCGATGATCCCCTCGGAGAGCAGCACGCCGGGGATGACCTGCAAGGTTTCCCGATACACGTCCTGCGATCCGCGATATGAGACGGACTTCGAAGACAAGGCGGAAGCGGCCGGCGTTAACTGGCTGGTGGCTATCGGGGCCGGTGATCGCGAGGGCGCGCACCTAGAGCGGTGCTTGGCTATGGATCGGCATCCCGCCGGTAAAGTGACGCCGGAGCGCGGCGGTTTTCGCATCGCGCAGACACACGATCCGCTTACCGGGGAGGATCTGTAATGAGTACCGGAATCGTAAACGCCTTCTGCGGGGTCATGGGAGCACGTGACAATCCCCGCGACGAATCGCCGGTCGAAGACCCGCACGGCTTCATGGCGGATATTCCACTCAGCCTTGCGATCTCCGCGCACTCCGGTACCAGTTTCAGCCCGGAGAAACGCGGCGAACAGGTCCGCTCTGGTTACGTGCTGGAGTTGACCGGCCTGTATGATGTACTGCTGAGCCACGCCGATACACCGGAGAAACTGGCAACGCTCGATGAGGAGTTTACGCGGCTTCGCGCAGGCTATCGTAAGCGGTATGCGGCTTATCTCAGCAGCCAGAGCCGCACGTACTCAACGATGATCGCGGGACCATCGAACTTCCCGGCTCGCCGGATGGAAAAGCGTAACCGCGTAGTCGATGCGAGACGAACGGAGCTTATCGAGTTTCTGCCGCGGGCCAAAGACGCCATTCTGAAAGCGCTGCATCCAGAATGGCGTCCGATCATGGCGGGAGATGCTAACGCTACGGAGCGACTGGAAGATAAGATTGCGAAGGC